ATACTAGCTGTACGAGTAGCTAATCCTATTCCCATTGTACTCCAACCAACCCTATATGCAAAATAAGAAGATGCGTTATTTGATGTTTGCCCCTTTATTTTAAAAGTCATTACATAATCATGTTCAAGTATTAAAGCATAATCATCTAAATATAATCTCATTCCACCTCACATAGTCCTTCCTGCTGGTGTTGGATAAATAAGATTTGCTGGTCTATAAATTCTATAACCATCGGTAGTTAATGTGACTAAGCAATTTGATTGTGTGTAAGAAGATAATCCATCTTCAAAAACTTGATTATTTATTGCATCATCTAATAACTGAGCTTTATTTTCATACTCATAAATTTCATTTATAAAAAAATTCCCTTGATTATCTAAACTTGCTTTACTTTTATATAAATTTGATATATCAGTCGAAGATAATGCTGTAGAATATATCCTTACGTCATCTAAATCTGCATCTATTCCTCAAGTAGTATTAGCGTAAGCGCCAATACCTAAATCTTCAGTATATCCACTTGGAGTACCACTATAAGAAAAGTTTAATTTTAAAATATTATCTATATATAATTTAGCTGATGATATCCCATCATGAGTAGCAACTACATGATTTCATACACCTATTGTAAGACCTGATGTAGATGATTGAGATTGAGTTGGATTCCATAACCTATAATAAATTGAAGTACCATTAGTATAAAGTTCTATTTGACCACCTTTTCTAAAAATGGCGCCAGTTGCTGCAGAATTTGTTCTAATCCAAAAAGATATTGTAAAAGGTAAATTAACTCCTATTCTTGGTAATACAGAAGCTCCAAGTGAAATAACTTTACTGCCTGATGAACTTCCTCCGATACCATTAAAATACAAAGTATTACTTCCTGTTTTTGAATCTGATATTGTCACAGGGCTTGTACTTACTGCAACTGTTCCATTATTTCCATAAGGACTGATATCTTGTATTCCTATATTTCTAGTTGTTTCTGTATAAGAAGAAGCATATTCTCCTATTTCTCATTGTGCTCCTGCTCAAACAAAATACCCAGCAAAACTACCATCAATTACTCCATTTTTATAAGGATAAAAATATCCAGTCATATTACCATCAGATATAGCCTTTCTAGAAACTTTTTGTCAAGTTCCTTTTTTAGTCATATCATATAAATAGGTAAAATTAGCATCAGCCTCACTTCCTGTTTCTCCTTCTATTGTTACTCTAGAAGCATCTATATCACAATCTTCTGAAACTAATAACCATGCAGAGTAAGTTCCGTACTCTCCAGAAGCTGCTCCAGTAAAAGACATTCCCATGTACCCATAAGAATTACCACTTCAAGTAGAACTTAAAGCACCAGTTGTAAATTTATATGCTCTGGTATCTTTACCTATTAATTCATATGGTAAAAAACCCGTCCAATCTTCTCTCGGTGTTCTAAGATTAGAAGCGCTAGCCATATCTCCATAATAATTTGTTGTAGCTTGTTCTTCAGGATTATTAAAATTATAATGTAAAACTTTTGCTTGCGCAATCAAATATATCTGTTTATCTGAAAGAACTTCATCATAAACTCTCACATCATTTAATTTTCCCTGATAGTTTCATTCAGGTGCAGATGAATCATCTGTACCTATATTCAATCCTCCAGTCCCGCCTGTTTTATCTCAAATGGTGCTGGTTTTAAATATTCCATTTACATAAATTTTTACGAATCCATTTATTCTATCAAAAACTCCAGTTATATGATTCCACTGATTCACTAACCCTGTTGATTGAGCTGAAACAGTAGGGTTATTATTTACTGAAGCTATTGCAGTAGTACCGTTTATATATATACTTATACCAGTATAAACGGGAGGATTGAGACCTATAATCTGACCACTTGTTGCTTGTGATGCTCAACCCATAAGGGTGTAGGATTTATCCACTGTCGTAGTAATTGGTGTGCTTATATATAAAGCCGCGTTACTATGCACATAACTATATAAATTATTTATTAAATAAGATGTACCTATTTTTCCAGTTTCACCTGAAGTACAACTATGATTTGTTGCATGGTTATTATTGCCACTTATATCGTTTGTATTTCCATCTAATGGCCAATGTGCTATTAAACTCATTTTTTCACCTTCCTTCAGAAGTAAAGAAAATACTTCTATTTTTTTCTTCTGCCTTTCATTAACGAAGGCGGCGATACGATAAATATTATGCGCATCGCCGCTTTAGTTAATGGGGGAGTTAGATTCCCACCATTTTTAACTAAATATAAAATCTAAACTTAATGTTGTTGTATTATATTTCATTTGTACTGCGCCTGTTATAAACCCATTCACTCCAGCTGTTATTCCACCACTTGCATCTCTATAGGGTATAGTACTTGCAGTACCAGCTACAACCGCATTAGATGTAACCGTGAATGTTGTTGCACTACTTTGATTTGCTGTAAATGTGTCTGAACCAGAAAGTCCCAACCCCGATACATTCATAGTTAAAGTAGCATTATTAACAATTGGTAATTCAGTATACTTTGCTACTCGAACGGCCGCATTATTATCATCACCGTATCATAGTAAATCTTGAGTAACTCCAAGCTCACCATGTAATAGTGAGCCTGCTGTATTACTATCTGTTTTTCTTTGTATTTTTATTGTTGCCATATTATTTCCCCCTTATGACCAAGTTCCGCCATCAATAGTTCCTTCTATAATGTTTGCTGTGAATGAACCTGACCATGTTAATTGACTCGTTCCTGCAGCTGGTGTAGCATCTGAGCTTAAATTGCCAGAAACTGCTGCTACGAATCTTTTATATGAACCAGCAGTTATTGAACCATCTAAGATATCATTTCCTAATGTGAATACTGTTGGTATTGTTGGGAATGTTGTCCATACTGGCTCTGCAATGAGTCCAGCTCCTGCTAAATATTTACCACTTGTTCCTCCTATGCCTGGTGCATAGAATGTTGGTGATGCATTAAGGATATTATTCATTGTTATAGCGTTTGCTGTATACCCACTTGGGTTAGTTGCATTATATGGTGTGAAACCTAACGCACCAGTAATATCAGCGCTTGCCAATGTTAATGCATGGCTGTGCGTTCCTGTAGCAACTGCATTTGTTGTAGAACCTGTTACCGTGCTTGGTGTACCCATAGTAATTGTTCCACTAGTTGTGAATGTAGTGAAGTCCATACCATCTCCGAATGCTACTTGAGTTACTGTACCTGTTGTTGAACTAGTTCCTGCTCCGATTGCTGCTCTAAACAATGCTTTTGTATATGTTGTTATAGTATTGTTATCATTAATACCAATGAAACTTTCCACAGAAACATTAGTTAATTTAAGTAAATTATAACCTACTGTAGTCGCACCATGGACTGCTGTAGTTGTATTTTGTGAATGTGTATATGCTGTATCTCATTCTGTTTGTGTTACTGCTGCTGCTGAGATTAAACCACTTAATTTTGTTGCATCTAATGTTGAAGCTGCAGTTAAGTAGGTTTGTAAATCTGAAATATCGTCTTCTGTTATTGCTCTAAAATCTGGTATACTTGCGGATGTTCCTGCCATAAGTGCGTGTCTTGCTGTTTTAGCCGCATAAGGATTCTTTGTATCTCCGTAACTATCTGATAAACTAATAACTGGTGCTGTAGTCCCACTTGACACGACTGGACTTGTTGCAGTTACTCCGGTTACTGTACCTTGGGGTATATCCGGAAATGTTGTTCATACAGGCGCTGTAGTAGTTCCTGCAGAAGCTAAATAACTTCCTGACGCCACTGCTGTACGTCTGGATAAAGTAGTTGCTGTACTTGCGTATAACAAGTCACCAACAACATAAGAACCTTGTCCTGTACCACCATAACCTGCTGCTATTGTACTTGCAGTTCAAGTACCGGCTGTAAGTGTTCCAACACTTACTATAGACGTATTACCAGCTCAAGTAGTTGATGATTCGTCGGCCATCGTTCCTAAACCTAAATCTATTTTTACATTCGCATAGGTTCTATGTGTAACGCTGTTATCAACATTTGTTCTAAGATAACCAAGAGCACTTGGATTGGTTAAAGTTGCGAGGCTACTACCAATTGTAGTGAACTCAGTGTTAGTTTGGAATGTTTCAAAATCTGCGATATTAAAAGCGCTATTGTAATCAACCATTGCCATTACTAAGTCTCCGACTTGTAATACACCTAATCCCGTATTAGTACCTGCTGAACTTACTTTAAAAGCTCAACCTGCTGAATACCCTGTAAGGTCACCGCTATTTGATATAATTTTCCCATCTAAAGTAGGGTCTACAAGTGAAGTAATAACTCCTGTGAAAGTCATTGAACCTTTTAATACTACAGCATCTGTTGCTGCAGCTACGCTATCTACGTAAGCTTTATTTGTTAAATCATAATCTGTTGATGGTGTTAAAGCAGTTCTTAAATAGCCACCCATTGCATAATATTTTGTAGTACCAGCCGCATTAGCAAAAATAACACTCTGAGTTATATCATTTGTTAAATATTGAAATGTATTAGCTTGACTAAAATTATTTATATCATTTTGTGCTGCAGCGAATTTAGCAACTACCGAAGCTACTCCGCCAGAGTTTGGTCCTCATCCTAAAAAAGAACCAGATATCCCAAGTTCTCCTTCGTATAATACATCTGTTCCTATGGTAGGATTTCCAGTTTTTCTTTTTACTTTTATACTTGCCATTTAATTCACCTCATTATCAGCCACCTACATCTAGTACGTCGCTTGTTATCCATGTTGTTGCACTATTCACTAATATCTGTCCATCTGTCCCATCGGGTAATGAGCTTCCACCACCTGAAATTAAATTTGGAACTCCAGAAGCATTATAATAATAAATACTATAAGTACCACTAGTGTTTAATATAACAAAGTTATTTGCGAATGAAGTATTTGTTGCCAATGTGTCAGTAGTTGTAATCAACTTGCTAACGATAACAGCACATCTATACCCCCCTACATCTTCGTAATACATACCTTCGTCTGTAAAGAATTTCTGTCCAGCAGAATATGGATAGAACGGTGTTCCGTCTGTTACTGAGAAATAGTAAACAGAACTTTGCGCTATTCGTTTTATTAAATTTTTTGCCATATTCTCACCTCTTTAATTCATTATAACATAAAATTGAAAAAATTACAAATTATGTTACCGTTTGAATCGAAACATTTCGGCCATTATAGCCGCAATGTTCCCAATCAAGCGGGGGGATTACTCCCCTACTTTACTACGTGTTTTCCAGTAATTTCTTCAATGTGCTTAGCTGTACCAGCCGCATTATATAACCAATCTTCTAACATTTTAAGAAAACTAATTACAGTCGTTGGCATACCAGGTATTAAACCTAAGATAAGCCCCAACACAGAAACGAATGGAACGAGAACATTAGTAATTGTATTCGGAATTTCCTTGAATATAATTAATAATCTCTTTTTGAACTTTTGCCATTTTGTCATTTTCATTCTAATACCTCCGTATTAAACAATGCCGATAAGTAATTTCTCTAACATTGCTATTGTATTTTTAATTCTATCTACTGTGAGAGATATATTTGAACTATCTCGCAAGCTTCTAGAAATTGCTGTTACTTTTAATTCATTTAGAAAAGCGGGGATTAAATCTAATTCATAATCTTTAACTGAAATAAAATCTCCAACTTCTATTTTATCAATTTCAACCCCGATAATATCACTAATATCTAAATAAGTTATACTATATGTATCTTGAGGATTAATATATTTTGCATGGTATAAAATTGCTTGATTATATAAACTTGCTTGGTCTACTTCAATATCATTTTTATAATAACCCTCAAGTAAGAATTGTCCATAGTCTCTCTTAATTTGATACCATAATAGATTTTTTTCTGCTTTTATAGTTGCGTATTGAGTTATTAAAGGAATGCCACCAGATGGCGTAGGGTCAACATATCCATCTTCATATTCGCTAAACAATAACCATAATCAATTATAAATTCCCATTTTTGATGTTTCATCTGTATTATGTATAAAGGGGTCAAGGTCTGTAGACTCATCATGAGTCCATGTTCCACATTGTAATGTTTTATCATCATAATCTGTTTTTTTATTCGTATATTCCGCATCTAACAAAATATATAATTCAGTAGTGACACCATGAGCGGCTTCTTCTGTATCTCTTTCCGCTAGAGCGCTATTTCGTGCTTCTTCTATTATGTCTCTTTCATCTATTAATTCTACTAAATAATCTCTGTGTACTGCTAATTTCGCAGCTACTTCAGTGAATCCATTATAACTAGTCACTAAATCAAAATAATCATAGTAATCTTGGTCAGCAGTAGTATAATTAATAGAAAGTTTAGTCCAAGCTGCGGCTATAGTAGTACCAATAGTTAATTCACTACCAGAGCTCGTATAAGGGCCTCAAACTATTTGATAAACATAATATCTACCTTGGTCAACCATATAAATACCGTCTCCAACAGTATAACTACCAAAACTCGGAAGTGTTGAACCAAGAATTTGTACGGCAGTCTCTATTCATGGTATTCGAACTCAAGCATCTATATTTTTTAAAGATTTATTTTGTGATGTTATACCACTATTAGTAATTATAGCATCAGGAGTCACAGGGCTAGTCGCAATCCCCAATTGTATTGTAAATTGGTATCTAGTATCTGGAGTGCCTGATATTTCTATTGTTTTTGATATAAGACCGCTTGAACTAGTTATACTTGTGTATCTATCATGTTTTGTTAAATTAATATCTAAATCAAAACTATATTCAGTTGGGAAATAAAAATTGTTAATATCAAATGTATCGGGCGTAATTGTATATACCCATTTAGTAGTGTATGAAATATCAGCTCTTAATCCATATGCATCAGTAAAATCTACTTCAACGCCTATCATAAACAAATCATCTATTTTTTGTTTTGAATTTATTATTTCTTCTCCTGTTTTAGCTTTCACCAAAATTTGACATTCAGTTAAAATCTGAGACTCAATATTATAAATATCTGACGACATGGTATATTTTTTTCTAATTACATCTTGATATCTGATATTAATTTTTCTTAACTCATTAAAAATTTTATCAAACAAATCATTGTTATCAGCCTCTGTTATTAAACTATTTTCTAAAAAATAATCTAAATTTATAATAAAATTATCTAAATAGGGAATCCTATCAATAATAGCGATTAAATCAGTATAGTCACCTTCTATACCTAGGTCGTCTCATACACTTGAATAATACCCTTCATTTGGTGTGTCTTTATTCGCTCAGTCAGCATAAGTTACATCGCGAATTCCGGTAGGTGGAGCTGATTCTCAGTCTATATTAAGAAATTCTTGTGGTAAAGTCGGGGTCAAACCAACATTCAATCCATAGTCATCTTCGCCTCCAGTCACAAATAATAATGAATATAATTGTTCTCCATTGTAATCTAATGAAAGGTCTTGTATATTTATATTCGGTGATAATTGATAATTTTTATAAAAGCTATCATCATCCCTAGGATAATAAGTTACTGATAAAGTAGTTGAATAATAATTTATTTTCATTTGAGTATCTGTTAAATTTGCTAATTCAATTAACGCATTATATGTATTTGAATCAGACAAACTAATATTAAATAAATCGGTATAAGTAGAAAATACTTCTCAACCATTAGTACTATTTCTTAATCCTCCTCTTTCTAATAAAAAATTACCTAAATCAACTATATTATTTGTTACAGTTTCCGCATCGAGTAAATCATTCCACTCTTCGTTCTCAATACTATCGAAAGTTAAACCAATATTATTTCTTGTAAGAATATAACTAAAATAATCTATTGATGTTATATTATAAATTATATTTGAATTAGACTCTTGAGGAGTAATTGATTGTATAATAAAATCTATATAATTATCTCCTTCATGATTCTCGCATTCAAGTCTTAACTTTCTACCAATTCTAAGGTAATCACTTATCTTAAATGTTGAGGAAAATCTGCTTGAGGAAGCTATATCAGAAGTAAAAGAAAATGTTAAATTGAATTGGTCATTTTCATTTTCTTCTAAATTTTCATTAAAAGTTATATTTGTATTAATACTATCGGGCTCATATTGAGAAAATAGTATTGCATTGTTGCTATTGTCGTAAAGATAAAGTTTAAATCCTTTCATGTGTTCACCTCGGCTTGCTTGCTATCGGATGCGGCGATTTGGTTCCCATTGGAGCCGAGGCGCCGCATCAGATAACAAAGGGAAAAGTCCCTAAGTTAAATTATTTCTCTTGAAATTGGAGTTACAGTAACATAATCTCCATTCATAATATCATAATTAGTATAGACTGCCTTTATATATATATTTTCTGAGTACTCGATCCCTTTTAATCAAACACTACTTACTTCAATAAATTCATTATTTTCGTCTAAACCTATACCATACTCTGTATAAATTGTTGCATTAAGTATCTGTGTAGTATAGACATCATAGCTACCCGATGCCCAAAAAATTCTAAAATCTGTAATAGTATAGTTGGCTCAAACTGCAGATGTTATAGGGTCCGTATCAATAATACCAGTGGAACCTATACTAAATCTATAATAAGTTCCACCGTATGTAGTCCCGTTACTAATATATACTCCTAATTGATATAAATCAGCTCAATCATCATAAGTACTTGTTCTTACAAGCCCGGGACCCTGTCCAAGAAAATATAATCCGTTTTCGTAAGCAGTCGTTTGTCCAGTTAATAAAATTAAATCACCTTCTTGGAGTTCGTAGCCATCATATACATCAAGTTCTGCAACCGTAGCTAATACAATGTTACTGTCTATTAAGACTTCAGCAGTATCATAATTATTTAAACTTCATGACACTTTGAAATAATTTGTTGTATTATTATAGTTATAAACATAAAAATATGTATCAATTGGGACTATAAAATTATTACCTTCTGAATTATTAATGTAGTCACCAGTAGCATCTCAATGTAATATATCGGGAGTATCTAAAGTCCCAATTCATCTAGCTGCTCAGTCATTCTTAGTAATAAAATTAACCGTCATGTCAACATTATATAACGGACTACCGCCATTTCAGTTTACTACATATTTTGCTTCCGTAATAGAATTAACTTTTACATCATACCCATAATTAGCATTGTAATCGAAAGATAATACTCCTTCACCATTCCCATCTAACCATCTTAATACATCTCTATATTCAGTTAAGGTTATGTCTTCGAAAGCAATTGGAAAACTAAACTCTCTAGCTTCTCTTGTCGTTCCTATAAAATAACTTTGATTACCAAACTGGGGCGTTGTAAAATCGTGTGAGAAAGAAGGATTGAAAAATGTTAAATCAAGTCCCTCATTCACTACGAAACCTCCGAAATCGGCATTTAATCTATAGCCGTCAAAAGGTGATGTTCCCGTATAGTCACTTTTCTTATAATTAAAACTTAAATAATTGTCTGCCATTTACATCACCTCTATCGTTTAGTATTCATATTTAACCCACGACGTGATATCGCTGTGTTAAATGCTTCTGCAAGAGTAACTCCTGCTGTTTTGAAATCTTGATTATTGTTTAATTTATTTGTTTGAATAGTTATATTTTCTACTACCACTGATGAACCACCTTTTCCGTCTATTGCAACTTTTGAAAGTATATCTCGTAAGTTTGCAAATAACTCAGTTTGACCTGCACTAAGAAAAGCTTCAGGATTTGAAGAAGTTCCGTGGACCATTGCCGGTCCAGTGTAATCAACTAATCCACCTTTTTTGTAAAGTTTTTTTCCATTTTGATATCTACCAACGCCATTCCAAAGAGCACTCGCTGTATCTTCAGCACTAACACTTGGGTCAAAATTGTTATTATTTCTAATCCAGTCTTTACCATCACTAGTTAATTCATTATAAGAGCTATATTGTTTTAATGCTTGTGTAATATTATTGAAATATTCTTCTCATTGACTCTCTTTAAATGCAATTGTAGCATTTTCTAAAACTGTATTTCCAAGAGTATCAAGATAATCCTCTACGCTCAAACCACTACTAGTAAAATCACTATAGGTCCCTCCCATTTCAGTTATTAAAGGTTCGATATCTACTCTGTTTGGGTTATCTACGTTAGGTAGAGTTTGAGTAGTTGTAATCGGAGTTGTAGGATTATATACTTCTGGCAAGATACCAAATGAATCGTAATTAGTTTGTTCAGTAAATGCAGTTCCTGCTCCGGGGTCTCTATTAACCCGTCCACCTTCCATTAACGGATTGACTGCTATTATAGGCTCAATTATATCCTCTCCAAGTGCAGTTAAACCAGCGTTGTACTCGTCTAATGTTATTCCTCCAGCTGCATATAGGCTATCTAAATAAGCTTTAGCTGCTGATACCCCTCCATCTTCCATAGCTGTTACCATCGTAGTCGCTATGTTTTCTCAAATTGCTTCATACTCTGTTTTTTCAAACTCAAGTCTATCAAGTAAATCATCTCTAGATTGTTCTCTTAGAGTGTCTGCAGCATCTTCATCAAGATTAATTAAGTCTTTTCTTAAATCTTTTGCTTTTTGACGAGAGGCTTCATCAGTAGCTCCTTCAAGTCTTTGAAGTTGTTTAACTATATCTTCTCTTGTTTGTTCTGTATCTCTTTTTTCTTCTAGTCTGTCAAGAGCATCAAAGTAATCTTCATAAGTTTTAATTTTTTCATCTAGCATTTCTTCATTATTTTCTACTGCAGCATCTTTAACTGTAATGAAACCATCTATTATGGTATCTACATACTCTTGACTCTTAGTTTGATACTTGTCTAAGTAATCTTCGTAATTACCCATAAGTGTTTGATAAAGGTCAATATTTTTAATAGTTACTACTCCATTTATTATTTCAAATATATCAGACATTTTATATCCACTATCTTCTATTGCCTTATTATATTCTGTCTTTAAATCGTTAAGATTTTCTTCAGTTTGTTTTATAGTTTGTCCTGTTGTAATAATTAATAAATTCATCTGTTTTTTAGAGATTTCACTATTTTCTATACCCATATCTTGTAACTTAGTATATTGTTTATATATTTCGTTATATTTAACTTGAGTTTTTGTTAACCCTTTTAAAGAACCATTATATGCTAAAAGCATTTCCAATCTTGTTATTTCTAATTGAATCCCAGCTTTTTCCTCTTCATTGACAACAGCTAAACTAGCTCTTAATACTAATAAATCAGATTCATATTGTTTTTTAATTTCTTGTAAATTTTCCACAAGATACAAACCTAAATCAGTTCCCTCTTTAAAGGCTTCAACAAAATCTTCATTTTTGAATAAATCTGGATGGTCGTCTACGAAATCATAGAAATCTTCGTTAGACATTTCGCCATTTCTATACTTTTCTTGTGCTTCTGCGATGGCTGTAATTGAATTTTCAATCTTATCTAAAGATTGAGCTGTAGTTTTTGTACTTTCTCCCATAGCCATATTAAATAATTTCGCTCTTAAAACTTCATCATCTGTTGCTAGTCCCAATTCTACTAAAGCTTGAGTATAAGCCATCGTAGGCCCAACCCCATCATCCATTATTTCAGAAGTTCTCTTGACTAAACCTTTAAAAACAGTAGTTGCATCAAGTTCATACTCACTTAATAATGTTTCAAATGCATCAAAAGTTTCAACGCTAAATCCAAACTCATTCAAGAAATCTCAAAAATTATCATCTTTAGTTTTTGTTTTAAAGTTCTCATAAATATATTCTAAGTCTTTAAATTGTGTAATTAAAGCGTTAAAAGCTGCAGAGTCCAATTGTAAATTTTCTTTTAAATTAGAAAAGATTTTATATTTATCAGACAATGATTCCGCTTCAGCCATTTTGTCTTCTAAATCATCGAAGTTCCCTATAAATTTACTTATAACCGCCTCTATATTAGAATCAGTATATCATGCCTCTAAATCACTTTTAGTCATCCTACTATCTGTATCTAATAGTCCAGAACTTTCTATATATTTAGTTAATGCATTTTTTTGGTCTGTAGACATATCTTCGCCAGTATCCCATTCATATTGTAATGAAATATATGATGTAGCAGCCTTAGCAAATTCTTCTTGACTTAATTTTTCTTTCATTGCTTTATTTCATGCTCTTCTAAAAACTTCTGCCATATTCTCAATCATTTCTTGTTGATTGTCCCTCATAGCTTTGTTCAAAGCTTTCATTGTTGCATCCCAATCAACTTCGCCGTTTAGAGTAATAAAATATTTTCCATTTTCTAGGGTTTCTATTTCATCTCTTAATACTTCAAGAGCCTCTAAATCTTCATCTGTTTTTATTGATTTCGAACTCAATTCATCATATTTATCAATTAGTTTTTGTAATGATTTATTTGTTTTGTTTAATTCATAGTTCGCTGCAGCCATTTGTTGAGAAAGCTTATCATAAGATATAGTCGCTTTCCCAATAACCTTTATTAACGCAATGACTCCAACTACTATTGCAGCTATAATCGCTATGCCCGCTAATACCATAAGGTTTCAAGCTAATTGAACCGCTATAGCTTTTATTTTCAATGCTATCGCTTTCTTATTAAGTACACTTTTTATTCTCTGAAGTCCTATATTTTTTATAGTTTGCAACGCTTGTTTTTTATCGGTTACAAGTTGAGCTTGGGCAAAGTATATACTCTTTATACTCAAGGCGACTGAAGTAGCCTCGCCTGCATTTTCTTTTGCCTTTAACATAATATTTACTTTTGTTCAAAAAGCTTTCAACTTGCTTGCCGCTATTAGACCAATAATTAAAGTCATCATTACTTGGCTTTGTTGCCCAAAAATACCAACGACCTTATTTAATCCATTTAATAATCCTGTGATTGTCTTTATGATCCCTATCATTAAATCGCTACTAGTAATAGTGGTAATAAACTTTTGATAAGCATTTTGTAAATTAGTTAATGCAGCTTGCATACTTTCCATGTATTCAAGATGTTGAGCGCTAGTAGCGCCAGCTGACGCTTCTGACTCTTCAACTAATTCTAATGTTCTATCGAAATTTTGGAATACAGCAAGTAAACGAGATTGTTGACGTGTACCAGCAAGCGCAACAGCTGTTGCAGCCTTTTGGTTTGTGTTTAACGTATCCCACGTTCCACCAACTTCTCTTAAAACTGTTTCCATTTCTCTAAATTGTCCATTCGCATCCATTAAAGAAACACCAATAGACTTTAATGCTCCCTCAACACGACTGACATCCATTCCATCTTCCAGTGTTTTTCCATAATCACTAATTTCACGCATACGCGCTAAAACTGTTTTCATCGCAGTACCAATTGATTCTGGTGCTTCACGAGTTGTTTCGACACCTTTCGCAAGCATACCAAGTGCAAAGTCCATAGACAATCCAGCGATATTTGCTTGTGCTGCATATTTACTAAGACCAACTGCAAGTTCTTCATAACTTGATGCTGATGTTGCAGCTAAAGCCGCGAACTTATCTGAGACAGACAATGCTTTTTCAGCCGCTAATCCAAATCCATTAATTGCAGATGTTAAGTAGTCAGCTGATTCCTGCGCTGAAATTCCAGCTACACGAGCCGCCTTTGCCGCAACTCTTGTTAGGTTAATAACATCTGTTAAAGACTTACCTTGACGGAAATAAACCGTAGAAAGTTTAGCGATCTCAGTTGTAGCGAATCCAGTTTCTACAGCTAATCCTTGGAATGTTTCAATTAGCCCTCAAGTTTCTTTTCTATTCAGTTGTGTAACAATAGCCATTTCTGTTAAGGCACTATCTAATTCCTTAATAGTTTTAATTGTTTCTCGATAAACTCTACGTAATAATTGTATTGCTAAACCATAATTTAATATGTTTTTAGCAGCCTTACCAATTGACGTACTATTAGAAGTCGTTGCAGTAGTATTTTTATTAGTTAATTCTGTATTCTCTCTTGTTTTTTTATTTTTTATAGATTGTTGGTGATTGTATTCAGCTGTTAATTTAGATATCGCTTGTATATTTTTTTGAATTTCAATTCCTTCGTTGCCCTTAATCCCACCTTGTGCTTCTTTTTCTTTCTTTATGGCAAGGGCAACTTTGTCTCGTTCGAGATTTGCTTGGTCTACTATACCCTGAGCTGCTGATATTTGTTTCCCTTTTTCTTTATAAGCATTTTTTCTATCTATAATATCCTTATCTTCTTTTGCAAAAAATGCGGCCGAAGCTTGACTTTCTTTTTCAAAAGCCACAGTTGTCATTTTTATATTGTTTTCTGAAAGTGCTAATGCTAATTCCTGCTCAGCAAGTGCTTTAGCTTTCTTAGTAACTTCCTCTCCTTTCCTTTGAGCTTCAAGAGTTTTTAAAGTTTCAATTGTTAAATTTTTCTGAATAGTCTCAATTTTTTCTTTCATAGCAACAGCTGTTGCATAGGACTTAGCTTTTTCTCCAGATGCACCCAATAAACCAGGAGACTCTTTATCAAAAAACTTAGCTTTGGCACTATCACTTGTTACTGTTTTACCTTTCTTATCTGTTTTTAATCCGAAAGCAGTTTTACTAGAGTTCATTTTAGCTGCTTTTAACTCACCTACTACTTTTTTAATAACACCTTCAGCCTTCGCCATATCTGCTTGCAATTCTTTACTAACGGCACTCATCATGTGTTTACGCAAACCATCAGTAGTATTTAAAAGCTTTTTGTATTTAGCTTCCATTTGAGCCATTAATTCACTACTCATACCACCTTTATTGATAGTCGCTATTAACCCTTTCATTTCATTTTCTATCAATTTTATTTTTGCTTTAGCATCTTTGCTATTTAAAAACTTTTTAGAGGTTTTTAGAAGGTCTTTAATATCTTTTACACCGTCTACAACATATTTAAGTTTAACTTCTTGAACTATTTGGTCTCCCATTTATAACACCTCTTATTTGAGAGTTTTTATTGTTTCTCCCAATTCGTCCCTCTGTTTTTCTAATTCTTCTAAACTAAAATTCTTTAATAAAGTTTGTATCGTTTCAGAATTTGTTAGCTTAGTAATAATCTCTACTATTTTGTTTGAAATTCTTTCTTCATCTAGAGTTTCTAACCACTCATTCATTTGTTCCATAAGTGAATTATTTGCTTTTTGATAATTAAAGTAATTTTTATATAATTCCATTAATGGAATCCTTGTTGTTTTATAATAATCACTCAATCTGTATTCTTTTTCCCAAGATTTAATTAACTCTATCGAGTCTAAGAATGTTGAGTAATATGCTTCGTCTAAAACACTTAATATTTCTATTTTATTCATTTATTTTCTCCCTTTGGCATTAGCCAGATTTATTGTATATCACACTTGTGATATCATTGTATTATGTTTAATTTGTGGACCAATGCCCGCAAGTTCTTTATATATATCATCGCTACTACTTAAACCTTTAAGTTTTTTTCTTTTGTTTTTTCATAGTGTTTTTAACTGTGATTTATTTGCTTTAGTATCCCATTTATTAACTCGGTAACTAATAACAGTACCGTCTTTTTTACTAACTTTATTTTTTAAATCTTTTACTATCATTTCTAAGACATCTGATGTCCATAGGAATCCGCCTTGGAATGAAATTAATACTGAATAATATTCTTTACCATTTCTGATACCATCTAAAGCAGATATCAAATTATTATAAAAAGCTAATTCTCGCTCTATCTTAAAGAACTTCCTATAAATAACTTTAAATTTATTTTCAGCTGCCATATCCTCTCCATAGTCTAAACTATATAATTGTAAAGCACCTAAGTTTCTTCTAATATAATTTAATTCCTTTCTATATTTTGTAAAATTAATACTCTCATTAGACTCAAAATTGGCTCTCTTTATAGAGTATTTTTCTGCTTGTGACTTAACGTTAATACCAAATGGTTGTTTTTTCCCATTTAATATAATCTGTAAATCAATTACAGTGCCTGCGTCTTTCAATTCTTCACCAACAAGCAATGTATTTAAGGTTCTACTAATTGCTAATTTAGTTAATGGCTCTATTGTCCAACCTACGTCTATAGTATGTTTTACAGCCATTTTAAATAATTTATTTAACGCATCTCTATCCATTGGACTAGTATTATAACCCGTAGCAAACTTTAATAAATTTTGAACAGATTCTCCATAAACCCCTGCTTTAGCATCATCAGATGTAGCACCTTTTTTAATAAGGTCTCCATACGATAATACATATTCTACATATGCACTTCCAATTTCTTGCATTTGTGTATTAAAATATTCAACAGCTTCTTTTTCAGCTTTATCTATATCTTCCTTAGTGCCTTTAGTGTTCTTACTTGTTTTCTTTGTAGCTTTTGGGTCTTTTTTTATTTTAGCTTTTAGTTTTTTTCAATCACCAACTGCAACATTAACCTTACTAGTCCCTTCTCCAAATTCTGCATCTAAACTTTCAATAAGATTTTCTTTAGTAGATTCTTCTTTCCCTGGAGTTTGCTTATAGGCTTCAATAAATTCTTTTTCTTTACTTTTTATAAGAATTATTTGTTCTCTTACTTGTTTTTGAACTCTTAAATTAATCTTACTTAATCAAGTTTCATATTTATCAAAAGCGAGTTTATTTTCATATGTTCTAACAAAAGTTTCTTTATGAGTATGAGTATAAGTATTAAAAAGACTATCATCTTTTAAAAATATTGGTCTCCATTCCATAATTAATCCTCGAATATAATATAGTTATTTACGTCATCAATTATAATGAATTCAATAGGAATTTTGATTAAATCTTTAGGTATGAAATTAAATTCAACCATTGATTTTAAAGCAACTTTTCCAAGTTTAATAATAATATTTTTTGTTTGTTTATCTATATTACCAACTCCTTGAATTTGGATTGACATATACGGTACATTAGATTGGTCTAAACTATACTTTGTGCCAACTATTTCAGAAGAAAAAGAAATAGTGTAGTCTAATCCGTCTGTGATATTGGGACTTGTAAAAGAATTTGACGCGGCTGTATAGGTTACATCAGTAATCTTAGTAAAACTAGAATCGTATATAATAGCTGAAGTATCATCATAAACTTCTTTATTCATATATATAACGTTTCCACTTGCCGTTAAAACTGAAAATTCTTTTTTACCTTCACTAACTGTATCACCTGTATAGGCAATTAATAAGCTAACTATTTTTTTAGTTAATGATACTTGTCCAATTATTAAACTTTCTAGTCCTTTTAAGTTATAACTAACTACGTTTTTAACTGCAGAACCTTGTTTATTAAATTCTTTATATTTTAATAGTGTTAAAGCGTCTTTTATGTAAATATACGGTTCATCAGCCGCATACGTTTTTCCATTTATTATAGTCTCTACAACAAAGCTAATAATAATATTCGCTTTACTGCCTACTTCTATTAAACTCTTACCTGTCATATTAACACCTCTTTTAGAAGTCTATTCTTACCCTTCTATAAATATTATAACACAGAATACCTAAAAAAACAATTCCTTATCAACTAAGAATGGAATATCTAAAGCATAAAAAAAGAACCCATAAATTGGGTCCTTTAGTTTTGTTGTGTATATATATTATGTTACTTTTTCTGTTATATAGAAGAAGTCTCCAGCTGCATTAGGGAATAATTCCCCAGCAAGCGACATAATTCCTAAATCTCCTTCCGATTCCATATTTATATTAAATATACCATCAGTTAAGAACTCAGGGAATACTAGCCAAATATTTTCTACTTCTCCATCTGCCTTATTAACGACTGCAGTGTTACCTACGATTGCATAAGCATTTGGAAACGAATCATCGACTGATATAGTGTTTCCATCAGTTGAAACATTAGCTCCCCCTATAATAGAAAGCGCATCTTTATTGAATACAACTCCTTCCATTTCAAGTCTCATAGTTTTCCCATAACGAACACAAGGTTTAGCTTCAGTTCCTCCTCTTACTTCTTTACGAGGGCCTTCTTGAGTTACGTTTGAAATTGTTAAACACTCTAGCGTTGCATCTTTTCTGATATAAGTAGCTAAAGCCGTACTAGACGGAATTAGTTCTGAAGCATCATGTGCGTCTATAACAAGAACTGCTACAGAAGCAGTGCTCATAGTAACTGAACCATCGCTTAAATCAATAGTTGCTGTACCATTAGTAGTGCTGGTTAATAATATTGTATTCAGAGAAGTTGTAACTGAAGCTATAGTTTCTCCTCCTACTGAACTGGTTGCCATTAAGGCCTCAAGTGCAGTGCTCTGCGCTGCAAGTTCAACAGGAACATCAACTGTTCCAGCCGCACCTACAACTAAATCATAACTTTTTCCTTCTGTAAATGCAGTATCAATGATATCTACATCCATTACTGTGACAAATGCTAAATTAGCTGCTAAAGCCATTATCTATCACCTCTTAACCAGTAATAACGAAGTAGTTACCATCATCATCGGCGAATAGTTCTCCCGCAAGAGAAATCATTCCGATATCCCCTTCTGATTCCATAGTAATATTCATTACTGAGTCTGGTAAAAAGTTATTAAATGTAATTGTTGCTTCTTGTCTCTCTCCTGTCGAATTGTCAACTACATAAGTAGTTCCTACAATCTTAAGTTGACCAGCGAATGTGTCTGTAAATTTAACAGTATCAGCTGTATCAATGTCTGCCCCAAAGAAGGCGTTCATTAAAGATTTTCTCATAACTACATCTTCCATTTCTAGTCTCATTGTTTTGCCGTAACGGATGCAAGGTTTTGCTTCACGACCGCCACGAGCTTCTTTACGAGGCCCTTCTTGAGTGATATTTGAGATTGTCAAACATTCGATTGTTCCTAGGAGATTAGTCCATGTGTCATTCCCTAACACAGTTTCATTATAGATTGATACATCCATAACTGTGACAAAAGCTAAGTTTGTTGGTAATGCCATTTATTTCACCTCTTATTTTTCTATAAAGTATTTATGTTTTTTTGCTAAACCGTTACCAGCCGCTATTTTACTTACTTCATAGTTTGCAATTTTCCCCACATACTTAAATAAATAGTATATGGTATATAAATTCATTTGCATTAAATCCTCAATTTTATATTGTGGAAATTCATAAAGGATAGCCGCAAACAAATCTTCAAAAGACGTACCCTCTTTATTTTGTGCATTTCTACGAATTTTTGCAACTCGTAGTTTTGCTTGTTTTTCTTTCTTAGTAAATTCATCATCATCGTCATTTATTATTATTTTTTCTTTGTCTATACTCAGTAAAATAACTCGAATAATCTCATTAAATAATTTTTCATTTACTATTATATTTTTAATTTTTAGTACTTTATCAAAAATTATGCCATCTATCATTGAGGATAGCCCTTCTAAAATGCTGCTAGATAGAGTCTCGAATGTCGGGTTTGTAGTTCTTAAACTACAAATCAAATGAACGAAACTATAATAACTTTTTATTGGTGTATTAATCATTTTTTGAATCTCTTCTAAATCTTGTTGGAAAAAATTTATACAAAATGACAAATCATCATTAGAATACAAAGATTCTACAGTTGGCAATTTTAATTCAAATTGTATTTCTTCTTCTCCTGTAAAGATTACTGGCTTATTCGCTAATAGATAAAATTTTGTTGCATTATGTTTAAAATTCATACTCTCATCCAGCTCCTTCTTCTAGTCCGAAAATAACCATATATCCTGAGATTTCCTCGTTCAACACAACTAGCTGTGAACTCATAAAATGTAGCTTATGACTTATATCAAACTTCCTATTATTTAATAGATTATAAACATTCTCAATTATCTCTAACGGTCTAATTTTTTCATCATCTAATTCTCATAAAGTGTTTTTACACATGATATTAACTCGTAAAGCCCCTTCGAAGAGACTTTCTTCTTTATTCTCACTAAATTCTACCAAATTAATAGTAATAAAATTAGATTTGTTGAATGGTTCAACGTTAATATTAAAAACTGGATTCAAATAAATATAATCATTTATTAAAGAATAATCTACATCATCTTTTGCCAATGCATCGCTTGTTCCGTAATATAATAATTTTCTCAAATCAGAATTACCCTTTAAAGAGCTCTTTATTTGAAATAACGAAGTTTGTAAATTAGTAAAAATTCCCATTATGTAGTCACCTCGTAAGCTGTAACAACATCTTCACTACTAACATTATGAGTCGTGATATCTATTGAATCAAAACCGAAAGGTAATTTGAATGTTACAGTCGTAGCTGTTCTTGATATTATATTTATGTTTTCGCTACCAGCAAGGTACGCGTCATAAGTATCAAATGTATATTCTACCATAGGATGTAATATATCGCTATCTTCTGGAGTAAATGTTTCGATTGCTTCATTTTTAATAGTTGTTCTTTCTACATATAAGTAATTAATTCCATCGTTACTAATCTTATCATAATCAATTATTTTCCAACCTTTTGTTCCGACAGTAATTTCTGTATTAATATCGAAACTTGAATCAGTTGGCATAATTAATAGTGCTGTCTCATCAGGCAATAATGCCGCATCGTTTTCCAAAGTATTAAAACTCTTTTGACGAATCCCGCTTATAAAATAAGCATAATAAGAAGTCGAACCAAGTGTCACTCTAACATTACATTCTAGCGATTTTTGTTTCTTCCAAACTAGCGTTGAATCTGTTAATTTTCTATTTTCATAAACCAAATAATAATTTTCATCATATATATAATAATCTCCTTTTAAAAGACTATCTTCGATTAAAGTAAAAATTATACTTTCATCTGGACCCTCTTTGTCTGTTATAACAACGGCGGCCTTAATATCCTTATCTAATCTTACATGTGTAATATCTTGTGATAAGCGGCCTTCAGTAATGAAAGCGGCTGACCTTTCATCATAACATGAAGTTTTTATCGCTTGTACTTTTCGAAAAGTGTCATAGACACTACTCATTAATATCTCCTCATTTAGATGTCCCATCTGCATTTACTCTGTAATAATCATACTCTGTATCCTTCGCTTCTTTTTTAAATGTTTTATACATTTTATCTAGCTTATCTAGGGTATTCCCAGGCGAGTGCATTCTAATTTCTTTATCATAATATGCATTCGTAAAATTTCTTTCTGCTGATATTTGAAATTCAATTCAAAGTTGTTTCATGCGAGAGACAATTACATTGTATTCTCTTTGAGTAATAGGATAAGTTGTTTCATCAAAATAATAACCTTTTGCTATATCTGTGATATCAGTATTAACAGTATCATCCCACGAATAACTTAATGAAATCTGTGGAAACTTGAACTTTGCAATTGCTCTAATAGCCAATTTGTCTAGTTCTCCTTGTATATCGTAATCGGTATATTCTGATATAGTACAACTATCTATTGATTGCAGGAACTGAGGAAATAGGGTATCTTCCCAGTAACTAGCCATCTAAGTCGACATCGTCTAAGATTGCGCTATAAGTTTCTTTGATATAGTTTATAGTTCCGTAATTTAATTTTTCACGGACAGCTCTAGCTGCACCAACAAAATCTCTAATTAGTTTACCATTAGCATTGCCCATCAACGTTTTAATTACGCTAAGGTCGTTTTTAATTAATGCTTTTCTCATTTCTTTTATAGTAATCTTAGGGTCTTTAATAGAGTCAGGTACATATAGTCCTTCACTCTCAGCCAATTCAATTAACAAATCTAAATCTTTAAAAGCAATATATCCTTTATCTAATTGATTAAGCGCTCCATCTGTTGTGAATACTCCTAATGCTCATTTAGTAGGCACTACTTGGAATTCTTTATCATATCTCATGCTAATAGTTCTTCCAGGTGCTGATAAATCAAATGGTTCTAGAAAGACTGAAATACCGCCTCTATAGTTTTTTACCATCGTGAAGTTTTGTGGATATACTTTTGTTGCTTCTCCATCTTTTAGTGTTTGTTCTTTTCTTATAAATTGTGTCATTTTATTTCTCCTTTTTTTAAGAATAGGCTAGTAGGCTCTACTAGCCTATAATTATTTTAATAATATTCTTAATCGTACTATTATACTGTTGTATCTTCGTATAATCCGATATTGTTGCTTAATAATAAGCTAACTCCAACTTGTTTGTGTCCATTTTGTTCTTTTGAACCAGTTGGATGTACATCTTCAGTAATATAAAAGTCTCCTTTTAATGCTACTTTGATAGGTTTAACGTCTCCAGGTAAGATAAATAAGAAACTTTCATCTAATAACCAAGTCGCGTTAGTAACTTCGTTTGTAATGTAGTTAGGTAAAACTACTACTGGTGTTCCTTTGTATTTCCCAACATAGCCTTGAGCTTTAATTTCATCTAAATCTGAATTTGGAGCTGTAGCTGTTGAGTATGCAGGAGCCGCAATAATGTTATTGATTTTATCAACAACTGAACGGAATCCTAAAATCATTGGTGAGCCATAAGCTGCAATAATTCTTATGATTGGATCGATTGAAGCTTGAACGAATCCTGATGCTGTAGTCGCATTTGCTGCTGGAGAGTAACTTCCTGCTGTTTGTAATGCTTCAATTACTTGAACATACATTCTTTCAACGAATCCATCAAGGATGTTATTCATTAAGTCAACTAAACTTTCTTTACCTAAAATAATTTCTTCTAGTGTAACGAATACTCCAACAGTTTCAACCCATGTTTCCATAGCCATGTAAGCGTTGTCTAATCTAGCTGCTTGGTAAATTCCACCACGTGAACCTTTCTTGATTGTTAACCAAGCACGTCTTTTACCTTTTTTGTTAATTTTGAACATAACTTCGTCATCACGAGCGAAGTTTTTAACTTCTGCGAATTGTCCTACTCTTTCTTGTAATGCTCTTGGTAATTCAATATCAAGAACTTCTTCGATTAATGCGAACATTTCATCTTTGTGAATACGAATTTCACGTGGAGAAAGGTCTTTTAATCCGTAGAATTCAATTAGTGCATTTCTTGTAGCTGATTCTGTATCTGCGAAGTCGATACCTGCTACAGGTCTAAAGTTTGCTAATAATAAAGCTTTTAATTGTGTTTTTTCCATTATTATCACCTATTACGCGTGAGCTGCATATAACAATGAGTTATATAGTCCCAAGTAAGTTAATCTAACTGCTGCATCGCCAGTAGGTAGAGTTGATGCTTCAGAAGCAAAGATTGTATCTTTATCTGCTGATGTTTGTAAAGTTATTTTTCCAGATACTGCTTTCGCAAAAGCTTGTGTTGCTGGTGTTCCTGTAAATCTGTCTGTAGTAAATGTATCTCCTACATATAATCCGATTAGACGAGGATAAATTTCGTCGTCTGCGTCTTCTTCTACTGCGAAGTATTTTAATGCATCCATATATGTATTAAGTTCTTCTGTGTAGTGTAGGAAAGGTTGTGTATGTGTTCCAATCGCAAAGTCTGCTATTTCTAAGTCGCTACCTAAACCTAAAATTGCACCATTTTCTAAAAAGTCATTAGTGTAAGTTTCGTTTAAAGTAACACCAGAGCCAGCTAAGTATTGCGCTAGAACGTGTCCCATTCTTAATCCAGCTAGTGAGTTAACCTCTACTACTGGAAAAGTTGGTAAGTTGTCTAAAAATGCCATTTATTTCACCTCTTTATTTGTATTGCTCGACTAAAGCTTTTATAGCAGATTCTCTGCTACTTTTCATCTTTGTCGCGTTTATTAGTAATGGGTTCATTACTGTTTTGTTTTTTTCGAACTCTCTCTCTTCTTTTTTTATTCGAGTGAATTCTTTTGATAGTGTAGTTTCTAATTCATCATAAGAAAAATTATCCACCATATTAACAACTTCTTTAATAAAGTCGCTTGATAAGTCCTCTCTGAAAGATTCAACTAACGTTAATTTTCTTTCTTTTCTAAGGGCTTCAAGTTCTGCTCTTTCACCACTATCAAGTGTGGTTGAGCTAAACTCTTGTTCTTCTTGTTCTTCTTCATCGTCTTGTCCTTCTTCGAACTCGTCTTTTTCTTCAAGTTCTTGTTCATCTGTTCCACCTTCTTGTTGGTCTTCTACAGATGTTTCATTTTCAAACTCGCCTTCTGATTCCTCTTCATCATTTTCTTCTTCATGATTTTCTTCTTCAAATTCTTCTTTTTCTTCTTCGTTTTCTTCTTCTTCAAAATCATTTTCTTCTTCGTTAGCGCCCAGGTCAGAAGATTCGTCTTCAAAGTCATCATCATGTTGTTCATAATCGTTCATAGTTTTTTCCCATTGAGAAATTTCTTCTGCTGTTAAGTATCTTGGATAAACTTGAATTTTATCACCAAATACTGTATTATCTTCTTCAGAAGTAAAAGAAATTCTAAAAGTATTAGCTTCATATGTTTCTTCATCAAATATAGTAACTATTACATAGTTCTCGAATAAATCGTTAATGTAGAAATAGTTATATTGAGTCGATAAACTTTTAGCCATGTCTTTCATTTTTTCAGTATAGGTTTTTTCTATGAAGATGTTTGTTGCTTTGAATAAATCAAATTCCATTTCTTCATTACCTCTTTTTGTGCTCTCGTCGTATTTTTCTCATTCCGTATTAAATCCTTTAATAATATCTGTAAGGTCTTTTTGTAGCTTAAAGAATTCAGAGCCAGTAAATGCTGGTTGTTGGTCGTCTCCTAAGACGCTAAGTCCTAATAGAGAACCAGTTTTAAATTCAATTGCTTCAACTTTCCCTTCTGCGTTCTTATGTACTTCATAAGTAACATCATCTGGATTTAATTCTAAAGAGTGAGGTTGTCCTACAATTTTTTGAGCGATTTCTCCCGTTTCGTCTTTTCTACCAGTATATAAGATTACATCGCATATTGCAAATTCTTTGCCATCTTCTTTTTCATAATCTACTTGTGTGCTTTCTGGAACAACACCATAAATATACTGATTACTGTGATGTCCTTTAAAATCTTCTTTTTCTTTATCATAGAATCCTACCACGGGCACGTAAGGTAGTGTCTTTAATAAATTGTCTGAAAACTCTTTTGTAAATAATCTCTTATCTGGAGTCATTCCAACATAAAAAATTTTCAATTTAGCAATAGAGTATAAAGGATTTTCACTTTCTTTGTAGTCGAAGACAGTAACAGGAATACTTAAATTAATATCCATTTTGTCACCCTCTTTTTACTTAGCTTTGTCATTCACTGCTGGCGTTTTTGTTTCTTCCTTTGGCTTGTCTGCTGTAGGTTCTGTTGTTCCCGGTGCTGAATCGGTTGATGTATCTTTGCCAGATTGTGTATGCGAGCTTTGTAATGGTTGTAATATTTCTTCTAGTTTCAAATAAGTTTCAAGTTCTGCTTTTGGAGTAATATGTTTTTGCTTCGTTCCAGACGCAACAATAAACTCCAATATGCCAACACCGTATTCGGCATTACTTCTATAAAGTTCCAACGATTCAGCTTTGTTATAGTGTGTAATTGGTAGCATAGTAAGCTCCACTTGATAACCTTTGAAATTATATAAATTGTTCAGCGTTAAGTTGTAAAAACTTACTAACTGTTCAATAAATTTTCATGTAGTCGCGGCATCTTTTGCTAAAGACATAGCTAGTGATTTATCACTATCGCCATTAAATATGTTTGTATTTAATCCGCCTGCGCTATATATAGCATTATGTGCTTTTTCTAAAATCTCGTTTTGAATCTTATCATTCTCACCTAAATGATGAACTTCTAAATCTCCAAAAGTTGTAAGCAAACGAGTTCTACTGTTAGAAGCAAGTTGTGCTTTCATTGAAGTATGTAAATCATGAACTTCCTCAACCTCGAATAATAATTGGTCCTCATAAGACGGTATCTTATGACTTATAATTTTATCTAGTTGAGCGCTATTTCTTTCTACTTCATTTGCTCGGTATGTGTCATAATCAAAAATACTTTTGATTACTGATAATTTTGTTGGGAAATTCAAATCGTTTAATCTAAGAAACGTTCCGTATCTTCCGTCAATTATATGATATCTTTGATTTCTATCTGTTTGATAATCTGAATATGCTTGAGTTAATTCCTTAGGATAAAGTTTTAAAACTTCATCTCTAGTATCAACATTAAGCCCTAAGTTATCAAAATAAGTTGCATCGAACTGATAAATACCTGTTCCGTATTGACTCATCATAATTGGTTGGCAATATGCTGGGTCTAATAAGAAAGTAATAACAGTTTGAGAAGATGTATCTTTAGATGTATAAAGATAAACTATTCCATCTTTGTATAAATTTGTTAGAATTATTGGAAAAATGACTTCTATGTTTAATCCATCGACAACGCTAGTCATCAAATCATAAATTTCGGTATAGTCAGCACTAACCTCTTTTTTCGCTTTTACTGGCATATAGAAATATCTTCATAAATACATATTAGATAAGAAATCAACTATTGTAGCATAATTGCTATTTGTTCCATAGGCATAATCTGTTAATTGTTTTGCTCTGTCCCAGTTAAAACTACTAGAACCTGCACTATTTAATATAGTTGTTAAGTTCGAACTTGTAAAAATACTAGCTGCGGAACTTGTTGATTTTCTAACGAATGTTCTAACCCCAGTAGTATCGCTATACATTTGTTTAATAGCTTTTCTACGGATAGACATTTTAGAATTTCTTTCTGTTTCTTCTAATTTTAGTTTTTCTTCTAATTCTGACGTTAATGTTTTATTTATTTCATCCATTATATCGCCCCTTTAATCTACAAAAACTCATGACTTAGCATTTTTTCCTCTACGTCTACGTTTTTTATAGTATTCTAACTCTATGTATTGGTTCACGCCATAGATAGCGTATTCAGCTGCGGAGAAAAAGTCCTTTTGGATATTTGAATCTCTGCGCTTAATTTTCATTGTTTTGTTAATATTATCTTGAATATCAGCAATTTCTATATTACGAAGTTCTAATTCCATTTCATCCATAAATCTATATGGTCTTAATTTTCTTTCTCTTGTTGGATTGCTTGCTCTTTTAAATCCTTCAAGTCCAGCAAATTTAGCAATCGCTTCTTGACTTTTTATAAGAAATCTAATAGAACCATTACTTATTCTTGAAAAGAATAAATTATGTATTTGTTCAGCTTTCTGTCCAGTCGCTTTTATTTCATAACATATTGTTTTATCTTTTGGGTATTTGATTACATCTTTTTCTGCATTAGTAGGCGGGTTAATAATTCCTAATCCGTCTAATGGGATGCCATCATGAGTAATACTTCTTTTGTTTAATCAGTCGCGGATAGCCGCACCGATACCATTAGCATCATAGATTAATAGTCGTGCTTCATATACTAGAACTGTTCGTTTTAATATATTCGATATAACTTCATAATCTGTGCTATCGATTCTAAATAAATTAACTAATTTATAATTAAACATATATTCTTTTGGGGTAACTTTGAATATTTCAACTACAGTAGCTGCAGTCCCATCTTTCGCCATATCGGCTGATACAGCATAAAATGATTCATTGTCATCTTCTCTTGCTTTATATTCTGCTCTAACTATCTTGCGTAATGCTGTAATAGTTGCTGCAGAGAATGCTGCTCCTTTAGTAGCCCCACTCCATATGCTCATATACTCTCTTTCAAATGACTCTCTTGTAAAACTTGGTGCTGATATTATTTCTTGAATAGTTTTTTCTTCTAATAAACCATGCATTACTGGTATTTGATAACTACCGCCCATAAAACCATAATTGTCTGGGTCGATAACTGTATAACAAAGTGTTTCAATTAATTTGTCATAAGCATAAGTTCCTTGATAACCAGCTGTTGTAACGAAAATCTTACTACTATTCGGTTCTTTAAGATTTACATTGCCTCTAATATCTTCTCTAGGTTTATTAAGTAGTGGAATAACTTGCTCATTAATATAAGTAGCATCCAACTGAATAACTTCCTCAAAAATACCTGAGTTACGTCTGAATCCACGAATTGTTCCACCAACAACATCAAATATTCCGCCGTGTGTGAATCTAAATTCTGCGTATCCATTACCTTGAACGAAAGCGGCTTTTCATTGTCCTGCTTTCTTTACTTTTTGCATTTCATTCATTAATAGCGGGAATCTTACTCATAAGTCCCCTTCAATTTTTTCTTTCGCGATTTGCGCAGCTTGTTCTTTTGTTCCTGCTGTAACAAACGCTTTATGTCTAGGAACTAACATAGTCGTTACATATCTACTATAGAAAGCCAAAAATGATTTTGAAAATCCACGAGTAAATGTAAAAAAGCTTTGTCTAGTTCTTGCCATTTCTCTTAATACCATTCTTTGCATAAAGAACATTGAAAAACTTGAATCTTCAGGTGTCATTATATCTGCTAGAATATCTGGATAAGTAAGAAAAGTATTAATTGCATTACCAATTTTATCTAAATTCTTATCAATTCTAGACTTAGGCACGATGTTTGGAGAACTTTGAGTATTCTTATTAAGAAAATCAAAATATTCCTTAATCTCAGGCTCTATACTACTCGTCATCAAAGTACGCATAATCATCTTCCTGTATATAATCTTCTATACTATCGTTCTCTAATTCTTCATCAAACTCTTGATTGTGCTTATCTTTAGCGGCATCATATAGATTTTCTAAAGATACTTTCTTATAGCTCTCTGATTGTGCTTGAAGTTCTTTTTCGTGCTTTAGAGACTCATTAATTCCTTCAAAAACTATTTCTAATCCAGTTGCGTCTAAAACAACTCGTTTGATATAATCTTTAATATCTTTCATTGATTTATCAACAACGTCTCTTTCAACGCCATCATAATAATTAAATTCAAAATTTTTCTCTTCAAGATAGGCAACTAAATCAGCGACTGTTGCAATAACTTCGCTGCTGGATTGTGTGATAATTTTATCAATTTGAGCAGTACTTATAAAGTTTTTATAAGCCTTACTTAAATCATTTATTTGTTTTGTATCTCCGCCCATTATAGCTCTATCGAGTTGAATACTCATTTTACAAGCCTTTTTAATAGCATCAATTTGCATTGGGTTACTAATGCTGTTGGCTGCTAGTGTACTAACAAACAAATTCTCTAAATTAACTAATTCTTCAAATGTATAGTTTGTTGCTCATTTAATCCTATTCCTTAATAGATAAGCTTCCTTAATCGGAGCGATTCTTTCAATTATTTCTTCATGTGTTCTAGCTAAAGCTCATTCTTTATCAGCTTCTTTTCAAATGTCCTTAGCCGCAGATTCATATTGTATATTTTCTTCTTCTACAACTCAAGAAATATATTCTTGAAAAGTTTCTTTTTTATACATTTTAGAAAGCAATATTCATTTTTCTGGGTCAAACGGATAGTTATAAGTTCGACAGAAAAAATCCGCGTCTTCTATATTATTATAATCTAAATTAGTAGTAATACAATGTTGACAGACGGACTGCGCTATTGGGTTATTTGAAGGCAAAATGATATTATAATTGCCACATTTTGGACATTTATCTTTTTTAAATACCATATTTTTCACACTCCTATTTTTTAATCTAACTAATTATAACTCATTTTCCAAAAAAAATCAAATCTCGGAGGCTTCCATTAAGAACATCAAATATCTATTTTTCAAAAATTGATTTTTTAATCAATCTGTGATATAATTATATTATAAAGGGTAAGAAAAAGATTTTACCTAGCAAAAGGAGGAATAAAATGCTAAAAGACGTAGTTAAGAAAAACAATGAAATTATTGAAGAAAATTTAAAGAGAGGCTTCGGACCAAATTATGAGGTTAAGGTAAATTGGGGATATCCATTATGCCTAGTTAACGTCACTTCAGACAAAGAAGGCGTAAGCACATCTATAAAAGTTGTAATTAATATGGAAACTGAAGATTATAACTTAACAATTCTAGGTAGTAAGACAACTGAAATATCAAATGAAGATGGAAGTGAAAAATCTTCTGTAACTACTCCAGAACAAGTATCTATTGATAAGAATACAATTGTGTATATAATGGAATCAGCTCAGAATTTAACTGAACAACTTTCTGTATCTAAAAATATTTTAGAAAATGAAAAAAGACTAGCGGAAGAAGCTGCTAAAAAAGAAAGTGAAGAAATTGAAGAAGTTGAAGCAGAGATTATTGAAGAACCAGAACCAGCTTTCTTATCGGAAGAAGAATAGGCTTTAATTAAAGCCAAGGAGCCGCAAGATGACCTGAATATACTGAGTAATAATGATTATACAATTCATTATTATTATTTCGTTGGCTACCAAAGAACCGCAAGTTATTGAAAAAATTAAAGACGTTTCTGAAGAGGAACGTCTAAAATTAGAACATGAGAAAACTAAACGATTAGCAGATTTAGAAAAAGAACTTTCAGAGAGACGTCTATCTTTCCAAAAAGAAATATCTGATAAGCGTGCGGAAGAATTAGAAGAAATTAATAAACTTAAAGAACGGAAGTATAATGAATTAGAATTAACAATAACTACTTGAGAGGAATCTCAAAAATTAAGACAAAAAGAATTTTTAAATAAACAAGAAGAATTAAAATCTATGTATGCTGAGGAACTACAATCATCATTACAAGAACAAAAGGAAGAATTTGACGATAAAGCCGCACAGGCTAAAGAAGAAACTAAATTAATCGAACAGGGGTTACTTGAATGAAAAACTAAGTATGACTCAGCAGTCGAAGTCTATAAAAAATTAGAAGAACTAAAGAATGCTGACTCACATTATAGAATTTCTTTTTCTCCTGATGAGAACGAAGAACTCGATGAATTAAATAGAGTTGTTCGTAAATTGAAGAACCCGACACCATTTTACAAAGCTATATATGAAATATATTATAAAAATAAAGTTAAACAATTAACTTTAAGAGTTGTAGGCGTAGATAAAATCGCAGGCATTTATAAAATTACTCATACAGAAAGCGGTAAATGCTATGTAGGGCAAAGTGTAGATATAGCAAATAGATGAAAACAACATATAAAAAGAGCTGTTGGAGCAGATACTCGAACAACTAATATGTTATATCCCGCAATGGCAGAATTAGGTATAGGAAGTTTCAATTTTGAAATAGTTGAAGTAGTAAATGACATAAATAAGTTAAACGAATTAGAAAAATATTGGCAAGAATTTTTAAAAGCAAAAGAATTTGGATTTAGTGTAAGATAAGGAGAAATAAAATGAGCAAAGATGCAAGCGCAAGTGTAAGATTATATTATGTGCAGATTATATATGTTATAGAAACAACATATGATGATTTATTATGTGATGTTAAAGGCGATATTGAAGCAATAAATTTAAGTAATCTATTAATTCATATTAAACATTATATTGGAGAAGAGCACTACGATAATATAACATATTTAGAAATAACACCGAGAGAAAGATAATGGAATATATTACAGTAATTGGTAGTCGTAAAATAACTCCTGAAGAAGAAATGACCTTAATACTTTTTGGTCGCGTATTCCAGCAGTTAGGCTTCACTTTAAGGAGCGGAGGCGCAGGTGGTGCAGACAATACAGTTACCCATTACCATAGAGTAGAAATATTTATACCATGGAATGGATTTAACAATCTACATCATGACGGAGAGAGAATATTTTCTTTAGATAAACTACCTGATGTTCCTTTAGCAATTAAAAAAATGGAATCAATACATCCCGCCGCAGATAAATTAACTCAAGGTGCAAGGAAACTACATACAAGAAATATTTATCAAGTAATTGGTAAGAATGGCGCTAATGGTCAAAAATCTTGTTTGGTTTTATATTGCTCTGATGAAGATATTATGACTAATTTTCCAGTAGGTGGAACTAGGACAGCTGTATTGTTTGCTAAGGACCTTGGTATTCCAACTATTAACATTAGAACACAAAACATAAATTTAGAAGATTTATTAGGTAAAATGAAATACACAAGTAAATAACAGTTTGATTAAAACTGTTAGATAAGAGTCCCTGGCTAGACTTAACCTCCTTTCAGATAGTGATGAGGGGCTCCTATCTAACAGCTTTAATCGGCACAACACGCCGGAGGAACATAAATGGATAAAAACAAACAATTAGAAGACTGCCTTGAAGAAGGGATGTGCGCATGAATAATGTCGCATACAGATGAACCAGTAAGAACAATTTTTACTGCTATAAGAACTTGTTATAGTGAACATGACCAAGAATATTTAGCTTATGAGGAATGGTTTAAATACTTATGGAAAGTCGCAGAAGGTTATCCAAATGATGCGGTTAGGTTATTATGTAAGGTAGCCGCTATGAAGCACTTAAGCGTTCTTGAACATGTATCTTTTACTTTTGGAATAAGAGGGGTATCACGTTCTTTATTGGCGCAATTAACTCGCCATAGAATAGGTTGAAGTTATAGTGTCCAAAGTCAAAGATATGTAGATTTAGGAAGTGAATCAAAATCAAAAGGATTCAAATATTTTACTCCTGAGGCTATAAAAAATGATAAACCAGCAAATGGCATATTTAAACAAGCTATGCGCGATTTACAACGTTCATATGATATACTTAGAATGAATGGTATTAAACCTGAAGATGCGAGATATCTATTACCAAATGCAACAGAAACTAATTTAACGGTAACTTGTAATTTCCGTGCATTTTTAGACTTCTACTCAAAACGAAGCACTAAAGCCGCACAATGAGAAATCAGAGAACTTGCTGAGGTCATGAAATCTCGAATTATCGAAATCGAACCAGATTTAGAATTTGTAATTAATGAATATATAAATCAAGGAGAGTAGCCGCATGGAGACCATTGAAAAATATGTAATAATCGAACAAACTTTTCATGGGATGCGGATAGTTTCTGAATCATATGATTCTGAAGAAATTATATTTGTTTTAACAACGTTTAAGCATAAAAATAAAAATGTTTATTACTTTCTATGAAAAGTTATAGAGTTACAAATTGAAGATGAAATTTGAACTAGAATGGAATAAGAATTTTGAACCGATATTAATTAAACTTATATTGTATTAGTATTAGTTTTGGTTAGTCTTTTCAGAAGAAATAAAAATAGTATTTTGAGAGCCGTTGAGGCTCTTTTTTATTTGGAGCGGCTTCATGGCTTTCGTTGGGGTGTTGTAAAAAAATTGCACAAATTCCTACTATACCCCTACATGCAGTCTGCCCTATTTCTGGCGGTTTTTTGGGATTGACCACCCCCCCCATATAGATATTTAATTATTTATGCTATATCCCTTGACATGGTTGTCTATCCGTGATATAATTGACATATAAAGAGTTAGAAAACATCAACCCTTTAAAAAGAGAGAGAGCCAAAAAATGGAAGATTACAAACAAATCTATGACTTATCAAAAAGAGATATACAAGCACTATGTATCAAGGAAATTGAGAGAGTTCAATTTTTACCTAGCACGAAAACAAACAGAGCAACAATTAAAAGAATGTTTACTATTTATGATATGGTTAATAATGCAAGTGAAAACTTTATTGCTCAAAATGTTGAGGGCGTTCGTGGAAATTTTGAAATAAGAGATTTCGAAATGTTTAATATTGGTTCAATGCTAGAGTGTTTAGTAGAACATTATACAACAGGAAAAGACCATTGTTCAAAATCATTTTTTGACCAAAATGACTTAGAAAACGGCTTCATGCCTTACGAAATAAAAACGAGTTTGGATAATGCAAGGTGTACTGTAAACACTAAAGCCCAAACTGTAAAGTTTATAAATAATAAAGGTTCATATATAATTAAAAAAAGCGCATATGAAACTATCAAAAAAGACAGTAAAAGCAAGTTATACGAGAATATGGACTACTCGCAATTTGAAGGTGTAAGACTTAATCACTCGTTAAGTGTAAAGTTAGGGCTTATCTAAAAGCCCTAACACCCTAACGGGGGAAAGCGAGATATTATGAAAAAATTATATAGTTTAATAAATAAGATAACAAAAAACGATATATATTATGCAGTTCAAGATTATGACGGTATCATTAGAGTAATGGGGACAAGCAAGACCATAGTAAAGTATATGAATAAGAATAAGTTATGGAATAAGGTAAGCTATAGTGTAGTGATATTATAATCACACTACATATACAGAAAGGAGTTGATGCCATTATGGTGTTATGAGTGACAGTCACACGTGAGTAAATACGCCAAGATAATAGGTGGTAGCGTGTGACAGTGTATTATGCACACAGTGCCGTGTGTGTCGGTATGTGGGGTGTGTGTATCCACAGTACCATGTGTGTCGGTATATACCCACAGTGCCGTGTGTGTCGGTGTCGGTGGTAGACAACCAAATTTTTTTGTCTGTCTATGTAAGCGCTTACATATAGGGTGATGTAAGCGCTTACATATAGGGTGATGTAAGCGCTTACATATAGGGTGATGTAAGCGCTTACATATAGGGTGATGTAAGCGCTTACATATAGGGTGATGTAAGCGCTTACATAGGTTGGTTGTCTGAGGCAGACAACCTAAAAAACTTGTAAAGTTTCTCAAAATATGATATAATTGGGTAAAGATAAAAAGGGGGTTCCAAAAATGTGTGTAAAAGATATAGTAAAAAATAAAGGTGCAACTTTAACAAAAACATTAAGAAAGTCAATATTAAAAACGGGTTATATGGTTAGTATTAAAGGTTATGAAATACAAGTAGACGCAAGTGATTTTACAAAATTGAGTAACGAAATTTTTAAAACACAACAACTTTCAAAATTTCATAAAAATTCTTATATTGGAATTTGGATTGAAGATGAAATTGCTTATATTGATTTAAGTGTTAATATTAAAGATTTAAAAGAAGCAACTAGCTTCGGAACAGAAAATGAGCAACTTGCAATTTATGGAATTAAAAATAGTGAATTACTTTATATTTAAGGGCTGAAAAGTCCTTTTTATTTAAGGTAAGAGGCTGTCTGAGACAGACAACCTAAAAAACTTGTAAAGTTTCTCAAAATATGATATAATTGGGTAAAGATAAAAAGGGGGTTTCAAAATGTTAGGACTAAATACGCCATTAACAGAGGAACAAAAAAACGAGGTTGAATATCAAACACACTTAGTATGTTTAAATTTAGTAAACACACAACGCAACTATTTAATAATGCAAGCAAATGAGGAGTATTTCAACGTAATAGACGACTACGATTTCAAATTTGTAATACGCAATGATTTCAAATACTATGACGATATCAAATGGAAATATGTAAACTTTAACAAAGTTAAAGCCTACATCGTAGAAACATTAACAGAGTTAAGAGCCTGAAAAAGGGCTCTTTTTTTATTAACGCAAGTGGGTTGTCTACCATAGACAACCTAAAAAACTTGCATTATTTCGGTGTATATGATATAATATAAGTATAGAGATAAGGTAGTCAATACCTCATCTCTCCACCAAAACTTTATTAGGCAAACCCACACTAACACGTGGAACCGTTGAATAAGTAAACTCTCTCTAAAAAACCCTATTGTGGCGATAGGGTTTAGAGAATATGCGCAAGGGGTTGTCTGCGGTAGACAACCTTTTTAATTTGACTTATTTCTTTATATATGGTATAATTACTATATAAGAAAGAGGTAATAAAATGAAAAAAATAATAGTATTAGTTGACGATAAAGAGAACTGTATTTTAGCGACGTTAGATTTAGAAAAGAGAAAAGTTGATGTAACACCAGTTAAAAGATTTAAAGAATTATCATTTTTAGGACAAGCAAGATTTCAAAATAAATTAGAAAGAGCACTTTTAGAAACAACCAGACTCAACGACGAAGAAAAAGAAAACGCAATCTCTAATTTAGTTTATAAAAGATTTCTTGACGAGTCTCCAGAATTAGAAGAAATAATGGAATTAGTCGAATTAATGAAAGACTAATTAATCGAAAAAAGAAAGTAGTCCTCCTCCTCTACTTTCTTCTTTATTGTAAGTATTAGGTTGTCTACGGTAGACAACCTAAAAAACTTGCTATTATTGAGTTTATATGTTATAATATATATAAGAGGTGAGAGATTATGTTAGTATTACAAAGAAAGCATTATATTATGAGTGAGATTTTAAACGGTGGGAATACCTTAAAAGTTATACCAAAAAATGGGCTTGACAATTACAGAGTAGGTCAAACAGTTAGAGTTTTTCATGAAATTAACTCGCAGAAATACCGAGAAGGAAAAATCACAAAAGTAAGACAACACGCATTTGAGTTTGGTTTTAGTGTTGGAACAACTGAATTGCCGAGAGTTATTATTTTATAAATTAAGACTTATAAGAGAAACAAATAGATAGGTCTGTGTTGAAGAAAAGGAAACTTTGAAAAATCCTTTTCTTCTTTTATAATTCATGGTAGGTTGTCTGCCGTAGACAACCGAAAAGATTTGACATCATATCTAAATTATGATATAATATAAGTATAAAAGGGGTGAATTAAATGGAATTTAAAACAGAGTTAAAAGTAAATATTCATTTTGAAAACAGAACAGTTTTTACAGATGAGGTAGTAAGGGATAGTATCACAGGCGAAGTTATCGCTGAATTAGTAAATGATATTGATATGGGAACTGCTACTACAGTAGAAAATGATATACTAAAAGATGGTTCTTGTATTTTATCAGTAACAAAAGAAACAAGTGGCTTCAATGCTGAAACTGGGTTTTACGACTTAGATTTAACAATTGAAATGTAGTTAAGGCTTATAGAATCTAAAATAGATAGGCTTGTTTGGAAGAAAAGGAAACTTTGAAAACTCCTTTTCTTCCTTTATAAAATGATAGAGGTTGTCTGCAGTAGACAACCTTATTCGTTTGACTTAAAATAATATATATGGTATAATATATGTAAGAGGTGAGATGTATGAAAAAGAAATTATATTTTGATATGGACGGTATTTTAGCCGATTTTGACAATGAGCCAAACGCTTTAACACGTTTTAAAAAAGAAAAAGGCTTTTTCGCAACACTACAACCAATAGAAGAAAATATTAAGGCTGTAAAAAAACTTATCGCAGAGGGTAAAAAAGTTTATATATTAAGTGTAAGTCCTAACAGACAAGCCGACACTGACAAAAAATCTTGGCTTAAGAAATATCTACCAGAAGTAAAAGAAAAGAATATATATATTATAAGGACAGGAACGCCAAAGAATAAAGCCGTAAAAGTAAAGAGAGCAATATTGTTTGACGATTACCGATTAAATGTTAGAAAATGGATTGACGCTGGTGGCTACCTTGCTATAAAAATAACACAAAGAACAGATAAAAAACTCAAAGCCGAATATCAAGCAAGAACTTTAGAACAAAGTATTTCAAGATTAAAAATGTTTGGGGTGATACAATGAAAACTATTTATATTGTGTCATGGGAAAGAAAACATGATATATTAAATGACGAAGAAATGGAAAAAATATTAAATGGTGGAGTAATAATAAAAGACGGTATAAGATATGTTTCTTTGTGGGGTTATATTGATATAAATATAGAGATTGAAAAATAATCTCTTTTTCTTTCTTTTGAGTAGGTTGTCTGCGGTAGACAACCTAATTTATTTGACATTGTTTTCTTTCTATGGTATAATATATACATAAGATAAAGAAAGATATTACTAAACTTTATCAAAAAAAGGGGTAACATATTATGGCTAAAGTAACAAAAAAAGTAACAGAGTTGAGCGATAAAGCGAAAGAAATTTTAGTGGTTTTGCAAGGTGCTGACAAGGGTTTGACACTACAAGAAATCACAAGCAAGGGCGTTGTAAAGCCTAATGGCTCACACTTAAAAGCACTTGAAAACAGAAATCTTGTTACAAGCGTTGATGTTGAAATTATCGTGCCAACTACAAGAACAGTAAAATCTTATTCTGTTGTTGTGGCTGAAGAAGAAACACCAGCCGAGTAAAAAACTAAAGCGAGAAATCGCTTTTTTTTCTATTCGCAAGTGGTTGTCTGCGGTAGACAACCTAAATGACTTGACTTATTTTAGTATCTATGGTATAATATATATAAGAGGTGATAAATATGTTATTTAATAATGAGTATTATAATATTCTAAAAAGAGAAGAAAGAGAAATGAAACAAGAGGCTTTAATCGAAAGGTCAAAAGAATTTACTAAAATGGTTTTAAAAACCGAAGAAGCAATATTACATTTTAACTTTAGTAAAAAATTAAAAACTAAAATTAGTATAATAACTTATGTGTGGTTAGGTCTTGCTACTTTTAGAAAAGAGTTTAAAGAATATTTTTATAGAGAGTACAAAGAAATGGAAATTGATATAGTTAGTATAGAATATGACAAATCTGAATTCTGTCACGATTTCATTCTCAAATTGAAAAAGAGATAATCTCTCTTTTTTTATTGTAGTTAGGTTGTCTGCGGTAGACAACCTAAGTGACTTGACTTATTTTAGTATCTATGGTATAATATATATAAGAGGTGAGAATATGAAAAACTTAATCAAAGTATTAAATGAAATTACAAACGAAAAAATTATTGTTTCGGCTCGTGGTGGTAGCCCCATCATAAACACAAATCAGCGTAGCGTTATAAAGCAAAGAATAGAAAAAGCATTTTTAACAGACTTGCAAGAAATTTTTGCTGAAACCGATTTAGTCCATATTATTGGTAGGGCTGAAAAAGGTATAATGTTAGCCATAGAGCATAATGATTTAGTAGATAATGCAAAAACTGAAGGCGAAATTGCTTTAGAATTTAATATCAAAGTAAGCAATTTAGATTTTGACACAGACACAGAAATTAGACTACACACAAAAGAACAAGCTAACAAAGAAATAGAAAAACAAGAAAAAGCACTTGCAAAGAAAAGAAAAATTGCAAGAGATAAAAAAGATAGAGCAGATAGAAAAAAAATAAAAGAACAAAAATTAGCCAAGTTAAACGGCTAGTTTTTCTTTGACTTTCTAGAGGTTGTCTGCAGTAGACAACCTTCAATTTTTGACATTCTACTTAGTTTATGGTATAATATATATAAGAGGTGATAGATATGAAATTTAATGATGTAGTTGTAAAAATGGGCGAGTTAGTAAGTGGTTTTTTATCTGCTGTAAGTCCTGCGATATCTGTATCATTTGACAATTTTTCAAGTTTTGACCCTGAAGAAAATGTTATATATATAGGTCTATTGCCTATGACTGAAGAAAATCCCTATGACGATTTTCATAAAGGCTATTACAGAGCAAGTGGCTTTGATTATGAAAGTTATGGTATATCATTTGAAACTTTTACAATATTGCACGAGTTAGGACATATGGAAAGCAACCCAACAGAAAAAGAATACCAAGAATATTATAGATTAACAAATATAATAAATAATTCAAATATGGAATTATCTACAAAAGCAAATAAATACTTTGCATTAGATTTAGAATATAAAGCAAATCAATGGGCTTTCAACTTCTTAAAAGATAATTTAGATATTGTTAGAGTGTTTGATAAAGCATTCAACCTCCTAAAAAGCGAATTACTCAATTGCGAGTAATTTCTTTTTCTTCTGGGTTGGTTGTCTACGGCAGACAACCGCATTCGTTTGACTTAAGGCATTATATATGGTATAATATTTATATAAGAGGTGATAAATATGTTTTGTTCAAATACAACTACAAGCGATTATATATTTTTAATAGTAACTCACGAGTGCGATAGGAATTGTGCTTTCTGCGTAGATAAGGACAGAGGAAAACAAGAATATATTACAATGGAAAATGCGGCGAAAGCAGTCCAATATTGTTTAGATAATGATATTAAAACGATTACTATATTAGGTGGCGAACCCACACTACACCCATTTATTGCATCAATATGTTCTATGATAAGATATTATGGTATAAATATTGTAATGACTACAAATTACAGTAAACCTTCAGTTGTTGCTTACCTAGATAAATTTGTAAGTAGTTTTAATATATCTTATTATGACCAAAAACACTTACCAAAGCAAAAAGATTTTAATGCCGACCTTACATTATCAAAGTTATTGTTTAAAGGTGGTATCGACACAAGAGAAAAACTAGACAACTTTATTGATAAACATCAAAATGATTTCAATGACTTAAAGTTCTCTACACTAACAGATATAAATAAGTTTACCCACGACCACAAAGACTTACTATTCTTAGACCAACTACCAATAGATAAAAAGGTAACTATTATGGGCGAAATTCAAGGTCATTATTATAGAGGTTATTTAATTAAGAGATTTGATTTGAAAGCGACTGAAAATTATTATTGTCAAAGGTCAATGAAAATGCATACCAACGGGGAATTAAAAAGAGAGTGGTAACACTCTTTTATTTTAAATTGAGAAGGTTGTCTACGGCAGACAACCGCATTTGTTTGACTTAATAATAAATATATGGTATAATTAAGTAAAGAAAAAGGGGTATTAAGAAATGGAATATTACGGTAGAAATGATTTAAAGAGGGCTATCAAGAGATTTGAGAATGTCAAAAAGATAGCATTAAAATTAAAAGAGTTAGACATTCGTATAGGTCAACCGTTTAGGGTTAAACAGTTAGGCAATACGATTACTCATTCTGGGACTTTGTTTATGCAACTTGTAAACTCTGGAGTTCTAAAGGTTGTTGAAGTAAGGAAAGAGGTTTGCCCTTATATCAATAGAGGCGTTGAAACTGTTACAAGTTATAAGCGCATAACAGATGGCTGTATCATTAGCGCTGAAATGTATCACGATATGAATTGGCGCGGTAGAGATAAATATATTGGATGCCAAAAATCTTTTAAACCTGCTATGAGTAAATACAATGTATATGCAATTCAAGAGAATTGGCGTGGCATTCTTGTTAAAGAAATCAAAGAATTACAAGGTGCAGTTACGAACATTATTGCAAGAGAAACCAAATGGTTCGTAAACTCAGTTCAAGAATTAACTACTTTCTTTAAAAACGACGAATGGTCATTAAGAAGAGAAATAAGAAGAATTGAAAACTGCTAAAAGACCGCAAGGTCTTTTTTCCCGTGTAAGGTAGGTTGTCTGCCGTAGACAACCTAAAATATTTGACAAACTTAACTCTATATGGTATAATATATGTATAAGGTTGAGATAGAAACTCGTAAAAACGAAACATTGTTTAAACTCAATTTGTAGTAGGAACCTTATAAAATGTGCTTATGTTAGCGAACCAGCGACTAACTAAAATTGCAAGTGTGAATGTGGAACTTGCAGGTATCCATTGCCTACAGCTATGGCGTAATTAGAAATTTTAACGACAAAAAAACCGTATACCTTGTTTGTGGTGCTTGTAACGATAACGAAAGTAACCGCCAAAGTCCTGTGGTAAAGGCAAAATAGGTTGAGAAATGTGGACTTTCTCATTAAATAAAGACTAATGCATAACTATTAGCCTATTTTTTTTACGCAAGGAGTGGTTGTCTGCCACAGACAACCGAATAATTTGACAATGTAAGCGTTTTATGATATAATATAGGTAGTTAAGAAAGGACTTGACAAAAATGAGCGAAAAAGAAAAAATCTTAATTTTAGATACAGAGGTCAACGGGAAATTTGTTTATGATATTGGTTTTATTATCGCTGAGGAAAGCGAAAAGGGTTTTTATCACGCCGTAGAAAAGCATCAATTTTTAGTAGAACAGATATATTATAATCATAGATTATTTACTACTGATTATTACGCAAAGAAACGGAAAACTTATACAAAACTAATGAAAGGTAGAAATGCAATATCTAAAAAGTTTGGTTATATAACACAAATAATCGCACACACCATCAAAAAACATGATATTAAAAAAGTTTATGCTTATAATAGTAATTATGATAAAACAAGGTTTGCATTTACAAGTAATGATTTCAAAGTTATAAATCCGTTTGATAAAATAGAATGGCACGATATAATGGCTATCTCTAATCACTTTATACATTTAAGTGAAAAATATATCAATTTCGCTATTGAGAATGAGTATATCAATTCAAGTGGTTTTATTGAAACAACAGCCGAAACAACTTATCAATTTGTAGATAGCAATATTGATTTTAAAGAGGAACACACCTCACTTGCTGACTGTGAAATAGAAATGGAAATATTAAACTATTGCATAGCAAAGGGATACAATAAAGAACAAGTTTACAAAACAAAAAATATCCCAAGTGATAAATTGCAAGTATTAACAGTAATTCACGAAAGCACCGAACATAAATTTGGTTATGTAAAAAGAAAAAATAGTTATTTAAAAAATCAAATTACTCTCACATAGAGAGTTTTTTGCTTTTAATTTAATTAGGTTGTCTGCGGTAGACAACCGCATAAGTTTGACAAGTTTCTTTGTATATGGTATAATATAAGTATAGAAAAGGGGTAATAAATATGTTAAATGTAAATGTAGTAGACACTTACAGCGCGAGGGCGCTTGTCCGTGATTTTAGAACTATCTATAGCAAGGTAGGGACATCAATTTTTAGGTCTAAAGAGGTTGGCGAACATTATCGCGCTGAATTAGAAAAGTTAAAAAGATACGGTCTTTGTAGAGTTGTAGAAACAAGACATCAACAAGTAGTAGATACAAGCCGTTGTTACAGAAACGATATGACTTTGGTAAATACAAGAAACCAAGATACAGTCGATGAAATTGAAAACGCCGTAGAGGGCGAAACTTACAAAGCCGTAAAAGGTAGAGTAATTAAAGGCGAGTTTTATACATACCAATTAACTTGTAATAGTATTAGTGACTTAATTGATGAAATCGAAAACCAATTATTCAAAGCCGGAAAAGATTTAAGAATGCATTTTTGTTAAAAGACCGAAAGGTCTTTTTTTGTTTTTGAGGTGGTTGTCTGCCGTAGACAACCTATTCAGAAGAAAATAAATTGACAAATGTTCGGCGATATGGTATAATCAGTATATAGAAAAGGGGTATTATTATGAAAAAAATAAAAAAAGCATTAGACTTAATAGAAAATGAATTCTCAAAAATAATTGCAAAAATTACGGAAGATCTTGGGGTTGTAGTTTACTATTATGGCAAATTAGAATTTCATCATGGGGTAGAATTTATCCAAAAAATTGAGTTTACAAGAAGTGACGAAGAATTCCTTTTTTACTTGACAGCAAATATAAAAGATATGAAATTTAAAGCCGATATAAATAATATATTTCATCATAATTCATTTGAATTTGAAACTGTAAAGAGAATTGTAAAAGACTTTAACTAGTCTTTTTTAAAAATTAAAGTGGTTGTCTGCCGTAGACAACCGCATTTGTTTGACTTAAAACGTTATGTATGATATAATATAAGTATAGAAAAGGGGTATCAAAATGAAAAAAATGTTATTATTATTAGTAGTATTAGTTATTGGGTTCGGTTTTGTAGGTTGCGACCAAGCGAGTGTGGCCGCCGATAATATCAGCACAGGTGCAGACAATTTTGAAGTTCTTAGAAAAGTAGTTTTCTATAATGGGATTACAGACGAGTATATGTATGCAATTGAAGGCTATTGTTCTATCAAGCAAGACAACATTGATAATCAATTAGAAGTAACTTGTAAAACGGGCGAAGACGCCTATGTAAAACACTATTTATATTTGAGTGATAATATCACATACATGGTTATTCAGTTAGAGACTGTCAATGTAGACACCTATCATTATAGGTTTATTTTAAGACCGAATGTTTTAATTCCTGATATTGAAGTCGATTTACCGTAGTTAAATTAAGACCTTCGGGTCTTTTTTTTGTGAGTTGAATGGTTGTCTGCCGTAGACAACCGCATTTATTTGACTTAAAGCGTTGTGTATGGTATAATATATGTATGAGGTGATAGGTGTGGAAAAGTTAATATTTGAAGATAAAATGAGTGGTATTAGAGTTAATTTAAGTAAAGAATTAAGAGAAGAAATGAACGAGATAACAATGGGCTTAGATTATATGACACCGAAAGACGTCCCTGATTTTGTTTTGTACGGTATTTGGTGGAGTTTTAAAGGTATGTTTTTAGAGATACTTTTTGAGAAAGACAGTACTAACGTAAAACTTAGAAAATCTGGTAAAACTGAAGAAATTTTAGTTAGTGAGTATTATTCTAAAAGTCTCTTTGACAGTTTAGTTGGTATGCTAGATAACGACGACCAAATAAAAGTTTGGCTATATACAAATCGCAAAGACATTTGGGAACAATTAGTTGATAAATTCGGTAGCGAAAAAAATGTGTTTGACGAATATATTAGATTTAACCATTAGGTTAAATCTTTTTTATTTTAAGGTGGTTGTCTGCCGTAGACAACCTAAAATAATTGACAATTTAAAATATATATGATATAATATGTATATAGAATTAAAAAGGAGAAATAATATGAAAAAGATTTATGCGTTCGGTTTCACCTACGATGATTTTGCGGACGGTGGTTTTAGTCCTAATTTTATTAGTTTTAGTAAAGAAGAATGTTTTAATAAATTAAAAAAAGAAAATAATGACTATGCAGTTGTGTCCTATGATTTTGAAAAAGATTTTGATTATGACGAAATTGAAATAATTGCTATTGTTAGAGATGGCCAATTTACTATTTTAACAGATTTAGAAGAATTAAAAGAAAAAGCATTTCAGTTGGGTAAAAATTTAATATCAACTATGAACATTATTAACGAACCAAATGAAGAACAATATACTTTCATAGATAATGAGTTTAAAAAAATGGGTTTACCAAATTTTGCTTCATTCCAAGTTTTTGAAAGGCTTTTTACATAAGCCTTTTTTTTATAAATTGTATGGTTGTCTGCCGTAGACAACCAATTAGTTGAATGTTTAGGTTGTCTGCCAAAAATGAACGAATAAAGGAATGAGTTTACTTTTCGTTCACTGTTCAGGAGAAAAATAAATATACGCCGACCGTTATTTACCATACCAAGAAAACCCCATTCATTATTCACTATTCATTATACGCAAGAACACCGTGCCGTTCATTATTCATTATTAACACGCAAGAAGCAGCAGGCCTATGTTCATTATTCATTATTAAACACGCAAGAGTGAACTAAAAATTATTTTATTTTTTATTTCTAAATACACTTGACAAAGTTGCCGAAATATGGTATAATATATATAAGAGATAAGGAAAATATTTTATCTCAAAAAGGGGTAATAATGAAAAATTTAGAAAAGTTGTTTAATGAATTAAGAGTAAGTGAAATTCAAGTTTCCAAGCGTAAAGGTGCAAAAGTAATCAGTCAGAAACAGTTGTCCACTATTAAACAGTCAATCATGAACGCAATATTGAATGATATCAAAGAGGTATTAAGTGAATCTGAGTTCGTGGGTATTAACGAAAACGGCATTGTAATTGAAATAATGAACGACCAAGTTGACTCATTATCATTTGAAATGAATCCTAAAATTAAAGGTTTAGAGTTCGACGCTTACTATTCAGTATTGGACTTCAATATGGAACAAGAAGCCAAACGTGAACGTGCGGCTCAACGAAAGAAAGATGCCAAAGCGAAATTCACTAATGCGCAAGCACAAAGGAAAACTACTGCAAAGTAGTTTTTTTTTGCAACATTATGAGTCAATAATGAATGTTCATTTTTATTATTATATGATTAATAATGAATAAAAATCACCTATTTTAGCCCATTTTAGTGCATTTTATGCGTATTTTACGCCATTTTACATCATTTTAGTACAAAAATGAACAATAATCGTTCATTATTAATGATTATTGTTATTAAATAAACGTGAATATAATGTGGTAATGTTTACTTAGTTTTATCCTCGTTGCCAAAACGTGACAACGTGAGACTATCGATACTCGATGGATCAGGTGTACCGTACGAACCGCCGCATAGTCTACATATATTCACGCAAGAACACGCAAGGTTTTTGGAATTGTAGATTTGACTTTTTATGTAGTCTGTGATATACTTATAGTATAAAGAGTAAGAGATAAAGTGAGAAAAGGTTCTATCTAACTTGGTAACTACCATAAAGTAATGGAAATATAAACTTGACTTTATATCTAATCTATGATATACTATATATGTAATAGAGTAGAGATACTTTATATACACTTGGTAGGCAAACCCTACCCGAAAGGAGAATTACAATGGCTAAAGGTAAATTGACTGAAGGAACTGCGAACGCGTTAGAGGCATTAAAGGGCTTAGGCGGAAAAGCAACTTTCGCAGATGTTAAAGCAACTGGTGCTAAAGTAGGTACTTCTAACTTCACTGCATTGGTAAATGCTGGGTTAGTAACTGCTGAAAAAGTAACCAAAGTTAAGACTGTTGAGTACGAAGTTAACGAGTACACAGTAGTTGAAGTTGAAGCAACTGAAGAAGTTGCTGAGTAATACCCCACCTGAATAAATAGAGTTGGGGAGTGCCGAACTCCCCGTTACATGCTCCCATAGACAAAACGGTAAAGTCACTAGGCTTTCAACCTAGAATTTGCGGGTTCAAACCCCGTTGGGAACACCAAATGGCCAATATGCGAATGGTCGCAACCAATTCGCCGCAGGGCTAAACCCTGCTAGGTCTCCAAAACGAGCGAAAGTCGTCCAGCCAAGGGCGTAACTCTTCTTGAGCTTCTCTAGAGTATAAAGAAAGAAAGGCTCACCCATGGGGTTGTAAGGGTTCGACAGTATTGTAAACCAACAAACGGAGCAATGCTGGACAGGGGTTCAACTCCCCTCAATTCCACCAATAACTGGAATATAGATTTGACTTTATTAGTAATCTATGATATAATTATAATATAAGAAAAAGAAAAAAATAATTTTAGTCGCCTGAGCACTAACAGGTTCCATAATCTTAGGAATAATTAACCCGTATGAGTAGGAATAAAATATCAGCGATAGACCATTGGGAAAGATACGGATAGTTCGCGCCGTTCTAAAGACTAAATTATAATTTTCTCTATTGCACTGAGTGTTAGGTTCCCCCTAAGCCTAGCCCCGAGTGGAGCAGAGAAATACTGCATAGTCAGAGTAACGCCTGTATAAATCTCGCGTTTGAAAAAAGGGAATGGAGAGTAACAGCCCTAGAAAAGACTTTCCGCGTTCGGGCTTGTGTTACTAATTTTATGGAGCCTTGCTACCCAGCAAAATCAAAAAAAATAGCGATAGGTTGTGAGCTTAATGAGGTTGAAAGAATACCAAACCAAACTCTCCTATATGTCGCATAGCTCAATTGGATAGAGCAACTTTAAATAAGAGACAGGGTTTGATTCCCCAAACGGCACCGTGGCAGTAGATGGAGCTGACTGGATAAAACTACCGAGTGTGAGGACGCACTATAAACACAGTCACCTGACCAGTTTGAAATCTGGTGTATCAAAATTTATTGCGTGGTCTTAGGAAAGGCGCCCCAATAGGGGAGAAGTTGGTTCGATTCCATCCGCAACGGGGTAGCTCCCCATGTCCTGCAGGACTATAGTCTTTTAGTGTTTTATATACTCTTAATAAATCACTGTGTATGGGTTCCACCAGAAAACCTAGGCCTAAGAGTTCGGCCTTCAGAATTGAATCGGAGGAGCGGCAACCTCGGCGCAGAAAACCGCCCTTAATTTATAAGAATCTGCATTATCGTTTATATAAGACGACTGGGCGTCTATAAAAATTCCCTATACTTTAAAAGCTATCCTTTATTGGATAGCTTTTTTCTATAACATTCCCTCCCAATAATGAATATTCATTTTTAATATTCAATAATAAAAATAAACAAAAATATGCCTCTAAAAGCGAAAATAAAAAATTTTCGTATTTAGCCACGCAAATTATCGATTATCGATAAACCAATAAAAAAGAAGACAACACTTTGGTTTCCACACCATACATGTTATCTTCTCTTTTGCCACTTTTCGCTGGCAACGCTGGATACGTATCTCGAGCTCGTTCATCCTAGTTAAACGTCGTTGGTAAACAAGTCTTGGGTTAGTCTCGACGGCATGATGTTTTCGCGCACATGCTTTACTACACCTCACATTTTATAGAGCTAGAGGTTTCCTACCGCTTTTATGGTACGTTTAAAGCTGGTTAAATTCCGTGTCCTTTACGAGACAAGTCGTCGCTACTTATTGAGCAATAGTCAAATCTCTTTTGCCGACTAAACAAGGCAGATTATTCCCTTTGTATAAAGAAAAATACTCAAGTAATTACTCTCTTTCTTTATCTTTATAACTAATTATATCATAGATTAAGTAAAAAGTCAAATCTAAAAAAATAAAATATTTTTGTGGCTCTATTATCGACTATCGATAGTGCTATGACTAACTAAAAATTCATCGATATTATAATGATAGGTTAATTTTTCTCTATATTCTGGCTTCCCTAAAGCAACAAAATCGCAATCCCGAACTCCAACCACAATTCACAATTTCCTCTCTCTGAGGGTAATTGATGCGGCGATACGGTCAATCGTTTCTATTACTCCTGAATAACAACTCACCTAGTCTCTTAAGTCTGAGTTTACTTACTCTCAAGTGCTTTCTTAATGCGTTTAAATTCCTCTGTATTCCTTATCCATTCCCAGCTATCCTTACCAGTATCCACATTTAACAAACTTATTACTCCTTCACCAAGCCACTCTAAATCATTCAGTAATCTGTTATTTTCCATCATTTTTCTCCAACTCGTTTACTTTCTCTTCGAATACTTCAATCACAAAACATATCGCAAGGTTAAATATATCAGTTGCAACGTTTTCTAGATTATCTTGAACCATAATAATACGCTCAATTTGTTCCTTAGCTTCTTTGCATTCAGGAGAATCTATTCCCTTAAACATTGTCACAAGTTTATAATGTTCTATTGCTATTAATTTTGCTTCCTCTAATTCATTTAATATAAGAATATAAGCTTTTGCTCGTTTTCTTTCAATTCTACTTTTTCCCATTTATTTCAATTTCCTTTCGTTAATTTTTATAATGCTTCGTTTACTTTTGCTATTTCGTATCTAAGTGGTTATGCTTCGCCAGAGCTATCCATAGTCAGAAAAAGTGCGCCCGAAGATTGATTTAGACACGCCCAAGGGAATGAGCTCGGAGAGCGATTTTCCTTGTCCCCCTTGGGGGGTTGGGGGCAACTAACCTAAGAGCCTCGGTGCGGCTACTTCAACTTAATATAGAGCGGGAGTGGAAATGAGATTACATACCCCACCCCTACCCCTCCCAAGGGAGGGGATTCAAGACGTCAGGCCTTCGGCCTTCGTCATATCAGGAGAATAAATAAATTTCGGCTTAATTCCTTTTATGATAGGTTTAGGTCGGTGAAACAAATTATATTAAGATATAGTCCTACGGACGTTATCGAAGACTTAGCAGTCTTCTATTAATATTATAACATAATCTTAAAACTTTTACAAATTTGCCACTATTTTTTTCATATTTTTCTTGTAGGTCACTCTTTATCCTCAATAATCTCCCATAATTTTATATAATTCCAAGTAATTTGTAACTCTTTTTCAATATCATTTAATTCAACGTTTTTAAAAGCCTTCGTTGTATCTATTACATCAAGTCTTTTTAGCATGGCAATAGAATTTAGCTTCGGATTATTAGTATATCTGATACCAATAGGATTGCCATTATACTTACCTGCGGTTTTACGCTCTCCACGAAGGAAACCATAAAAGTTACCACTATCAACTTCTAACTCTTGTGCGGCTTTGTAGGCTGTAAGATAAGTTCCTATTATTTGTTTACTATTCATATTATATACTTCCACTCCATTAGTAAATTCAAGAGTTTGCATACGCCTACTTAAATGATTTTCTATATTTACTTTACTAAAATCTTTAACGAAAGCGAAAGTAAAACCATTTGCAATAAAATGACCATCTTTTCTATGACATATATTTGAAATACTCGTTGGGGCGATATCCAACTTTTTACCCATAGCTGTTACACTATCTTCTTGAGAAATTATTTCAAATGTCCAAGCGTGTATTTGGTATACAGGCTTAGAATTTTTCTTGCTCAAACCACCCATACTTCGACCACCATTTGCTATATTATAACCTTTTGGTATCTTAGTGTCAAAATTAGAAATATAAAATATTTCCTTATCATCTAATTCGCTGTTCGGAATGTCGCCTTCGACTTCCTCAATTTTAAACTTATCAAAGCCATATTTTACCATTGCAGATAAGATTGCTGAGTTATGCGAAATACTAGCAGATTTATGCCCGTATTTATAATTATTCCAACGATTTCCAATTGCTTGAGTTGTAAGCCCAATATAAATCTTATCATTTACTGAATTTGTTATTTTGTATATAAAACCCATTAAATCACCTCTTTTATCTTTATAATATAATTATACCATAAAGTGCATTTAATGTCAAATTTAGAAAATTTTTAATGGAATAAATTTTAATCTATTCAGCCGCGAGCGGTGTAACCAGAGTATATATTTTTGATACACCGCGTGCGGCGATTTAGGCTTATTAAGCGACCTTTATATCTTCTTCTCTACGAACAAAATATCCAGTTTTTAATCCAAAGGTAACAATCCCTTGATAGAAAGCAGTTAAATAATTTAACATACCTAAATAACCACCACTTGCAATCACTTCTTTGTCTAACAATATTTGTAATTGAATTTCTGTGGTAAAATTAATTTCTATATCAATGTTTACTTCTCGTATTTTGTTTATAATTCCGTTTATTTGATTAATTGCTTGTTGTAATTCCATGCGGCGACCTACCCTCTATAATACTTATCTATGACGATAAATAAATTCACTAAATTAACTCCAAATACCAAACCATAAAAAAATGCAGATATGGCAAAACCTGAAATTATAGCCGATATACCTAATGTTAAGGTGAAGATTATAAGAAGAATAGTTATTTCTAATAATGCATATTTACTCATTATTCCACCAAACTAACTCTGATATAATCTACATCTTCATCATCAGATATTCTATCTATTACATAATTGTCTTGAAAACCTAATTCATACAAGATAGTAGCCATACATTTTTCTTGTATAAGAACTTCAACTAAACTCCAAGTTCTTTCTTCAGAATCTTTTATCATACTAGCAACATATAAAGGATTATATATTTCATGCATTTTCTTTATAATGTCGGCTTCTGTTGCTTCAAAATCCTTTTCATAATAAATTCTTTTTGAATATTCTACTTTAAATTTCATTGCATTCCTCCAATATCTGTCTTGTTTTTCTATTTTCATAATTATCTCCTATAATCCCATTACTATTGAAATTAAATCATTTCTAATATCTTCTGTTAAACCAATATTTTCACCCTTAATTGAGGCTATTATCAATTTTTTTACAAAATCATTCATTCTTGGTTCAATAGATTTTCTACCATCTAAAAATTCTTGTATTTTATCTACTTCTTTATTCCAATTTTGGATAGCACGCTTAGGTGCTTTAATTTCTTTGTCTCTATCATAAATATCATCTGCAGATGCTTGTATTATTCCACATTTAGGACATTTATACATATAGTTTGTCTGGCCTGGATAGCCATGTCCATTACCTCTTCCCATATCTTTTGCTACTAATTGCGGCTCTGCGCCACATATTGCACAATTTTTCATAGTTTCCTTCCTTTTCTTTTCGTTATAATGAAAACACTGTTTCAAGTGTCCAAGATAAAACATTCTCTGGAGTATATATTTTAAGTGTTAACATTAGTATTCCCTCTGTAATTCCGATTTTAATTCTTTAATTTTTTGTTTAGTTTCAGCAATTCTGCGCTTAAGAAAAGATATTACTTCTACTTCTTTATAACAAGTAAAGAATAATCTATTTTTAAACATTTCTAAGTCTTGCTCTAATTCTTTAATTTTTCTTTTTTTATTAAATTTATTCATTTTATTTCTCCATGTTCTTATATCTTATACTATAATTATAACATAGACTATTAAAAAAATCAAATCTAAAATTCCATTTCAGTAGAAAAGAAAAGATTTAATTCTTGATACACCGCGTGCGGCGACTTAAGCCTAATTCATATATTTGGAATATCGTTACGCAATACTTTATATTCGATATTCCCATGAGATTTTGTATCCTTGAACTCTACAAAAATCTACTTCGCTATAAACTGGCTTTACATAATAACCTTTATGAGTTAAAAAATCTCTTAAAGAAGGATGCATTTGTCGATACTGTCCTGTTGTATAAATAATTTTATATTCACCTTTTTCAGCGGCTTTTATAATTCCATTCTCTATCTTTGTAATCTGTTCATGTAATTCATTATAGCAATCCGCTATCTCTAATGCTTCTTTTGCTCTAATCATTTTCTTTCTCCTCTTTTTCGTATGTTGCTCTTTCTTCATCAACCCATTTATGCCAATGATTTCCACAGCACCATTCATCTAACATATAAATCGTTACACGTGCAGCCCAAGCATTCATTCCGATAATCATCCATTCTTCGAACGTAGGTTCTGTTTTCTTCATAGTTATAGTCGGTTCTTCTTTTTGTCTTTTCCAAAATCTTAACATTCTATACATTGTCCTATCCATACGTAAAAGACGCATAATCATTTCCCACTCATTAGCTCTATCTATAACTTGTGAGATAATACTAAATAACGTGGAATCTGTTGGTTCTCCTTCGTATGTTCCATAATATTTTTTATAATGTTCTTTTGTTCTACCGTCTTTTAAAGCAAAAATCCAAAGAACATCTCTTTTGTCTAATTTGTTTATAGTTTCGTTCATTTTTTTCTCCTTATTTTTCATAATCTATATAGACTTTTATTGGTTTTGTTTTTGGTCTCGCCCTATGAGCCTTTTTAATTTCACAGATAGCCGCATAAAGTGCCCAAAAGAAATATATCCATACAAATGCTGGGTGAATAATCACACCAAGTAAAATCGGCAAGGGATATAATATTCTCTTCATTTAATACATCTCTTGAATAAAATAACTTATATCCTCAATCTTTGTAACTCCAGAGGTTCTATCTTCATAATTTGTATAGATTTCACTTTTTTCAAAATCCATTTCAAGATACAAATCGTAATCTTCATTTATTAAACATTCGACTGCATTTTCAGCTTGTTCTTTAGTATCATATATAATATTGATACAGAACGGAAACGTTCTATCATCTATACAATCGCGTGTTCCGTATATTACAAATCCTTTACAGTTATCCATATTAACACTCCTCACTTAAATCACTAAGGTCTAGTAATTCAACATTATCATTCATAGAATAGAAGTCTTGCAAAGCCCAAAGACAAATCTCTGCATCTTCTAAATCGCTAAATTTTGCTATAATTTCATCATTCACGCAAACTAACTTATTAAAAGGTTTATTCACAATATCCACCATATCTATCCCAAGAGCTTGTTTTATAATTTTTAATCGCGTCAAATAGTCTATTAACATCCTCTACTCTTTCAATAGAATAAATATCCTCAATTGAAAACTCTTTTTCGAGACTCCAAGAAGCAAAAACATAAAATCTTTTATCATATAATTTAACTCTACCATCAGAATAAACTTCATATTTATGATTATTATAATAGTATTCAAAAAAATCTCTACCAACTTCAAAAAGAGGGAGTGCTTTTTTAACTTCTTTTACACATTTCTTAATATTTTCTTCTAAATCATTTGCTGTTTTTAAAGTATCAAAGACTGATACCTTTTCTTTTCTACTTAAATCTTTTAACACTCTAAAAAAAGTTGCTCTATCATCAAGTAATTTCTTATAGCCTCTACTCATTTTTCCCATTGTTCTCTCCTTTATTTTTCATTAGTTAAATCTCCTCCAGTATATTCTTAATCCTTTTCCAAGATAACTCCAATCAACTTTAAGTTCCTCTTCAGTTAAATAACGAACTATTTCACCATATGCTCCGTCATCAGTATTCGACCTGTCATCATACATTATATCGCGAATGTGTTCGTCCCAATTTGCATAATCTTCATCAGACCAATAATATTCTTCATCTCGGTCTAAACCAAAAGTATTGTCAAAACTATCAGCCTCTTCCATAGCAACTTCTATCATTCCTGAATGGATTACTCTAACTAATTCATTTTTTCCAAGTTCTTTTTCTAATCTTTCAATTATATTATCTGCTAATTTAGTTTCATCTTCTTGTTCTTGTTTATATTTTTCCATAATTACCAACTTCTAAATATATTTTTTTATCTTTATAAGTAATTATATCACAGATTAGTAAAAAAGTCAAATCTAATATTCCAATATATTAAAAAGACATATTATATATGTCTTATTATATTTTTGTAATTACAACAACTATACCTTCACAGTATAATTTAACCTTTTCAAATCCCATATCAAAAAGTTTATTAACTTCTGGACTTACGTGACTAACTTCTTCACTTAGTATTTCTTTGGTTTCTCTTACAAACTCTCTAATTCTATATTTTGGCATTATAAACTCCTCTTATACTTCAAAAATTACAACATCAGATTCTTTATAGGGAACTTCTATCACTATTTCAAAACTTGAATCGCATTCTTCATTATAACAAAGACACTCTTGATGATAACAAACTTTACCACCATCAAGATATGTATCGTTTTGCATTACTTCATAATTTTCACTCCCACAAACGGGACACTTAAATCTACTCATATTACCCACTCCCAACTGCAAGTTTAACAGTAAGAATACTATTAGACAAGCGATACTCATATACTTCACCAGCAATTTTCTTGCCATTAACTTCTAAATTCCACATTTCCCAATCCCTATCCATCATAGTAAATTCTTCTTTTGTGATTTTAGCACTCGCACCTCTACAAGAAAATGTTTTCTTACTTTTCGGTCCGCCATTCCATGGAATCATTCTACCATGGCTATCCCAATAAAAACTTAATCTTATGTGCAAATCAGTTCCTTCAACTAATACTGATTCTCTAACATTTGTTTTATCAAAACGCGTTGTAACTGACTTGCCTATTGTTTCATCTACTTTAAATTCCATATTTTAATCCCTTTTTCTTATCCTTATAATATAATTATACCATAGGTTAAATAAAAAATCAAATCTAATATTCCAATAAAAAAGGAAATGCGTAAACATTTCCTACTTAATTTTATTTTTACTAAAACTTTGGATAAAACTCATGTAATCTTACTTGTGCATTACGTGTTTTATATGTATATAAACCACAATTGAAATCTACTGCTTTTGCTACTTCGCCGCAGCGGTCTACTAACACAACAGCCTCACGACAACTTATCATACGAGATTCTAAATGGAACTCATAACCCATACTGCAGTCATCACGGACATACAATCTTTCTGGCGCACATACTTCAGTAATACGTTCTAACATAAAGTCAGCCCAGCCCCAAAGTCCATTATCAATATTTAAAGAGTATCTAAATGTTTCTCTTGCTTCACTAAATTTTAATCCAGTAATTCTTGCGAAGGCGTCGCGATATTTCATCATATCATTGTTAACTCCGAAAGAACCAGTTCTTGCGTCGTGGTTATACAAGTTATGACTTACAATTACTTTTTGTCCAACTTCGAAGGTTGGTTGGAAAATATCTTCGAACATATCCATTGACCAATACCAACGACTCCCTTGTAATGTGATACCATCTTCACAAACTCTTGTTACTTTAAGATACTTCCCTTTTGATTCTACCATATCCCAATTCACACGGTAACGATAACACTTGCAAACGTTTAAATTTCTTTTAATTCTTACATAATCTCCTGCTTTTAATCTACTCATTTACTTCTCCTTTTATTTTTTTATTTTCTAATTCTACTGTCTCTACTGTTTCTACTTGCTCTTTTATTTGTTTTAATATATTTCTTCTACCTAAGGTTTGTTTAGCAAGTCTAATTATTTCTTCTAATTCTTTATCACTATATAACCCGTAGTAAATAGTTTTATTCATATTTAAACCTACTTTCCTTACCTTATAATATAATTATATCATAAACTAAACTAAAATTCAAATCTATATTCCATTATTCATGTAATAATGTAAAAATAACTAAGAAAATTATCATTAGTATTGCAAATGCAATTGTTAAAACTATTGGTAACCACCAAACCCACACCAATACGAATAAATTAACAAAAATAAATATGAACATTCCAGTTGTTGCAGAACTGAAAAACATTGTCGCTAATAGCGATATTAATGCAAATAATTCTCTCATATTAATCTCCTAACATTGCGATTAACATTACAATAAAACCAAAAATAAATACTATTAATGGGACTATCGCAAAGAAAATCATTGCACTAAGAAATGTTAATGCCACTGGTATCCATAGCGGCGCAGTTACCCACCACCAAGACCAAGCAATAACTCCTACTAATTTTAGTATTAGGAATACTATAAATGTAGTGCCACACAATCCCATTCCACTTCTGCTATAAACAATTGTTTCTTTAAACTCTGTTTTATTCTCCATCTTCTTCTCCTCGTAGCGAGTCCAAATTTCTTCTTGCTACTTTTACTCTAATCTTATCAACCATTTGGTCAATGATTTGATGTTGATATTTCTTTGGATAGCCTGTATATGTTTTAGTCACATAATGCAAGCAATCAATATAAATATCCCAATACTGTTCTTCACACATTTTTACACCATATTGAACTAAATCTAACTGTTCAATAAATTGTTTATCATACTCATTCAACGGTATCATTATTCTTCATCATCTTCTTTTTCTTCTGCTTCTTGTTCTTTTTGAAGATAGCGTTCTATTTTCTTCTCTTTAACTCTTTTCTTCTCTGCTCTAGCTTCTGCATCTCGTTTAATTTTTCTATCACGTTCTGCGGCTTTAGAGCGAGCTTTTTCTTCATCTTGCTCTTTCTTAAAAGCATATTCTCTTTGTTGCTCTGACGCATCATAATCAAGATTTTTAATCTTTAATCCAATTTCTAATGAAATCATACCATTACATAAATCATCTTCATCTTTAGTTATAACTTGTCTTTCAACTTTTTCATTATGGATTTCTAAAATCGGTCCATCCTTTGTAATGTAGACTTCAACACCCATTTCTTCTCCCAGTTCCTTTAAACCTTCAAATAAGGCTTCAACTAATAAAGCCTTTTCTTGATTTCTTTCGGTTTGTTGAACTGATAAAACTCCTCGACTGGTTCCGACGGCTAAGTCTTTGTCTTTGAGTTCTTGCACTTTTGTAATAAATGCTTCAAACATCTTATCAATCTCCTTTTAAAGTATATCTTTCACCTTATATAATAATTATATCATAGATTAAGTAAAATTGCAAATCTAAATTTAAGAAATATTTCAATTTGGAATTTTTTTTGTTGAAAAAAGGACATTATTATCAATGTCCTTTTTTTGATAAAATCTTAATAATTACTCTGCGTCTTCACTATAAAGAGCGCCTGCTTCAGTTAGAGTATACACATTTCTTTTAGATTTGTGGTTGCATGTTGGACATACGAACTCTGTCATTTCTGCACTAATTAATTGACGTCTTTTTAGTTGAGTCATGTTCGCACTAGCGACTGCTTCTTCTAAACCTTCGTTTAATTCAGCAAGTGTAACTCCACCCTCAACGTTTCTCATAGCATTTAATGCATCCCATGATTTTTCAGTTAAGTTAGTTAATTTAGCTTCTGTTGGCATTTGTAGTTCCTCCTTTTTCTTTGTCGATAAAATAGTTTATTTTTATTTTATCTTTATATCTATATTATATCATAACTTTAACAAAAGTCAATTTTAAGATATAATAAAATAACCATTTTTTAGACTATCCGCAGATGAAATATACGCCATCACCAAGTATAGAATTTATAAGATATAATCGACCACGTATTTCATAAAGTTCTACTAAAAATTCCTTAGTTTCTACATAATCTATTTCATCAAAGTCTCTTTTAATAAGCATAGCATTTATTCTATTTTCAGTTTTTCTAATATATTCACTCACATCTTCGATTGCTAAACTTATATCTTCTAACTCTGTATCTTGGTTATAGGCAATACTATAATTTTCAAGTATATATTGAACTGTGTCTGTATTCCTTGACATAGAAAATATTGTTTCACCTGTTTTTGTTTTAAACGTTAAATATGCACTCATTTTTCATCACTCCTTTTACTTTTATACTTTATTATATCATAATCTAAATAAAATTACAAATCTGGTTGTGTTATTTCAGAAGAAAAAGAAAAGTTTAGTTACACCGAGCGGCGACTTGGCTTCAATAAAGGCTTTAACTCTCCTAAAAATTTGGAGTATAGACTTGATTTATTTTATAGGTTATGATATAATTATATTATAAAGATAAGAAAAGGAGTTACTATGAATTATTTTCACGTCGATAAAACAGATAATAAATGGGGTCCAAGATGTAACTGCCTTGGATATGCTTTGAACACTAAAGAATGGGTTTGTTTTGACCGTTTTAATCAAAGTTGCTATGAAGAATTAGTTTCTGATTTAGAAGCAGATTTTGAATGGACTCGTATATCTAAAAAAGACATGATTTTAGGCAAAGATTATGTAGCATTAAGATTTGCTGGAAATGACTATCATTTTATGTGGCGTGGTAAAAAAGGACACTGGAGACATAAGATGGGTAGACAACCAGTTGAAGCAATTTCACAAAAAGAAGTATTTAGTAGGTATTGGTATGGAGATTATTTTGGAACTATCTTCTTATTTGAAGTAAAAAGATAAAGCGCCGAGGAGTGACAGGCGGGTATAAAAGGTCAAAGTTGGGTAGGGTTATTGATGTGCTGGCATAGTAAAGGGGATATAGCAGTATTTTATGTTTAAATCCGAATCGTTGTCGAACAAATCATAAACCAAACGGAGAGTAGAAATACTCTCCACATTTTTATAGTGATTTAGATTTGATTTTTTTATTAGATTATGTTATAATTATATTATAAGAGATAGAAAAGGAGTTAAAAATGAGAGATTATTCAACATACTTCAATTTAATGAGTGCTAACTTAAAAGAGAAAGCCGACTTTATAATCAAAGAGTTAGATAACGAACGCTATGATATAGTTTATGACTTTGGTTGTGCTAATGGCGATTTAACAAGATTATTAGCAGAGCAATTTCCTAATATTAAGTTTATTGGTATTGAGGTAAATGAAGAAGTTCGTAAAATAAATCAAAAAGAAAACATTTTTAACAATATATATTACAACAGGAATATGAGTGAATTTACAAAAAATACTATGGTAATTTTTTCAAGTGTATTACATGAAATATTTAGTTTTATGGAAGAAAATGAGATTATAAAATTACTTAATCAATGTAGACAAGCAAAATCTATTTTAATTAGAGATATGCTTTTTACTGATACTGAACTAATTAACTCATATGAAACAAATGAACATGAAAACTATGTAAATCAATTTTTTAATGGATTAAAGCAAACAAATCAAACTTTTGCTCATTTCTTGATGAAAGTTAGATATAAAATTAATTGGTTTGAAGAATTAAAAGAAGATTATTTTGCAACAGATTGGGATTTAATACTTGATATGTTTAAAAATGATTATACCATCAAAGAACATAATTATTATATAAATGAATATCTTGCAAAGGAAATTCCTGATTTAGAAAAATATACAAAAACGACACATATAAAATTATTGTTGAGGAGGAAAGATTAATGGCTATAGTTAATTCAAAAGGTAAAATAAAAGCATTACCAGTTCTTTCAGTAGAACAAAAAAATAGAGTTTTAGAAGTTAGAGGCAAATGCTGGGACAAGCCTGTATCAATGTGGAAGAAAATGCACTTTGATAAGAGTAAAATATCTTTTGTAGGCAAGAGATAAAAAACTACTAATGTAGATTTGATTTTTATATCAGTTTATGATATAATTATATTATAAAGATAAGAAATAAATATTTTTATCTTCGGTTGAGATACCCTACGGCACAGGTCGTTAAAAGAGGCGTGTTATCCGCCATACGGCACAGGTCGTTAAAAGGAACTAAGGCGAGCCATACCCGCGTGTGGTGTAACTCCACCAAATATGGTTTCTCCATGGTAATCGCCGCCTTATGAAAATGATATTTAAGTAATAAAGATACGGGTTTATACATTCTCCCAGCGATAAAAAATGTTTTGCGTTAAACTCTTATACAGAAAAGGGTGGGCTTAAAGGCGGGTCAGCATAATGGTCTGGGCGTGTGGCGTCAGTAAAAATCCATGTGGCAGTTGTGGCTATGTCAATAGAAAATGTCATAAGTAGTAATACTTTCATTCGAAAGACGTAAAAATTATAGTGTTACGCAAAATTAGTAGAGAACACTTAAAATAAACGATACTGACATGATTATATGTTAAATAACACAGTTCAACAGGTTAGATTCAAACCGTCGCTGAGAGTAAGAGTCGTGTCTAAGGAAGCACTCTACCTCGCTTGAAGATTAAACACTAGCGAGTAAGAAATAAGAAAAGCGCTTTGGCGAAAATCCAAATGAGTCAACATAGAGGTGTTGGCCTAGAGCAAACTAGGTAGGGAAAACAACGCTGAGAGTTAGAGTTGCGTGTATTGATTAACCACTTTACTTTAAACACTCTACCGTAAGGTCTGGAAGCTGTTACCTTATGAGCAACTATATTAAAAACAGCGTATTATTTAATTGCCTGTCGAGGAAAAGTAATATTAAACTATATGAGAATGACGACACGAATAAAATCCTTTCCAAAGGACTGCCCGCGATAAAGTGAACGGCGCAACGGCATGCGAAAGAAGACATCAAGGTTGGAAACTTGGTGTTTTTTTTTATGAGTTTTTGGAATATAAGATTTGCTTTTTTTTTAAATCTATGATATAATAAAGTATAAAGATAAAAATATACTATTTTTGTGAGGTGTTGAAATATGAATAAACGATATACATTATTCCTTGCTATGGCGGGGACATATGACCCAAACTTAATAACAAGCAATTTAGTGCCTGTGGAATATGATTTCACAAAAATAAAACGGTCTTATCGTAAAGTGAAAAAAATATTGAAATATAATAATGTTGTAATAGAAATTCACGATAGACTGTTAGGTTTTAAAATTCCATATATTTTAGTAATACCTGCAAAAGGAGTAGATAATACTCTATGGTATATGGAAAGAGGTTGGGTAGAAATAGATAAAAAATATGCTTATTTTAATAAGCGAAAAGAATTGAAAAGAAAAGTACCAAGAGAACATATAATACAATTAGACAATAAAGAATTATTAAATGAATATTTAGAAGGGAATGATTAAAATTGGCAACTAAATTCAAAGAACTAATGAAATTAAAAGGTTATACACAAACACAACTAAGCAAAATTAGTGGTGTTGCTCAATCCAATTTGAGTATTTATTGTAATCACAGAGAAACACTAGAGGTATCAACAATGGTTACTCGAGCAAGATTGGCAGGCGCTTTTAGTATGACAGTAAAAGAATTTGAAGAATATTTAGATTTAGAACCTGCAACACTAATCGCATCAAATAAACAAACAGGCAACTTTACATTACACAAAAACTAAGAGGTGAAATAAATGCCATTAACAACTACAAAGATTTTTGATTATCTCAACAAAAATGAATTAGCACACCAAGTACACATAAGAAACGATGAGATAATTTTTTATCATTGGAATAGGAATATGACAGATTTAATTAAATCTGTTGTTTTGCACAATGACAAAATAGAACAAGTATATTATTCAAGGAACATAATTCCCATGTTATATACTTTTATGAATAGTGGAATAGTAAATGATTTTACTGGAGCAGAGAAGTATGTTAGGGATAAAAGAATTTATGCAAGATAAAGAACAACTTGTGTGTGCTATAAAATATTTATTAGATGTTGGACTACCTGAGAAATTAGTAGTTCTTGTTACTCAAGCAAAACAACCATACGTTAATAAAATTAAAAATGGTAAATTACATAGAAATACAAAAATAGAAGAAGGTTTTAAACTAAATTCTGAGCAACAAAATAAATATGAAATCGTTAAAAAGATATTATTTATGCCTGAATTACCTACATCAGGTATAGGAGAGCAAGATGTTATTTATATGCAATTATTAAAGTTTTTTATGATACCGAAAGACAAAATAATTGAACTTTATAATAATTTAGCAAAAGTTAAAGTTAGTAGGTTATTATTAAAAAAGAAAATTGACTTAGGAAACTTTGATTCAGAATTAATTGGAGTAGATAAAAAAGAATATCTGGAATTAATGATAGAATTTCTGTAGTGTAGATTTGATTTTTTTGTGAGTTTATGATATACTATATATAGAAAGATAGAAAAGACTATCTTATTAAAAGAGGTGAAATGCATGAAAAAAGTAATACGATTATTTAGTTATAATATTAGAACAGTTGGGCAAAACCCTAGTTTTTCAGCGCACCTTGATTATATGAGACAAATTTCTGTGAGTAGATACTAACACGACCATAATAGGTCTATTAGTCCACAGAGATGTGGACTTTTTTTATTAAAGAGAAGGAGAGGATAATATGAATAAATATTTTGTATTTGGTGATTCACACGGGCATTATGAAGCACTAATTTCAAGCCTCGAAGCCGCAGGTTTCGATATAGATAACCCTAATCACATGATAATTGGTTGTGGAGATTACTTTGACAGAGGAGATAGAAACGCACAGATATATAATTTTCTTACTTCTGAAAAACTGATTGGAAGGGTATATCTTGTATATGGCAACCATGACGCAATGCTAAAAGATTTCTTAAGCAAACAAAATGATGGCGTATTTAATGCGACATATAATGGCTTAAATAAAACTATTGGAAATTTTGCACAAGTAAGTTGTAATTCAAATATGTTGATGTATGATGGCGATTTTTATATTAGTAAAATTAAACAAAATTATCCAAATCTAATGAAGTTCTTACAATCAATGGAAGATAGTTTTACATTAGATGAATACATATTTACTCACGCGGGATTAAAGTATGAAAATATGTATGATACTTGGGCTAAACCAATTTGGGTAGTAGACCATTGGGCTAATACACCAACATTTGTAAATGAGTTTAAATCAGTTGGTAATTATTTAACTGAAGGAAAGAAATTTGTATTTGGACATTGGCATGCTAGAAGATTAAGAAGTGATTTCGGATTAGAACCAAGTAACGAGACATTTAAGTATAAAAACTTTATTGGATTAGATGCTTGCACTAACGCAAGTGGTTTCGTAAATGTTTTAGTAATTGAAAGCGATAATTTACCTCAAGTTAATAAAAATTTGGAATATTAGATTTGAAATTTTAGTTAGATTATGGTATAATAAAGTATAAAAATAAAGATATAAATATAGATATATGGGAAATGAACTCCCAGTCGTGCACAGACAAACTGTTCAAGGTACGTAGTCGTTCGGACCGCCAAAAGGTAAGTGAGACAAAGGTGTAGTGGGAGCTACCGATTGGATACCTAGAAACTAAAGTTCAATCGTATATTGGGATGTGGGCTAATTTGGTAAGCCACCTGCTTTGGGAGCAGGGCATCGTGAGAGTTCAAGTCTCTTCATCCCAACCATGGTGATATAGTAGAGTGGTTTAGAATGTCGGTTTGTCGAACCGAAGAACGGGGTTCAATTCCCCGTATCACCGCCAAAAAAATGAATATGTTGTCTGTGGTGGAATGGTAAACACGCTAGGTTGTGGCCCTAGTGCCGATAATTCGGTTTGCGAGTTCAAATCTCGTCAGTCAACCCATTCGAGTGTAGCTTATGTTTGGAAAAGCACCCACCTTATAAGTGGGAGAGCGTGGGTTCAAACCCCACCACTCGGACCAATTTGGGGATATAGTATAATGGGATTACGGGTGGTTTGCAACCACTTAATCGGGGTTCAACTCCCCGTATCTCCACCAAATGAAATGGATTAGTAGCTCAGTGGTAGAGCAAGCGGCTGTTAACCGCTAGGTCGTAGGTTCAAGTCCTACTTAGTCCGCCATGCCGATTTAGTGTTAATGGCTTAACATAAATGCCTTGTAAGCATAAGATATGGGTTCAACTCCTGTAATCGGCACCATAGTCCTATGGTATAAAGGGAACACACCTGTTTTACAAGCAGGAATTCACGGTTCAAGTCCGTGTGGGACTACCAAAAAAAAAAATAACCTAAAACAAAGAGTTTGAAGTTTAGATAGCCAGAATACTGTGTCTAAATTTGAGTTTGATATGCACGTGTAGTTTAATGGTAGAACCTCTGCCTTCCAAGCAGACTATGACAGTTCAATTCTGTTCACGTGCTCCATGATTGGGAAGCTCATTAGGTAGAGCGACGGACTGTTACTCCGCTGGTTAAGGGTTCAAATCCCTTCTCAATCGCCAATAAAAATAACAGGATACGACTGAACACAGGCTTGATACAAGACAGTTAATCCTTATGGGTAATCAAGATAAACCCATTATATTCCTCAGTAGCAAAATGGCTTTGCAGGCGGCTTTTAACCGTCGAGATGCAGGTTCAAATCCTGTCTGAGGAACCATATCCTAGGGAGAATCGGATATTCAAGCAGGTCTCATAAGCCAGCCCTCGTAAGTTCAACTCTTGCCCCTAGAACCAAACAAATAAAGGAATACAATATATGCCGTCCTGCAAGACGATAAAAGGCATGCCGAGTAGCTTAACAGAAGTCTGGAATTTCGAAATAAGGATGAAAATAGAGCGCCCCTGTTTGAAGGGGAATGGTAGTGTTGAGAATACACTTTCGGTTATAAATGGGATTATAGTGTTAATGGGAGCACATCTGTGTTGCACGCAGATAGTCAGGGTTCAACCCCCTGTAGTTCTACCAAATAGGAGTGTGGCCAAATGGCTAAGGCATGGGACTTTGACTCCCAGAATGGCGGGTTCAATTCCCCCCTCTCCCACCAAATGCAAGCGTAGCATAATGGATAGTGCAACATCCTTCTAAGGTGTCCCGTGTGGGTTCAACTCCCGCCGCTTGTGCCATGTGAGTATAGTTTAGTGGTAAAATAGGTGGTTTCCAACCATCGGTCGAGGGTTCAATCCCCTCTACTCACACCAATATTTAATTAAATGAATAGTTATTTAGACCGAAATTATATAAGTGCGCCGAATCGTAGTAGGCAACGAGTTTAGCGACTCAAGCACTTGGTTGAGAAAAGGACTTGTCCCGTTTAACGAAAATGCCGATAGGATAAGATATAGTTTTAGGAAAAGAGTAGCTCTCAATACCGAAGCAAGAAAACTTTAGAAAGGGGTCGCGACCTATCTAATGGAAACCTGTAGGTCTGAATAATTATTCATTTAATTAAAAGGAAGAGGAGATAAAATGCGAATTATATCAAACAAAAGAGACTATTACGATGGTTGGGCGACATATGATAAAACATATAAAACTAAAGTATGGGTTCGGAGACCACAAGAAATTGAATATAGCAAATATAAATTAGAAACTTTTACAGAAAATAGAGTTTGGATTAATAGTAGAGCTTTTCATATTGGTTATCTAATTATCGCTGGTATAGTTTATCCATATATCGAATACGAAAGTCTATGTGATGAAATTTGGTATAAAGGTAAGTGGATAAAAGAAAATAACAAAGAAGATAAATTCTTCTATGACTATGAAACTCTTATGAGTGAACATGGAGATTTCCTAAAAAAACATTGTTGGAATGATGCTAGAGATATTAAGAATTTCTTTGAACAAGACCAATTCGATATGACAGAAATGTGTTTAGAATTAGATGCACCAATCATTTTAATTGAATTTAAAAAGTTTCCTTGGAGACTTGCAGACACAACAAAAAGAGTTATTACAATAAATCCTAATCTAAAAGAAATTAGTTTAAGTAAGGTATTTAGTTCACCACAAATGTATCAAATATTAGACAGATTTGTTAGTAATGTTATGGTAGGAGATAAAACTCCAACATCAAAACAAACAGATATTGAAAAAGTTGAAGCACATGGCTTTGACAAGAAAATTTCCTTTAGAAAGGGGAAACAAAAAAAATGAAGTTAAGTGAAATTAAAAAAGGTATTCAAGAAAAGGTTAAAAATTGGGAAGACGAATTAATTGAAATAGTTAATTCTCATGCTAGAGAACTTGCTGAAGAAGGGTATAATTTTAGAGAAGACGATATTAGTGATGATTTCATGTGTGATATAGAGTGTCTAATCAATGAAAGAGTTGAAATTTATAATTTATGTTATAAGGAGAAAAATAATGAACTTAAAGAAAATTAAAGAACTAGCAGATTACATGGAAGACAATCCCTATGAATTACCACAAGCACTGATGTATAATGAAATTACTTGTTATACAGATGAAGAAATTTCTGATGAAGTAATGGAATTACTATTAGATTTCGGTGAAGAAATATTATTTGATTTTGAATATTCAACAGCAATTGCAGTTGGTTGTGTAATAGGTTCATGGTATAATACTTTTATGCAAGATAAAGTAGATATACTTAAAAGAGATAGAGATAAATTATACAAAGATTTAAGAGAGAATTATATTTTTAGTGATTGGGCTTTAGCCTAGTCATTAATGTCTTGATAGTTTAAAGGTAGAACTTATCGTTGCCAACGATAGAGTGGGAGTTCAATTCTCCCTCTTGACACCAATATATGGGGATGCTGGGCATTGGTGAGCCTAAGAGACTGTAAATCTCCCGCATAAAAGTAAGACTGTGGCGGTTCAACCCCGTCCGTCCCCACCAGAAGATAGTAAGATATTGAAAAGTATTTTATATATAAAATTTTTATAGAGACGGAGTTTTGCATTTCATTCTAAAATGCAAGACAACTCTATGGTCTTGTAGCTCAGTTTTAGGTAGAGCACGCGGTTGAAGCCCGCGGTGTCGAGGGTTCAAGTCCCTCTGAGACCACCATTAAAGAAACATAGCTTTAGTTACGCCGCGTGCGGCGATTTGGACTAAAAATATTCCAATAAAAATGAACTATGAAAGTTGACTTTTTTCGGATTTTGTGATATAATAAATTATAAAGATAAAAAAGTAGAACTTTTTTTGAGAGGTGTTGTTATGTCAATAGGTATTTATAAATACGAAAATAAAATCAATGGAAATATTTATATTGGTCAGTCAATTAATATAGAAGGAAGGCACAGTAAGCATTTATATCGAGCTATTAGAGGCAAAGAAACAAACAGTGAATATAATACAAGTTTATCTAAAGCGATTAGAAAATATAATATAGAAAATTTTGATTTTTCAATAATTGATGAATGTAAAATTGAAGAATTAGATAAAAGAGAGATTTACTGGATTAAATATTATGATAGCTATAATAATGGTTATAATCAAACACTTGGTGGTCAAAGTGGTAATAATTATAAGTTTGACAAAGAAGTTATTATTAAAGTGAAAGAACTGTTAAAAAATACAACATTGTTATATGATACAATAAATGAATTAACTGGTGTTTCTAAAACTACTATATCAGAAATTAATACTGGAAAATATCATATTGATGAAGGTCAAGAATATCCTCTTAGGGTAACGACTAAAGAAGAAAATTATTGCTCTAAATGCGGAAAACCAATAAGTAAAAGAAATGAAAATAATTTATGTAGGATTTGTTATAGTGAAACTACTAGAAGAGTAGAACGACCTACACCAATAGACCTCGCTAAAATGGTTGTTGAAAAAGGTTTTAGTAGCGTTGGTAGGAATTATGGAGTGTCTCATACCAGTATAAAGAGATGGTGTAAAACATATAAAATTCCGTATATAAAGAAAGAATTAAAAGTATGGTATCAAAATCAAATAGGCTCTGAGTAGGGCCAATCGCCGCAAGGCGTAAATGCCAGTGTAGCTCAATTAGGTAGAGCGGCCGCCCGATTAGCGGTGACACAGTAAGAGTTCGATTCTCTTCTCTGGTACCAAATGCCATTAAATTAGGTCTGGGAAAACTATTGTCCTCTAAGGGTAATAGAAGTGGAAGGTTCGAATCCTTCCGTTGGCACCAAATGCAACTATAGTATAACGGATAATACAACATCCTTCTAAGGTGTCCGATGGGGTTCAAATCCCTCTAGTTGTGCCATAAAAAAACAAAGGAAGTGATTATATGTCAAGATTAGATGAAGCGTTTAAATTCATGAAAACAAAACACGGAATACAAGAAAGAGCGACTGGTGGCTATTACTTTGAGCATCCAAGACGCGTGGCTTCGTATGTCCTAATGTATAAAGATAGTTATAGAATAGAAGATATTGTTATAATTGCTTTATTACACGACGTAATCGAAGATACTAACGCAACATATGAGCAAGTCAAAAATGCTTTTGGAGAAATGATTGCTGATACTGTAATGGAATTAACAAGTAATCCTTTAGATGTTAAAGAACAAGGAAAGAAAGAGTATTTAGCAGACAAAATGGTTAATATGAGTTCTTATGCGCTTGTAGTTAAATTATGCGATAGACTTGATAATGTAAGTGATTTGCATAAGATGAGCGATGGATTCAGAGAACGTTATACAAAAGAAACAAAATACATATTAGATAAGATTGATGAAGAAAGAGAAGTAATTACTATCACGCATCACAGAATTATACACCAAATCCGATTAAAATTGGAATAATGGGGATATAGGCCAATTGGAAGAGTCAATGCGCTTAAAACGCATAAAGTGCGGGTTCAACTCCCGCTATCCTTACCAAATTCTGGAATGTCAGATTTGCATATTTTTGTAATCTATGGTATAATTATAATATAAAGAAGTAAAGTGACTATAACACTATAAAAGGCTCTTTTAATACATTTTGAGAGTAGAAATCAAAATAGGAACATGCGTCTGTAGCCCAATGGAAGAGGCAAATGATTTAAGCTCATTACAGGTGGGGGTTCGAATCCCCCGAGACGTACCAAATGCGAGTATGGTATAATGGTATTACGACAGTCTCCAAAACTGCAAAATGTGGGTTCAAATCCTACTACTCGTGCCAAATATGCGAATGACGAAACGGTAAACGTAACCCTATTGAATAGGGCGACTGGTTAATAAGATTAACGACAATACGTATAAAGTTAATTGAATGCCAGTTATCTGTAGGTTCAAATCCTGCTTCGCATACCAAATGCACTTATAGTGAAATGGATATCACGAGTCGCCACGAACGATTTATTGCGGGTTCAAGTCCTGCTAGGTGTGCCATGGGAGTGTGACGCAACTGGAAAGACGTGTTAGTCTTAGAAACTAAATTTTGGGGGTTCAAATCCCCCTACTCCCACCAAAAAAGAAAGAGGTAAATAATGAAAGAAACACTTAATGAATATTGCAAAAGAGTGCATGATTGTATTGATGGAACCTGTGAGTTTTCAAAACCTTGCTGTCTTGAATTCTTTGAGAAATATAGAAATACAGATATTTCTATAATTAGAGAGGACATTCTTAGCAACACATCTGAAGAAGACACAAGTCCGATAGTGAGAATTAGAATGAACAATCTATGGGACATATTAAAGAGAGAATTTGAAGTTCATCTTGATTTTACGAAAGAAAAAGTAGTAAAGAAATTCGAAGAATTTTTTGAGGGAGAATAAATATGAAAATTAAATTATTTTTAATTAAACACATTCACAATTTTTTAACAGTATTTTATAGCGTTCTTAAATTGCTTTAAGACGCAAATGAGTGAGTACCCAAGTGGTTTAAGGGGGTAGGTTGCAACCCTACTGCGAAAGCTTCGTTGGTTCAAATCCGACCTCATTCTCCAAATGGTCGCGTAGCTCAGTAGATAGTAGCACTTGACTTTTAATCAAGATGTCGCGGGTTTGAGTCCCGCCGCTTCCACCAAATAATTAAATAAAGAAATAAAAGAAGGTACGATTGTGAGGTTAGACACCAACGTTAAATTGTAGAACATGTTGTTCATCGAGAGCCTTCGAACATTGGCGCGTAGCTTAGTCGGTTAAAGCCCCGAGCTCATAACTCGGTGACCAGGGGTTCAACTCCCCTCGGGCCTACCACATGACCCTTATTGATACAAGTGTATCCAAGCGTTTTGAAAATGCTTGCACTAAGAGTATGTAAATAATAATATAGAGTTATTTATAGAGGGGAGACAATACTCCCGAGGGTGCTAATCTATAACAAAAAATCATACTACCACATTCGAAACCAGTATGGTATCTTTCTAGATAAGATATTAGGTGTGGCGTTAACGGGGATTCAACGATAAAGTCCCTACCAATGGAAGATAAATTGCACTGGCGTGTAACCTTGATTTGAAACCAAGTGGTTCCGAAAGGGATGGGGATCGATACCTCTATCTTCCGCCAAAAAAAACTATGCTTGAATCGCCGCACGCGGTGTCCTCAATCATATATAAAGTGTTGTCGAGACACATACATGCGACCCTTCCTCGACGTGTTGAGGAGTATCTTGTTCATAAAGAGATACTTACAGCAAGACATGAGAATGTCGATAAAAAATTAAAGTCGCACCAACGCTCAGAGGTCCTAATGGTTAGGACGCTCGCCTCATAAGCGAGAGGTAGTGGGTTCAATTCCCGCCTGAGCGACCAACGGATTCATAGTTCAATGGAAGAATGGTCGGTTCTTACCCGATAAGATTAGGGTTCAAATCCCTATGAATCCACCAAAAAAGTTTTCGGAGGTGTAATATGGAACATAACAGAGCATATCATCGATACCAAACAGAAGTAAAAAAAAATAGACTAATAAAAATAAACAAGCACGTTGGTTTTAATTTCGTTAATGGTCATTTTCGCAAGGGGAAACTTCATTGTAGTTGCCCAATGTGTGCAACAAAAACAAATACAAAACATGGGACATATGATGGCGGACATAAACCATCAGAATTAAAAAGACTTTACGATATTAGTGAAGTAGTTCTTGAAGAATATAATGAAGCGTTTATAGCGTTAGCTGAGTTCGATGAATTTATGGAAGACGAGTGCGGCGATTCATACTTAAAAACAGTAAAATAATTAAATATGCTGAAGTTAAAGAGTAAGATACGACCGCAAACTATATCTTACTTATGGAGAGCTCCTCCCTTTAATAGAGTCTTTTGCGGGAACTCGAGCGTGAAGCTTAGGCATTAACATATAGAGAGTAATCCATGATGGTGATTGGGTCCGCCTGCTAAGCGGCACGACGTGAAAGCGTTACGGTTCAAATCCGTTACTCTCTGCCAAAAGAAAATGACATATAAGGAAAATAGATTGGCCGCGACTGCACTGCAGAGTGGCGCGACGATTACTATTCAAGGCTTTGGTAATTCAATGACACCTATTTTATCTTCTGGACAAAAAGTGCTAGTGGCACCTATTACAGAAGAAATAAAATTAAAGAAAAGGGACATTGTTTTATGTAAAGTTAGAGGTAATTATTATTTGCATTTAATAAGTGCAAGAAAAGGAAATCAATTCCAAATTAGTAATAATCATAAGCACGTGAATGGTTGGATTACTATTAAGAACATATTTGGAGTAGTAACAGAAAGATTATAATTCTTGATACACCGCGTGCGGCGATTCAAGCAATGGGCGCGTAATTCAGCGGGAGAAATTCTGTTTTACAAGCAGAAAGTCGTAGGTTCAATCCCTACCGTGCCCACCATTAAAAAATCGGAGGTTAATATGATACATAAAAATATTGAGAACCAAAGAAGAATGAAAAAACAATGCAATAGTAAAGGACAAGAATATAATCCATTCTGTGCATGGTATAATGAAGATTTAGGTCGTTATACTAGAGACGATAAATATCGCATGAGAATAAAACGGTTTTTAAAAAAAGCGAGTAATAAAAAAATTAGAAACTATAAAGGAGAATTAAGCGAAGGCTGTAATCATAGAAAATTATTTGATTACTGGTGGGAGTTATTCTAGACCAGAAAGGAAAACAACATGATTACAAGATTAAAAGAAATAACAAAAGTATATACAGACCCTCATTTCGGGCATGATAGATTAAGAATTTTGGCTAGACCAGAGTTTGAAAGTCTTGAACAAATGCACGAAACAATGATAAAGGAATATAATTCAGTAGTTAAAAATACTGATGTAGTTCTTTGGCTTGGAGACCTTGGATTTAGAGATGCAGTAAAAGAAATTTTACCACAACTTAAAGGTTATAAAATCCTTATTTTAGGTAACCACGATAACTATTCAAAAACATTCTACGCAGAGTATTTTGATGAAGTTTATGACCACCCATTATACTACAATAGAAGAATAGTATTCTCTCATATTCCTATAATGGTAAGCCCAGGCATACTAAACGTGCATGGACATACACATAACATCGTATTAAAAAGTGACCAACATTATAACATATGCGGCGAAATTGTAGGATGGAAGCCAATCAACATTAAGAAAATTGTTTTAATGATAGGTAAAATTCCTACTGAAAATATTCACTTTTTACAAGAGTGGTATGCAGAAATTCAAGTTCCTAATATGACTTATGATAGCAACGATGATTTAGTGTTGCGTGAAGATGGAACTATTGATGCAGAAAAAACACTAATGGCAAAATATAAGAAAAGAGCAAGCAACTAAAATTTGATTTTTATTATAATTTGTGTTATAATTATAGTATATAAGAAATAAGAGCCTTTAAATAGGCAAGGAGAGTGTATTATGGCAGATTTATTAAAACAATCAAAACAGTATCGTGTTAATAGCGAGGCTGAAGTTGCAGACTTAATCGACTTAGCAAAAGATGAAAGTCAAGGAACTATTGAATTTAGTAGAAAACATAAAACCAAGAAGTCAAAAGGTGAAATAGTTGACGAATGGTGAGTTGTTGAAATAACTGAAAAGTTCGTAGAATAGTAGAATTATAGATTTGAAATATATTGTAGTTTATGATATAATATATTATAAAGGTAAGAAATATATTTAAAAAGGAGACCTCAATGAAGAAATCATTAAAAGTATTTGAAGTTCATATAAAGTTTAAATATATGACAAATGATATAGGTACTGAAGTCGTGACAAAAGATGTCGTAGAGGTTGAATTCGCACAAACAAAACAAAAATTATTAAAAATGTTAAAGAAAAAATTTAGATATTCAACAATTTTAGAATTAGAAATTATAGAACTAATATAGATTTTAACTCCTGAGTATGAGTATAAACTATAGGGCGCCCGCAAGGGATAATTGTGAGATAATAATAACCTCTGCCCCCGTTATCGGCTCACTCGACGTTGTAGGTTTTCGTTAAACCTTCTTAAATGTCGGCGTGGTGAAGCGGTCAACACATTGCCCTTTCAAGGCAACATGCACGGGTTCAAGTCCCGTCGTCGATACCAAAAAGAAACTAAATGACTACTAGATAAATACTAGTTTTGAGCGGAAGCAAGAAGAATATAAATGTGCCTTAGACGTTAAGTGGGCTGTATTAAAGTCATTTACATATATGCCGACTTAGCTCAGATGGCTAGAGCGCGTCACTTGTAATGACGATGTCGAGGGTTCAATTCCTTTAGTCGATACCAAATGCTCCTATGATGAAATCGGTATCATAATTGCCTTGTAAGCAATATTTCGGGGTTCAAATCCTCGTGGGAGCACCATTAAAAAGAATAACTTTAGTTACGCCGCGTGCGGCGACTCAAGCATAGAATAAATATACCAAAATGGTTGCACAGATTTGACTTCTTTATAAGATTGTGATATAATAAATTATAAAGATAAAAAAGAGGTGTTTATTATGTTAGGTTTTATTTATATAATTAAAAATAATATAAACGATAAGGTTTATATCGGTAAGACTTATCTTGCTGTCGAAAAAAGATTTGAAGACCATAAAAAAGATTGTTTTAGAGAACGTAATTCTGAAAGACCAATTTACAAAGCAATGAAAAAGTATGGTTTAGAAAATTTTTCAATATCAAAAATCGGAGAATATGAAGAAGGACTACTAGAAGAAAAAGAAATAGATTTCATAAAAAAATATAATTCTTATATTGGCTTCGACAATTCCCAAGGTTATAACGCAACACTAGGTGGAGACGGAAGAAGATATCTCAACTTATCTGAAGAAGAAGTTATAGCAAAATATAAAGAGTTAAAATTTGTTAATAAAACCGCAGATTATTTTAATTGTTCTTATGACTCAATAAGAATAATACTGGACAACAATAATGTAGAAATTAAAAAATATACTGAAATTGGTTTAGGTGGTCAATTCAAGAAAGAAAAAGTTACAATGATGGACAATAAAGGAAAATTTCTTTATTTTGATTCAGTAATTGATGCCGCAAAATATTTAGTAGATAATGAGATTGCTAAATGTAAAGTTAATTCTGCTAGAGTTAGCATAGGAAGAGCAATATCAGGTTTAAGAAAAACATATCTAGGTTTTCATTGGTCAAAAGGCCAATAATACAGTGGAGTAGAGCAGTGGTCAGCTCGTCAGGTTCATACCCTGGAGGTCGCGTTTGGTTCGAATCCCGCCTCCACAACCAAAGAAAATAAAACATTAGAGCCTATACTTACTTCAAATACATTCAGCGTAGATTAGTTAGGCCTCTAAAAAAAAGGAGATGTTTTAAATGAAAGAAAAGATTTTAATAAGACGTAATTATTTTTTAGGTAATACAAGTTATGAAGATAGCAATTACCGTAGATATTACGCAGCACAATTACTAAACAAGTTTGGTATCCTAGTTGATAGACCAAGCATGGTAACACGTAGACACGTGGAATTGACTAGTGAATTGTTTGGAGTTAATATTCCAAAGAGTTTTTATAGTAATCCACAAGATATGAGATATTTCACTTGTAGTGAATTACTTGTTGAACAAGTAATTTCATATTTTAACATTGAGTTTGTTACAGGCGTAAGTTCTGACGATGAAAGTTCTTTTGATAGAATAGAAATCTTTAGAAAAGCCCTACCAAATTATAGAGAAGGCGATGAAGTTGTTTTTAGAAACTTTAGAATCCTTACTGATAATGAAGCAAGTCCAATATTAGAAGAAGTTTATAGTAACTTAGCAAGTTATACAAGAAAATGGAATGAAACTGAAAATGAAGAATTTGTTTGGTTATTCAATAACCATGTCGCGAATGACACAAGAATAAAAAGCAAGGACAATGCTATTGCAATGTTCAACGCTTATCCATGCCGTTTATTTGGTCATTCATTAGACCAAAAAGATGTTGTAAAATTAAGCGTTGAAATGATTGGTAGAGAAGAAAAACACTTTTCTTATACTCCTGAACAAAAGCAAAAACTTGGCTATGCTTTAGAATCTTGCTATAGTGTTCCATTGACAAATAAACAAGCAAAATACTTTAATACTATTTCTAGAAAATTAGGATATAAAAGCAATGAAACAAACGACCGTAGTCCATATAAAATGGCAACAGAGTATATGAATAAGGGTAGAGTTGTTGATGCTGCAAGAATTTTTGCAAGAAATGGTTCTTTGCTTGAAAGAAACTTAATATGGTTACTTTCAAGAGCTGATATGCAAGAAGCACAAGAAATCATGAAGTTCGTTAAAATCAAGAATCCAATTGTTGGTATTCAATTCTTCAATGGCTTAATTGCTCAAGGAGAAAACAATGGGAGTAGAACCTTCAAATTCTACAAAAATAGATTGATTAGACAACACATTGAAACAGACGTAGAAGCAAGATACAGAAAATCTGTTCTATCTTTAGGTATGAAAAAATACTTAAAGAAAGTAATGAATGAAAAAATTGATGAATATTACAAGAATTTACCAAGTCTTGGAAAAGTATATGTTGATGATGAATTTGAAAATATTGGTTTACCAATGAATACAAGTGCATCTGGAACAGGAATTGATGTATTACCAGTAGGTAGTAGATTAATGATTACTGAAGATTACATCAGAACATTCTGTTATTGGAACGGACCAAGAGATATTGATACAAGTGTAATTTTCATACATAGAGATGGTCATCAAGCTACATTCTATTGGGGAAATTATTACGCAAAACCATTTGGACGTAGCGCACTATATTCTGGCGATGACAGAAGTAAAAACGGTGCAGAATATGGAGACTTTAAAATTAGTGAACTTAAAGCATTAGGTTATACACACGCTATTTATACACTAAATGGTTATAGTGATAATCTTGACGTTGGGGAAATTTATTGTGGTTATCAAAATAAAAAAGACCTACACACACAAGCTTGGGATGCTAAGAATATTCAAATGAAAATTAAAGTTCATGGAGATAGTAGAAGTTATGCTGGATTCGCTATTGATTTTGAGACAAGAGAAATCATTGTTTTAAATCAAATGGTAGACAGTAAAAATCGTGTCGTTAATCCCGAAACATTAAAATCATTTGAACCATATTTAAAATCTAATTTCTTAGATACATTTAATGTTGCTAGAATCGCAAGATTAAGAGGAGAAGTTGTAACAGACCCATCTAAAGCAGATTATGTATTTAGTAGAGATTATTTTGAAAATATAAAAGGTCAAAAAGTTATCAGACCATCTGATATCGAAAAGATTGTTAAGTTATTAAATTAAAATTATATAGAGCCGATGCTTACTTCAAATTTCACAGGCCTTTAAAGCCTGTACCATACAATTCTAGCTCGGCCTTATAGTAAAAATAATAAAATAGAACCAATGCTTACTTCAAATTTAATCTAATCCGCTGATGAGGTTCGAATCCTCCTAGTCGTCTAATGGTAAGACCGCGGACTCTAAAAGACAGCTTGGTCATAATTAAAAAATAAATAGAACCGAAACTTACTTCAAATGGATATTACAGGTTCGATTCCTGTATTAGGTCCCGAAAGGGTTGCCTGATATATAAAATAGTTCGGTCAAAAATAAAAATAAATAAATTAGAGCCTAAGCTTACTTCTAAAACAATTCGATGTTAATTAGCTAGGCCATCTTAAAAAGAAGACTTCAGTTACGCCGCGTGCGGCGACCTAAGCCTTGAATAAAAAGTCGCGGCGACTTGGCTTTAATAAAAGCCTAAAACCGCATTTGGTCCTAAAGTGTTAATGGTGTGCATGGTAGCTTGTCAAGCTATAGGGGCGGGATCGAAACCCGCTAGGACCGCCAATAAAATATGTAATTTGAAAATATAGAGTGTCATATAAATCCTCTAGTTTTATGAATTATAAGAGAGGTGTAATATGAACGGTATAGTAAAATGGTTTAATGCTGAAAAGGGTTATGGATTTATTACTGATGAAGATGGAAATGATGTGTTCGCACATTTTAGTCAAATTCAAATTGATGGATACAGAACTTTAGAAGCAGAACAAGCAGTAACATTCGACGTAGCTGAAGGTCAACGTGGCCCACAAGCAGAAAACATTGAATTAGTATAATCTAAAAAGAGGTGTAGTAAATGAGGAAATTAAGTATCTTCTAAGGTTTTAATTAGAGGTGAAAGAAATGATTAATGGACACAAAGAAACACAAAAAAGATTAAAAAAGGAATATAATAATTATTGGAAAAGCCAAGTTTCTTATAGAAAAGATGGCGATTATTATGTTGAATGCGGTAGTAATTATCCTAAAAGGACTAAAAAAAGTTTAAAAAAGTTTAGTAATAGACGTATTAGACAATGTAAAAGAGATTTAGATGACGGTAATTATTATCGAAAAGTAGTAGATATGTGGTGGATTATATATTAGTTCACTACCCATTGGAGTGTAGCTCAGAAGGATAGAGCGCACGCCTGATAAGCGTGAGGTCGAGGGTTCAATTCCCTCTTCTCCAACCAAACGGGGCTGTTTATGGATTCGACAGGGTAAAAACGGATACGATTAGCATAGGTTCGATGGAACTAAAACACACGATAAAACAATCGGAAACTTATTTAACACAGTTATTTCTTGGGTAAAGGGTTTATTCTCTCCAAGAGTAGCACTTTCAGTCTAAGAAGAGACAGAACGAATTTATAACTATTACCTATAAGTTATAATTTCGCCAGAATATAGGATACGACTACTGACTAATACAAAGTGGTAAGAGATAAATTGTATTGAACGATTCGTAATAAAGTTTGTATGTAGTAAAAAGCGAAAAGTTCTAAAACCCTCTAAAAACATACTAACTATGTAGAATATGGTATCACGAATATCGTGGACAGGGGTTCAAATCCCCTCAGCTCCACCAAAAAAGGAAAGAAGGAATATGATAATGATAAGAAAATTAATTTTAGGTAATACAGGCTCTGGAAAAACTACAGAATTATGCAAGATAGCCGCAAAAGGTTTGCTTGATGGTGAAAATATACTTTTTATAAAAGATGGTGAAAGTAAAGACTTCTTAGTTAATAGAGTATTACATTTCGTTGCGCCTGCTTTAGGTTTTAGTTCTAAATTACAAATAAAAGGCACAGTTTTATTCATAAATAAAAATGAACTAAATGGTATTAGAGGAATGGCTTTTGATACTATATTATTTGATAATTATGAACGACAAGACATATTTAATATCCCTGCAAAAATAGGAATATTTACTCAACAAATGAATAATACAGAATACGCAACAACAGTAATATTATAAAGGAGAGCATTATGGCAAAGATATTTTTTAAACAACCAAAAGCAAAGAAGATTAGAGGCGGATATATAAAACCAAAAGGTTTGACTTATAGCCGCGAACCATTTATCAAAAAAGTATTTGGGGAAGTGCGAGAATTCGCAAATCGTCAAGAATACAAAGCTTTCTATAGACGTAACAGAAGAAATAGAAAACTAGGGATTGAAATAGTATAATGATACTAAGAGATGTTTTAGATGAAGCAAAAGAGGGAGATTATTTCGTATTAGACGCAGAATTGCCAGGCGATATTATCAACCAATTAGATGAAATTGAGTTAGATTACAATGAAAAATACACTTGTTGCTCAGGCGATAAAGATAAAGTATTTGATTATTGTGGCGACGAAGACCTATTAGAAGAAGAAGTTACTGGTTATAATAAAAGTGGTAACAGAATTTATATCACAATAGGAGAGTTTGGTTCATACGAAATCTATGAACATTATTTAGAAATCGTAGCAACAAAAGTTATGAATTACGAGCAATGGCTTGATGATTATAAAGACGCATTTAAAGAATTAGAAGATTTACAGAAATACAGATAAAGAAATTGACCTAACGCACTAAGGTGAGGAAAGTCCGAACTACTATATCGCTTAACGCCGTATCTCTAATAAAGTATGGCAGGTATGGAACAGAGACGAGTAAATTTATTTGGCTTATTATTATATTATTTTACACCGAGTATAACGGGTAGAATATTATACATGTGATTGTTACGACGTAAGCAAATAAATGGATATGAAACGGCTGTATCTGGCGAGGTAGCAAGTCAAACTATGGTAGACGCAAATAGGTAGATGTTAGGATAAAACAGAATTCGGCTTACTAATTTTTTTACTTCTGAAATAAAATACAAAGGAGAATATATGTTAGCAATATTTTTAGTAATGGCGCCTTTATTGGCATCAGCATTAACAATTTTAGCAATAACAATTGGAGCGGCGATATTGTTTTATATAATGTATCATACATTCCATGGAGATTTACCATTTATAATGAAAACCGTAATAGTAATTTTACTAATAATTGGTTTTACATTATTAGGAATAGCAATTTTATAGGGTTGAGGTTAGAACCGCCGCAGAAACTATCCCTTTCAAAAAAAAGTTTTAACAGCGGCACCAATGAAAATATAGTGTAATGGTTAGCACACTGAGTTCCGAACTCAGGAGTAGGGGTTCAATTCCCCTTAGTTTCACCAATGGGACGGTGTATGGGCTACAAGAGGTCACGAGTCAACAATGTAAACTGATTGGCTTAACGTCGGAGCGGGTTCAATTCCCCTTCGTTCCACCAAATAATATGAAGAGAGCGTACGACATAATTGCGTCAGGGTCTTCTCGAAGGTTCAATTCCTTCCTTCATAACCATATTACGAAGAGCGAGTGCGACATAATTGCGCCAGAGCTAATTGGAGGTTAAATCCCTCTCTTCGTAACCATGCTGAGGAGAGTGTGCGACATAATTGCGCCAGAGTCTAATTGAGGGTACGATGCCCTCCCTCATCACCAAAAAATCTATAAGCGAGGTATAAAAATGGAAAATCGGAATATAAACCTAGTTTTAAATCAAGAGAGAACCAAGAACTAGACATGGAAGTTTACTTCCATGTAAAATAAATGGAAGAGGTGCAATAAAATGAGCAAATTTAAAAAAATACCATTATCAAAACAAACAAAACCATACCACTCACGGACATATGGTCAATTAATTGAAGAAGATATGTTTTTCATCCTTGGCGAAAGACTAAAAATGTCTAATAATCCTTGTATATTGTTTATAGGAACAGATAGTCAAACATTCTCACAAACAAAGGTTATTAGTGTTATTGCTGTCCATGAAATTGGACACGGCGGTTTCTGGTTCCATACAGTAGACTGGACAGATGCATATAGAAAAGCTAGAATTGCAGAAAAAATTGCTGAAGAAACAGTTCGTTCAATCGAATTAGCTAAGAAAGTTATTAAGTTTGTTGAAGATAATAAATTAGACGTAAGTATTAAAATCCATGCAGATGTTGGGCGTGGTAAACATAGTAAAACAAAAGAAATGATTAACTGGGTAGTTGCAATGATTGAAGCCGAAGGATTTGAAGCGGAAATCAAACCAAACTCTTGGGCTGCATCAAGTATCGCAGATAGAATTTCAAAATAAAATTAAATAATGAATAAAATCTAGTAATGTAGATTTTATTTTTTTTCTAATCTATGGTATAATATATATATAAGATAAACTTATAGAGGTGATTATTATTCCAAGAAAATGGACAAATAGCAAGGGAAACTCTATATTTGTTGATAAAAGCAAAGATAGAAGATTAGACAAGTTAAGAAGAGAATTAAAAGAAAAAGAAAGACAGGAAAAGGAAGCTAAGAAACGGAGATAAATATGAAACGAAAAGTAATATTTTTAGATGTAGACGGAGTATTGAATAGCGAAAAATTTTTTATAGCAAGAAAACCAGGCTTAAATAAAGATAGCAATTATCCTTATAGCCACTTAGATAATGATGCAGTTGGAAGATTTGCATATTTTGTTGCAGAACTTAAAAATAATTTTGAAGTTAAAATAGTTATTTCTTCGTCTTGGAGAGTAATGAATTATGATGAAATCAGACAAGTTCTTGCTAAAAACTTTATTGCGAGATATGATGAATTTACAAGAACAGAGTATAGTGATGGAGATAGAGGACAAGAAATTTTAAACTATTGTGCTTTTTATGGTATTGATGTATCTGAAATAATTGTTATTGATGATGATGATTTCGATATTAAAGATTATATCCCCGCAGAGAACTTCATTCATACCTCTTGGAAAAACGGATTAACCTACAAATTAGTTTCAGATTTCCTAAATAAATTAGCAGTGTAGATTTGATTTTCTTTATGGTTTATGATATAATTATATTATAACTAAGTGAGATATATAATATTATTTAGTTATCGGTCTTTGAAAAACAAATGAGAAATTATCACTCATTTCATATGAAATTAATGGTGGCCTCAAAGCTGTTCGCGGCTTAAAGGTGGGTATCAACACGAACTCCAAAGGTTCGTTCGTAGTCCAAAAGACAAGGGGATATCGCTGTTATCATTAGTTGTTGTAAATTAATACCATCGGTGGTCATTTAGTAAAGTGAGAGTAGCGTCTCAAACTATACTATGGGAAAATGATTTTACTGCTGTTGACGGGGAGAAATGCCTCTATAACACGGGTGGTAGTTGAACGTAGAAACCAGTAGAATTTTTAAATAATTAAGCAAATGCTAAATTTGTAGGTAATCAATCCTACCTATTACACGCCTTGTGCAATATAGAGACCTTGCTAGTCAATATATGTAATAGTCGCATAATGAATAAGTTGTATATGTATTGGACTTCCTAATCAGAAGACCCTAACGTAAGTTAGTACACTAAAACCCTAACTCTTGCTTGGAGTAAGTGGCGTATAAATGAGGTTGAAATACCTTTCGAGCCTGTTGAGGCAAATTTATACGGCGAAACATATATAATTTAATTAGTGCATCGAGAAGCGACTCAGTATCTGGGGCCCGCGACCCTCCCAGGGCGTGGATGAGACCCAAGCGTAGATATGAAAACCGTTGAAACGGGTAAAACCGTGTATAATGAGTCAAGCCAATTCGAGTAAAAGCATAAAAACGGAAAAAAATACAGATACTTTCTTAAAGTGAAAGTTGACTTGTTTAAGACAGGTAAAATAGATTAAAGCCTACGTACTTGTGAGTAATCAATCTCACTATCCTTCGGGATATGTAATGAACCAACACAGTTAATGAATAAACTTATTGGTAAGATAATAAATCCAATCCGTTAATTTTATATGAAATGAGTGAATAACACGAGGCAGTTTAGTGTCTCTAAAGGGAAAAGGTGGGTAACCATCTGGAAGGTATTTGACAAATATCGCTATGTAATATAGCCCGTCTAAACAAAAGTAGTCAAGTGAGAGTATTAAAAATGTAGCTCACTCTTCAAGATAGTAACGAATTGTTGGAGAATAGATACTGTTATTATGTTAAAAGGAGTCAACGGCAAGTGCTTAGATTCTGTGGTTATCTCGTGGTGGGATAATCGGCATATCCAAAAATAATAGAATTGAAAGAAAACTACAAGGGTAATAAGTATGAGGTTAGCAACTAAATGCAGTTACCCATTAAGTAAAGTAAAAATGGAGCTTTATTTAAAGTGAAAGTACCGCGAGGAAATCACAACGGAGATATTGAATATTTTGTGTCCCAAAAGGAAACGAAGTTCAGGTTGAAGTATATCTTCTGTCAAAACAAACAATACATATGGGGGTTCGAGTCCCTCCCTAGCCTCCAATAAAAATTATATGGCTGGGTAGCTTAATGGGTAAAGCAGTTGTCTAAGAAACAATACATTTGTATAAGCGAAATCTTCAAAGATTTAAGATGAAAATGCCTTAATTCCACAGAGTAATACTTAATGTGGAGCAGTAAAACTCGCAAGGTAATACTGTTTGATAAGGAAATGCACGGCGTCTCTAGCGAGACTTAGTGAGTCGCAAGCTCACACGGTAATGGAATTGTCGATTAATCTTAAATGACAGGGTGCTAAGCATCATCCTTCCAGAGATGGTAAAACAAAGCAGGCATGCTTCTAAACAGACCCGAGTCTGTGGATAAGTTAATTAACACGTGCAGATAAGCATCGCGTGGTACGATTAACTAAAGTAGGAGTATTAAAGATATAATCTCAGTCTTTAAAAACTAAACTAGCACTTCCGAGTGCTCTTTTTTTATGGAATAAAAGTAAATACATAAATTAAAAATTGACTTTTGGTTTAAATTATGTTATAATTAAGTATAAAAAGATAGATATATATTTAATATTAGGAGAGTAAAATGAATAGTACTGAAGCACACATAAAATATAACGATTTAATAACTAAATTAAAATTAACTTTACCTTATGGAAATTTTAATGATTTAAGCATTTCAGATTACTTTAAAAATCGCAAGACTGGACCAAAGCGTTGGTTATATAATCGTCATCACATCTGTGAAATAGATATAAGCGGTTCAAGAATTATGCAATCAGGATATGCTAACTCAGAATCAATAATTGTAGATACAGATACTCATTGTGTATTACACTACTTAATTATTTTAAGTGGCAGGACTAGACCAGATTGGGGTATGCGATTACAATTCGATAACATACATGAATGGGAAGAATCAATAAGAAGAGGTTGCAGAAAATATAATATACCATTTGATTATGAATGGCAAAAAAGTATAAGGAGTTAAATTATGGGATTATTTAAAAAAAGAAAAGTACAAGCTGGATATACACGAGAAAAACCAACTCATGTAAAAGCACCACCAAAGAAAGAAGTTGAAGTGCGTGACTTTTATATAGAAGGTTTAAGCAAAGAGGAAATAATTGGCTTAATAAAAACGTCAAGAATACTACAAACTACTTGCTGGAATAATACAGGTGGACCAGCATACAAACATTACGAAACATTCTATCAGATAGATTACCGATATATTAGAGACTTGGTAAATATGATGGTGGAAGAAGATGAATAAAATAATTGAATGTTCAAGTAGAGGCGACAAAAGATTCAGTTCATTATACGCAAAGATGCCAGATGGATTTTCAATAGAACATCACTATCAAGTTAATATAAAAGGATATAATACTATTGCTGATGGAAAAAATAAAATTGGAAAATTATTTAGTTTTAAAAAGCAACTACGTAAATTTAAAGCACTTTGGATAGAATACTTAAGAGTTAATCCAGAGCTTTTTAAGTATCTTATTCAGAAGAGAAAAGAAGGGTACGACTTTAATGACTCATATGGTAAGCCCGGTGCGGCGAACCAAGCTACAACACTAATGGAAATAATAGATGAATGGATAAGCGGAGAAGATTTTACAAGTTACGCAGACGACTATATTGAAGATTAAAGGAGAATAGTATGAGAAAACAAATGGTATTAAATTTATTCGGTGGGCCTGGGACAGGCAAATCAACAGGAGCGGCTTATATATTTAGCAAATTAAAAATTGATGGATATGACGTAGAATTAGTTACGGAGTTTGCTAAAGATAAAGTATACGAAGATACAAAAGAAGTATGGAATAATCAACTTTATATATTCGGTAAACAGAGTTTTAGATTATCGAGAATAGAGGGAAAAGTAGATTTGATTATAACTGATGCACCGATATTGCTTTCAGTTTATTACAATCAAGGCAAGTTAAGTTGGCACTTCGATGAAATGGTAGAAGAATTTCATAATGACTTTGATAATATAAATATATTTTTAAAAAGAGTTAAAGAATATAATCCTAAAGGAAGATTCCAGACAGAAAAGCAAGCAATACAGATTGATGATGACGTAAAACAAATGCTAAGAGATTTAAACGAATCATATATATGTTATCCTGCTGATGAAGGCGGCTATCAAAGAATATATGAAAAAATCAAATTTGTATTAGACAACCTATAAATGGTTGTTTTTTTATTCCATAGGCATATCAGAAAAGAATTGATTTTTTTATGAAATCGTGTTATACTATATATAAGAAGTTGGAATATAGAGTTCCAATTAATAAATAAAAGAGGTGGAATAATATGGCAATACTTAATATTACCTATGGTTTATTTGGTGGAATTAATAATGTTGGGAACCCAGCATCATATGAAAGTACAACAGATTTACCAGTAACGCTACTAGACCCTACTAAGGAAGGATATACCTTTGTAGACTGGTATGATAATGGAGATTTTATCGGAGACCCTATAACAGAGATTCCGTTAGGAACAACATCAGACGAAGCAGTTTATGCTGAGTTTACAATTAATTCTTATGCATTACAATTTACAGACCATGATGATACCGTTCTTCAAACGGCAGATTATGAATTTGGAGCTGACACAAGTGGAGTGACAGCACCAGTAGCTCCTACAAGAACTGGATATGTATTTAGCGCATGGGATATATCAATTCCAGAAACAATGCCTGCGGCAGTAGTAACAATCCAAGCGATATATACAGCAGAACAACATGTATTAAGCTTTGAAAGCAATGGTGGTTCAGCAGTAACATCACTTACACAAGACACAGGTTCAGCAGTGGTTCAACCAGCTAACCCAACTAAAGAAGGATATGTATTCGATGATTGGTACAATGAAGTTGGATTATCAACAGCTTATGTATTTGATACAATGCCAGCAGTAGATACAGAAATCTATGCAGGTTGGACAGTAGTTCAATATACAATTACTTTTGATAGTAATGGCGGTACAGTTGTAGCACCAATTACACAAGATTTTGGTACAGTAGTTACTGAACCTGCAGACCCAACTAAAGCAAACCTAAACTTTAGAGTATGGTCTTCAGATGCAGAGTTGACTCAAGAATATATTTTTGATACAATGCCTGCAGAAGACATCACCGTATATGGATATTGGTATGCCGTTTTAACTTATGATTCAAATGGTGGTAGTGCAGTAGCTCAAGAAAATGTTGGCGAAGGCAATACACCAGTAGAGCCTGATGCACCGATATTCGCAGGATATACATTTAATGGGTGGTATATAGATGATAATACATTCTTAGTGCCAGTTGATTTTGAAACTCCACTTACAGCAGATGAAGTATTTTATGCTGAATGGGTAGCAGTTCTTTATTCAGCACAATATTTAGATTGGGACGGGGCAGTTCTTCAAACAGCTAACTATGAATTCGGAGCAGATACAAGCGGAGTAACACCTCCAGCTGAACCAACTAGAACAGGTTGGACATTTACAGCTTGGGATTCAGTAGCACCAGCGACAATGCCAGTTGACGGAATAACTATTACAGCTACTTATACAATAGATGTAATCACAATGACATTCGATACAGGTGTAGGTTCAGTAGTAGCACCGTATGTTCAAGACTATGGGACACCTGTAGTAGAACCTACAACTTCTGAAACTGGTTATACATTTGATGGCTGGTTCGAAGAAGCAGAGTTTACAACTCCTTACGTATTTACAACAATGCCTGCGGCGAATTTAACAATTTATGCTAAACTTACAGAGTTGGTATTTAATATTACTTACGTAAATGTATTAGGAATAGCACACACTAACCCTGCAACATACGAGTCAGATACGCCTGTCACATTCACAGACCCAACAACAACAACAGGATATACTTTTAAAGGTTGGTATAATGCAATTAGACAAGGAACAGAAGTCTTAGGAACTACAACAGAAACTATTGGTAGTTTCACAGTATATGCTCAATGGGTTATGGTAAATAATCAAATTGCAATACCACAAGTTAATGCAGATGACACAGATTTAAGAATACCTACTTCTGCTATCAGAATATCTGGTACAGCAAAAACACCAACAGGATATGCAATGTGGGTTGAAACAGATAGTTATAAAAACTATACGTTCCCTACTAAATATGTTACATTGGCAGAAGCAGTAGCGGCTAGAGATGCTTTCTTAGCACTATTATAATATAGATTGTGCGACTTTTGAATAAAAAGTCGCATTTTTTATTATTGACTTTTTTCCAATTTTGTGATATAATAAATTATAAAGATGTAAAGGTAAAGTTATTGGGAAATAACTACACAAAATTAAGAGCCTAGAACAGGTAGTCTGATTGCCACTTTAAATCAAAAAACTTAAAGGTGGTTTAAAATGAAAAATTTAAAAAGAAAACTTATTGCGACATTCACAGTAATGATGTTTGCCTTACTGGCAACAATTGGAACAACTTATGCTTACTGGAATTACTTTGTACATACAGAGTCTAGTATTACAGTAGAAGTTGGAGTAGCCGACAGAATAGTCGTAGCAATTAACACAACAGGTGCAGGTGCTTTAGTCCCAGCAGGACAATCTACAGGTGCTGAAGTTGAATCTATTGTATTGACTTATGATGTTTCAGTTACACAAGGTGCAGTTGACAGTGGTATTACAACATTATCTGTAACAACAGCAAATGAATCAACAGCATTAGTTAACATCTCTGTTAGCGCGCCAACAACTTTAACAGTGGCTAATCAAACAGTTACGGTTACAGTTACATTAGATTCCCCAGCAGACCAAGCGGCTTATGATGCTTTAATTGCAGCTGGGATTACATTCGACTTAGTTTTTACTATAGCGTAAGTCAGAATATGGCGAAAAGAATAGCAATCATTTGGCTTGTTATTGGAATGTTATTCCTAATGGGGATAAATCAAACTTACGCATATTCTTGGAATATATTACAAGAAACAAAAGCTAGTCAAATAACAGTTGGAGCATGGGATTATGCGCCTCAATGGAATTCTACAACAACTTACTTAAGGGGAGATATCGTAGAATATAATGGAATTAAATATGAGGCTAAAAAAACTAGTACAAACCAATTACCAACGAACAATAAATATTGGAGAACAGTTTAATACGAACGCGGTTACCTTCGGGATAGCCGCATTTTGTTATTTAGATTTGATTATTTTTATAATCTATGTTATAATATAAGTATAAGAAAGGAGAATTATAAAATGAAAAAATGGATTTTAGATACTTTATTTGCTTTAACACATATCCAACATTGGGTTAGGAATCATTCAACAAGTAAAGAGTTAGACAAGTGGTTTAACAAGGAAATAGAAAAAGGAACAAAGTTTAAAAGAGTTTATATATACGATACTTTAGATGAATACTGTGCGGAATTTGCTGGAATAGACTTATGGATAAAAAATATACCTTATGCTTGTTTTGTTATTAATGGTTTTATGCCAAAAAGAAGAACAGTCAATAAACTACAAAGGTTATTAATGGAGAGTTCATTAGATGTATAAAAATGTATTTACATATGAACCACATAAATACACATTAGCATTTATAGACTTAAACGGAACTATCTCGGGTGACCTTATGAAACAAATTAAATACCGCCAACCAAAAGTTATAGAAAAAATGCATAATTTTATTTCTTCTGTAGAACTTTCTATAGGCGATAACTTTACTATAGATGATTATGTATTTATAATTTCTCGTAAACACTACCGTAATAAAACAAATCTAATATTAACAGAAAAGGCTCTTGAGGATTTAACTTTTAATCATATGAAAACAACTCTTGAAAATTTTCCAGAATTAAAACCATTATTAGATAAATTCAATATTGAAATTTATGAAACTTCGGAATGGGGAGTTTGGGATAAACGTGACTAAAATATCACATAAATATTCTTTTTTTATTCCAAAGTTGACAATTTTTTAAAATCGTAGTATAATATTAATGTAAAGATAAGAAATGCGGCGAAATTTAAACAAAAGAGCGAATATTTTATATTTCGGCAAAACACGTAAATTTCCGTCGTACCCCCGAACTGGCAGTACCAGTTTTGGTATGGGTCAAATAGGGCGGCGCCGCAGATTTAGTCTTTATTTTTATTGGGAGTATAGTGTCAACTGGACAGCACGTCGGCCTTCAAACCCGTACAGCCCCAGTTCAATTCTGGGTACTCCTGCCAATATTACTGTCAAAGCGACGAGGGCGATACAACATGGATATTTGATTAATAATAGGAACAATAACTGGGCTTTTAGTAGGTATTACAGGGCTTTTAACATACTTTGAACATAGACGAGATGCAAAAGAGAATAAAAGAAAAAAAGCTACAATTGAAAAACAAGAGGAATTTAAAAAAGAAATAATAAATGAAGTAACTCATAGAACTGCTGAAGAAAGAGAAAGTTGTTTAGAAGAGAAATTGATCGATTATCTTGATAAAAAAACATACACTGAAAGACATGAAGAAGTTATTAAAGAAATACATAAATTATCAGGACAATTAACCAAACACTACTCAGAATCAATAGAAACAGAAAGACAAAGATTGGCTTCTGAAATAATTAATTTTGCAGAAGATATAAAAAATAAATTGCCAAAATCTTCAGTCGCATATGAACATATACATATATGTTATAAACGATATAAAGATATTGGTGGAAATCATTATATAGATAAAGTGTTTGAATATATACAAAATAGCATGGGTGAAGATGATGTTTAAAATTATTAGTTTTATCTGACAATTACCACAGAACTTAATAGGATTATTTTTATACTTGGTATTTGGAACTGCGAAACGCTATAAATATAAAGGAAAATATGTAGCTCATGCTAAAACAAACAAATGAGGTGCAATAAGTTTAGGAATGTTTATTATTTTCTTTGCTGATTACGGCGATGGAGAATATTATACAAATACAATAAATCATGAATATGGACATACAAAGCAATCAAAAATGTTAGGTCCATTTTATTTGTTAATAGTTGGATTACCTTCAATAATTTGAGCTAGTTGTTTTAAAGGGTATAGGGTGTCTACGGGCGCAAGCTACTACTGATTTTATACAGAGCATTGAGCTGATAAATTAGGTGGAGTTTCCCGCTGTAAAAAATAACAATACGAAAAGCAAGTTTATGAAATTTGCTTTTTTTTATAATTTATGGTATAATATATATATAAGATATGGAAATGGAGGTATTTATGTTAGTTTTATTTAAAAATATGAAACAAGATAATATACTCGTTTTCGATGCCGAATATAATGAAGGAGACTTAATTCAATTTGCTGGGATATTATTTCGGAAAATAGAAGAAGATATTTTTCAAGTTCATAAATCAATTAATTTCTATGTAAAGTTAGATGGAACAAAAATTAATTATTTTATAGAACGATTTACTGGTATTACAGACGAGTATTTAGAAGAAGAAGGGATTAACCTTTCAGAAGCAAAAGAAAAAATAGATGAGTTATTAAGAGAATCTAATAACACATTAATAGTTAGCCACGGATTATATAACGATAGATTAACTTTAGAGAATAATGGTATCGATTTTTATGAAATGGAAGAATGCGTTACAGGACTATGTACATATAATATGTCCAAAAGAATATTAAAAAGAGATAATCATTTAAAATTAGAAGATGTTGCAAGTGAAGCGGGGATCTTCCTTTCACGCAAGCATAATGCTTTTGATGACACCTGGGCAACGGTTGCGGTTTTTAGCCTATTGTGTAAACTTGATGCGGAGGAAACAGATGAAAAAAGTATTTTATAATTATGATAAGATGGATTTAGAACGAAGAAAATCCTATAAAAAGGTAGTTTTCAATTTGAATGTTCCGAACTTTTATGGAATGGAATTTTTTCAAGAGATTGATAAAAAGATAATAGAGTTTATAAATGAACTAGATAAAAATGAGCCAACAGTAATCCAAATAGTTGGTGATTTTAGTTTGGTTAAAAATGAAGAGCCAGCAGATATTGAGGATTTTTTAACTTCAATCGTGGCTCTATTTATTTCTGCCATTCATATTAAAACGGAAAAATCAGATAGGGAGCATAGATTGGCAGTACCTCAAAAGTTAGCCAATATAAATCTGCCCTATACTTCAAAATTAAAAATAATAAATTATAAATTAAGACTTCCGATCTTTACGATAGAAATCTTAAATGAAAAGCAAGAAATTTTGCTAAAAATATTTTAGGTGATATAATGAAAATATTATTATTAACAACTGTTGAGCCAACTCAAGCGGCTATAGACTATAGAGAATTAACTGATGTAATAGATATTAAAAATATTAGTTTAATTTCAATACCATTTTTTGCTGAGATTGATTCAATGAATAATGGGAGATTATATCTTCCTACTTTATTTGCAATGTATAAAGCAATGACAGATAAACCAACTCAAAAAAAGATATTTGATAAAAGGCATACATTGATTATTGGGAACTCATATAAGAGTGAGAAGTTTGATATGATTATATCTTTAGGTGATTCTTCAGAAGATACCTATACAAAAATGATAAGAGATTCACAAGAATATAAAGAGTTTAATTTATTAGTAGAAGCAGAAAAATTATACGACTGGCAAGATGCAGAGTTAAACTTTCCTACAATAAGACACGTCATACTATTTTTAGAAGGAGTTATAAAAGATGGAACAATTCAACGAAAAGCAAAAACTAGCAATACAATGTAATGAAACAGAAATAGTTATTATCGCGCCTGCGGGAAGTGGTAAGACTACAACACTTGTTGGCGCAATTACAAGATATAAAAATGAAAATCCTGATTCAAAAGTAGTGGCTATTACATTCACCCGTAAAGCCGCAGAGGATTTATCAAATAAATTAATGGAATATACTAATATAAGAACGTCAACTATTCATAGTTGGGCTTATACAGAATTAGATATATTATCAAAAAGAGTTTCAAAAGAGTTTCCTCAAAATACTTTTAAAGTAAAATTGTTAGAGGAAGATAGAATTAAAGAAATACTTAATAGTATCATTAAAAATAGAGGTTATAAATACTTAAATATGTATCAATTATATAGTTATGTTATGGGTAATTATAATATTGAGGTTAATGATAAACTAAAAAGAGTATTTCAGTCAGTAAAAGATAGTTATGTAGCGTATAAAGAAGATAATGGTTTATATGATTTCACAGATTTACCACAATACTTACTTGATAAGTTAAATGACTACGGGTTAAACATTGAAAAAATAGATGCATTATTTGTTGATGAGTTTCAAGACGTAGATGAAACACAATTAGAATTATTTAATCGTGTTCCTGCGCAAAAGAAGTTTTATATTGGAGACCCACAGCAAGCAATTTATATTTTTAGAGGTGCTACTCCAGATGTTTTAGATAAGTTAGATGATTTTAAAACACACGATTTGAATATAAATTACAGAAGTTATCAAGAGATTGTAGACTTCGCAAGCAGTGTTCAAGATAAAGCAATGATTCAAGGAGTAAATTTCACTATTGAAAAAGAATCATCAAGAAGTAATATTGAATGTATTAAAGGATATGGTGGAAATGTTTATACTCTTAATGCTTCTGGAGATGCATATAAAGTAAATGAGTATATAAGAGTAAAAGGCATTGATGTCATACGTGGATTTATTATGAGAAATTCAATGATATTGTGTAGAAAAAATAAAGAAGTAAGAGCAATAAAGAATTTAGGTTATGATAATGTTTCAACAATACATCAAGCAAAAGGGTTAGAATACGAAAGTGTTATTATAACAAGTTTCGAACTAGCACCTGGTAATATGGAAGAAATAAATATTGCATATGTCGGAATGACAAGGGCTGAAGATTATCTATTAGCGGCTGACTACAACGCATTTATATATCTATTACCAAAAATTATGCCAGATTATAAAAAAGCAAATAGTTTATTTTAGAAGGAGAAAGAAAATGAAGATAAGTAAAGAAGAATTTAGAACAACTTACTGGAATATGCCTGCCATGAAATACTATGAAGGAGATTTATCAAAACAAAAAGCATTAGATATGATAGATAATAACAATAATAATTGTGTTGCTATGGTTAAGTGGGATGGCGAATGGAATATGTCTATTATTGATGAAGATGAAACATTAATGAGAGGTCGTAATAAAACTGTTAGCGGCGACTATAAGAATCGCGCAGATTGGTTACCACATATAACTAAACAACTACAATCTATTTTTCCTTCTGGAACAGTTTTCTTAGGAGAGGTATCATTTAATGACATAACTAAAACGTCTAAAGACGTTGGAACAATAATGAGATGTAATGTTAGTAAAGCATTAGAGCGACAACAAAGAGGCCCATTATCATTCCATATTTTTGATTGTCTATGTTATGATTATGAAGACCTTCGGAAAAAAACATTTGAAGAAAGAATCCAAGTGGTCTACGATAACTATAAGCAAGTAATAGATTATATTTATCCCGTTGCTATTGTAAAAGAAAATTTTATGGATTTTGCAGAAAAAGTTTGGGCTAAAGGTGGAGAAGGAGTTCTTGTTATTAAAAGGAACGAACCTTATAGAGCTGGCTCAAGAAAAGCTTGGTCAAGTCTAAAATTGAAAAAGAAACTTGGAGAAATTAAAGTAAAAGTAATAGACCTTATTGAACCAAATAGAGACCACGAGGGAACTAGTGGAGAAGCTTGGCAATACTGGTTAATACAAAAGAACATTAATTTCGGTGAAGTTGGTAGAGCTATTTGGATAGATGAAGAATTTTGTAAAACACGCAAAATGATTAAAGACCCATTCCATAGAACTTTACCTGTAACTAAGCCATACTGGAATAAATGGAAAAATGGTGTTTTAGTTGAACATGAAGGAAATAGAATTAGAGTAGCGTCTGGATTAGACGATGCAACTAGAGAATGGCTAGCAACGCCTGAAGCGGCTGAATTGCTAGAGAAAGAAGAATTATTCGTAAATATAACTGGCATGGAAATTACTGACGACAGTATCAGACATCCAGTATTTTTAGGAGTTATAAAATAAATACGAGGTGTATAATGCAAGTTAAAAAAAGAAATGGAGAACTTGAAGATTTTAATTTAATGAAAATCGCCAAGGCAGTATATAGAGCAAGGCTTGATGCGGGTTATGAAAAAGACTTAGAGCGTTGCGTTGATGAAGCAAAAATAATCATGAAAGATATTGTTAATGGTAAAACTTTAGATATTGAAACAATTCAAGATGAGATAGAAAAGTATTTTATTAAAAATGATGATATAGAAGTATTTAAACTTTTCACTTTCTATCGTGAAAAAAGACGACAAGACAGAGCTAATCCATGAGCCAATAATGACGAGCGTCAAGATTTAATACTTCAAAAATATTTACTTCCAACAGAAACTAAAAAGGAATTTTTAGATAGAATATCACTTGGGAGAACAGACCTTCTTAAGATTTTTAGAAATCGAGAGGGTATTTGAGGTGGAAGAAACCTTTTTGCGATAGGTAGAGACGGTAATATTACTGGTTCTAATTGTTATGTTGCTGAAAATCCAACAGATAGTTTAGAGGATATTTATAGAGTAGCTTTTGATATTGCTAAAACTTATAGTTATGGTGGTGGACAAGGTATGAACTTATCTAATCTTAGACCTAAGGGCGCTAAAGTAAATAATAGTAGTAATACGACACCTGGTGTCATGACTTTTGCAGAGTTATATTCATTTATTACTTTACACACACAACAAGAAAGTAGACGTGGAGCACTAATGCTTATGTTAAATATTGACCACCCAGATATAATTGATTTTATTACTTCTAAGCTAGACTTATCTAAAATTACAGGTGCTAATATTAGCCTTGCGATTACGGATGATTTTATGGAAGCATATAATAATAATAAAGATTGAAATTTAACTTTTGAAACGCCTTATGAGATGATAGTAAAAACTGTAAATGCAAGAGATTTAATGCATTTAATTAGTTACTCAGCTCATACAATGGGAGACCCAGGATTCATTTACATTGATAATGTTAATAATTATCATTTATTAAGTGAATATGATGAAGTAGAATTTACAGCTACAAACCCGTGTGGTGAACTGCTTGCCTCACATTAAACATCGAGCAATATCGGTGAAGGCTTAACTGCTAATACCGAGATAAGTTACACTTTAATAGGTGTAACCATCGTAACGCATAGATAATGAAACTTTTGATACACCGCGTGCGGCGATCCGGACTGGTTCAAAAGAATATAATTTATCCACGAGTGCTCGATATATAATCCCCTACGGATTATATAAAAATATATGCTGACCTACCAGATGAATAAATCTGGAAAGCCGCGTCTAATTGTCATACGACAGTGGTTGAACGAAAGTTCTAGAAGTAGAGAATAAAAAGTCTTTACGATAACAATAAAGGAGCAACCTTTAATGGCAAATGGTTCATGCAACCTCGGAAGTATTAACTTAAATGCTTTTGTAAGAAAAAATTTTACTGAAGAGGCGTATTTTGATTCTGGAAGATTTATTGAAGTAGTTAAATCTATGATTAGTGGATTAGATGAATTATTAGATATAATGGGTGAAAGACATGCATTGGCATCTCAAAGAGAACATGTTATAGAATGGCGTGAAGTTGGATTAGGAGTTATGGGACTTGCTGATTTAGCTTTAAGTATGGGATTAGGATATGGAACATCTGAATTTATTAAAGTTCTTGATGTGATTATGTCTACAATGGCTAATGCGGCGGCGCAAGCGTCGGTTGAATTAGCGGTAGAAAAAGGAACATTCCCGAAATATGATTATGAAAAGATTTCTAGTTCAAGGTTCTTTAATGAAGTCTATTCAGAAGAAACAAAAAATATGATACAAGAGTATGGTTTAAGAAATAGTAGATTACTAAGTATTGCACCAACTGGTAGTATATCAAATATTATTGGAGTTAGTGGCGGCGTTGAGCCTTATTTTATGCTTGGCTATCAAAGAACTATTAAGTCTATGTTCGAGGATGAAAAGACAATTTGAATTTACGAAAAAACTCCGTTAAAAATGATGAAGTATTTCAAACTTGAAAATCATTATGATTTACCTGATTGGGCTAAAATAACTTCACAGAATATTAATGTTAATTCAAGATTAAAAGTTCAAGAGACTATTCAAAAATATGTTGATACAGCAATTTCTTCAACATTTAATTTACCTAATGATGCTACAACTGGAGATGTCGAAGGTATTTATAAAAGCGCTTGGGCTAGAGGAATTAAAGGAGTTACAGTATTTAGAGATAACTGTAAAAAAATTGGTATTCTTACAGGTGGTGGAGATAGTTTTGATAAACATCCTGCGGAAAAACCATCAATGGTTATTAAAGAGCTATGATATAATAAAGCGACTCAAGAAGAAAAACAATTTATTACTAATATCCAAATAGGAGAAAGTGATTATCAAGTTGAAAAAATTGGTTTAGAATATTGTCCAGAGTGTGGTAGTCATTTAGTTAAAAAGAATGGCTGTACTCAATGTAGTAGTAACGATTGCGACTACGAGAAGTGTGGAATATAATGGATTTAGATAAAAGCTCTTTAAAGAGAGCCAGTCAAAATCAAAAATTTATTCTTGACTTTTATGCAGACTGGTGTAAAGGGTGTCAAAAAATAAAACCAATCCTTGAAGAAGAACAAGAAGTTAGTAAAGATATTAGATTTATTTATATTAACGTTGATGACTTTGATAAAGAATTGTTAAAAAAACAATTTGGAGTCATAGCAATTCCTAACGTTCAATTCTGATACGAGGGCAGAAAAATGGATTTCACTGTTGGCTCTGTCGCTGAAGAAAAGATAGTAGGAAAAATAGAGAAGTTTAAACAAAAATAAGGAGAGCATATAATGAAAATTATTAATCAAGATATTACTTTAATTGAAGAAGGGATTATTTGTCATCAAGTTAATACTTGGGGTGTAATGGGTTCGGGGTTGGCAAAGCAAATAAGAGCTAAGTTTCCTGACGTATTCGAATTCTATAATGGAGTTTGTGATAGAGCACCTAATAAAGACTCATTATTAGGGTCTGGCTTATTAGTTAACGTTAATAAAAAGTTACAAATAGCTAATTTGTTTGGACAGTCTAATTATGGAACAAAAGGGCAATTCACTGATTACAGTGCGCTTAAGGACGCTTTTGAAGGTGTACTAAGAGAAGCTAATTCAACAGGTAAAAAAGTTTATGTGCCATTAGGAATGGGTTGTGGACTTGGCGGCGGGAGCTGGATGACAGTCCAAAGAATGATAGAAAATGCCGAAAAAGAATTTAACATTGAAGTAATAGTTTGTAGATATACAGTTTAGAACAAAAATAAATATTACGGGGTGAGAATTATTAGTGTTGTAGGTGTAACAACTAAAGGCAATAATGAACAAGCAGAATTGGTTAGATTGATATTTGAAAACAATAGACCAATTATTTTTGGAACAGGTAATGCGGGGACAGGTAAGACTTTTATAGCCTTAGCTTCAGCCTTACAGTTAGTAGCGAGAGATAGAAAGTACGGAAAAATTGTATATACTCGTGAGCCTGAAGAAGTGGGTAAGAGCCTTGGCTTTTTACCAGGGGACTTAGATGAGAAGTTCGAAGTATATATGAGAGGTCTACATGACAATATTGAGCATATTACTGCATATAGCGGCATAGGTAAAATGGAAGCTATGAAGTATATTGAATGTGTACCAATCCAATTTCTAAGAGGCGCAAGCTTTGAGAACACTATTGTTATTGTAGATGAAGCACAGAACCTAGAAATGAATAGTATTAAAACTGTCTTAACAAGGATAGGAAAATATTGTAAAGTCATATTGTTAGGTTCACTTAAACAAATTGATAATAAAGCACAACAGAAAAAACAAAAATGTGATTTTCAAATCGCATTAGAAAAATTAAGAGGCCAGCCTTTTGCTGGAGAAGTAGAATTAATTGAGAGTATGAGAAGTCCATGGTGCTCAATCATAGATGAAATACTAAGTGAATAATTTTTATTTTATAAGAACTAAATAGCTCTAAAACAAGTCAAATTTAAACTGAAATTTGACTTTTTTCATTATTTGTGATATAATATAAGTATAAGAAAAGAAAAAGGAGAATTATAACATAATGGAAGAGAAGAGAACAAGTTGGTCTATGTTACCATTTGAAAATTTAACAATAGCTGAAAAAATAGAAGTCTGTAGAAGAATACAGAATGATGAAGAATGTGAAAAAGGATATATTGAATTTAATGCCGTTGAGAGGTCAGGTTTTGTAAATGTATCTGATGAGCAATATGAAAAGTATGAAGATTATGCTGATGGGACTAGAGAATATATGTATTCAAAAATGGACTTAATCCTAGATATATTAAGAAAGAACGCTGGGACTACAATAACGTTTAGAGATAGAATAATGCCGTTAATGAAAAAATGTGCAATATATTTATATACTGATTTGACTGATAAACAAAAAGAACTATATCATGAAAAAGAAGTGTATGGGAAAGATTTTAGTAAATTTAGAGGTTGTTGCATAGGTTGGGGACATTGCTTATTAATGTATCCTAAAGAAACTTATTATAAAGACGAGTTAATTGAAATTTTTATTCATGACCAAAATGAAACTATAGAAAGCGCGGCTTGGATTCTTATGCACGAACTAGGTCATGCGATGATTACAAGAGATTTCTCAGGGCCTTTGGGCGGTTTTATCCATGCAATGAAATGGACACATGAAGGCCATCTTAAGGCACAGAAAATAGACAGAGTAGAATATTATAATACAGACGAAGGGCATGAAGCAGACCCCGAAGAACAATTCTGTAATATGATTGCAAATACATGGATTAATAAAAATCTAGATAGACATTGGTGGCGTAAGAATATGGCGCCAAAAGGAGAATTATATTATGAAAAGAGAAAGCACTAAAATGTTAAATATTTATATTGACGAGTATATGGCTTTTACTGAATCAGCTTTAATAAGTAATTTTAAACATGAGTATGGATTAGAATTTGATGGTTGGTTTAAAATAATAATTGAGACAGGTAGAAGCGGAAAAAGAATAGACAGTTTGTTTATAACGCATACAGAAGGATTTGGTTCTGGAACGTTCTTCTTTCTAGAAGAATCAAAAAGATGGATTGGAACAGTAGCTAACAGTTTTGGTGAGTATGAAAATGAATTAATAGAAAAAACATTAAACGAGTTGGAGGAATAAGGAATGGACAAAAAACAAAAGGTAGTTGATTACGATAGCTATGATAATCCATATATAGCTACTTTTATAGAAAAAGAATTGGATGAGGGTTATTTTATTATTGGGGTTTCTTCTCAATTCTATTATGCTTATAGTCCTCAAACAGGGGGATCAGAAAAATTTACAGTAACAACTGTAATATATGAAAAAAAAGGAGAATTATATTATGAAAAGACAAAGCACTAAAATGGAAAAGAATAAAACATTGAATAGTATATTGCAAGAAACTAATGAACTTGATTTCCTTGTAGAAAATATCGGAAGCTTAGCGGGCTTCTATGATTCAATGGAGCACCCTCAAGTTATTAGAATGAGAGAACAATATGGAAAAAGAAAAAGAGAAATTATGAATGGAATGTAGAGGTAGAAAAAATGACTAAGAATAACGAATTAAAATTATTTGCTGGAGAAGAGCAAGTTATAGCTATTAAGAATGTTTTAACAATAGACTATCAACCATATAAAGAAGAATTTGGATATATTTTATATACGAAAGAATATAATGACTTAACGGTTTATACAAGAGAAATAAATTATACATTTAATATACCAATAACGAAAATAATATTAATCGAGGTACAAGATGAATAAAGAAGGACAAAGATTACTAGAAGAGATTCATGACGAATATAATAAATTAATGAAAAACTTTAGAAGATTTAAAAATACTGACAACCCTATAGACCGCCTTGAATTTTTCGGAGACGCCTATTCGGACATATTTGTTTGGTTAAAATCTCTTAATAAGCTTATTGAAGATTGTTTAGATAACGATTTTGGTGATACATTTTATAGATATATGTTATCTTATATAATGAGTTTTGAGGACGGGACTGTAGAGGCAGAAACTATGTTTGAAGCAGTGCAACATCTAAGTGAAATAATACATCAGAATAAAGGTAAAGAAATATCAATAAAATTTGAGGTGGAAGATGAGTTACACAAGTAAAAATATAACAACACTCGAGGGCATTGAGGCGATTCGCTTAAGACCAGCTATGTATATAGCTAATGTAGATTCAAGCGGAATACATCACTTAGCACTTGAAGTTATTTCAAATAGCATTGATGAAGCTTTAAACAGCCATGCCGATGTAATAGAAATAACAACAAAAGGAAAAACAATAACAGTAACAGATAATGGCCGTGGAATACCTTTCGGTAAAACTAAAAATGGTAAAGAAGCGATAATTGAAATCTGCACAAGTTTACACAGTGGTGGTAAATTTGGACAAGGCGGATATTCAGTATCTGGTGGATTACATGGTATCGGACTAACAGCAGTTAATGCTTTGTCTGATTATTTTTACATTGAGTCAAGACGTGATAATAAAAAAGCAATGGTTGAAGCCAAAAAGGGAATCATTCAAGAGTTCGAAGTAGTTAATAAGGTTTCTAAAGATACTGGGACTACAATAGAATTTATTCCCGATACAGAAATATTTAAAAACGAAACATTTAATCTTAAAGAGCTTGAGAGAATAGTTCAAGAATTGAGTTTCTTGACTTCAGAAGCCACCTTTATTTTAAATGGTAAGAAGTTTAAAAGTAAAGACGGTCTTAAGGAAATGATTAAAGACAAATCAAAGAAACCGCTTACCGATATTATTTACGTAAGAGGAGAAGAACCTGGCTTCATGGTAGAGCTTGCATTTCAATTTGAAGATAGAAGCATGGAAAGAATATATGCCTACACAAATAACATCCCCAATGAAGAGGGGGGAACTCACGTTACTGGATTTAAAACTGCGTTCACAAATTCAATAAATAAACTTGCAAGAAAATATGGTATGTTAGAAGAGAAAGATGAAAATCTAAACGGAGATTTACTACGTATTGGATTGAATGCGGCTATCTCGATAAGGACAGCTGAAGCACCTATATTCAAAAGTCAAACAAAAAATAAACTAATGACGCCTGGAGCTCGTGGAGCAGTTAGTAGATTACTAACAGCTAACTTTGAAAATAGCATAACGAAAAAAGATTTAAAGATAATTGTAGACCGTGCTATATCTGAACAGAAAGCACTTGATGCGGCTAAACGAGCTAGAGAAGCCGCAGGTAAAGTTAAGTCAGGCGGCAAGGACATGAATTCTATTAAAGACTTACCAAGTAAGCTTGTAGATTGTAAAGATAGAAATGGAGAAGTTTGGATTCTTGAAGGAGACTCAGCTGGTGGATTAGCTAAGATGTGTCGTAATCCAAAGAATCAAGCAATACTACCTTTAAGAGGAAAAGTATTAAATACACATGGAAAAGAACTAGCAGACATTATAAAAAATAAAGAAATCAAGGATATGATTACAGCCTTTGGAACAGGCGTTGCTAATCAGTTCAATATAAGGAACTTCAGATACAGTAAAATAATTATACTCGCAGACGCAGACCCAGATGGGAAACACATCAATGTCCTAATACTAACATTAATCGCAATGCACCTGCCAGAACTAATCAAACAAGGTAAGGTTTATGTGGCTATACCGCCGCTATTCAAATCTACAACACCTAAATCAGTAAAATATTTCTTTTCTACTGATGAGTTAGATAAAGCTAGCGGTAAAGGACAAGTTACACGATTCAAAGGTATTGGTGAAATGAATGCCGAAGACTTATGGGATACAACAATGAATCCAGAAACAAGAAAGATTGTAAAATTAACTGCAGAAAACTTTGAAGATACATTAAAACTATTTGATACACTTATGGGTAAATCTTCAACAGCTCGTAGAAATTTTATTATCCAAAATACAGATAAATTAAACGAAGAAGATTTCTTTGGAGATGGAGAGGATAGTGAATAATGACTAAAGACGAATTAAGAAAAAAATATAGATATACTCACAGAGTATATAGACTGAATGAAAAAGAAGTTATGATTGAGGGGAATACACACGATACAATTATAACATATAATACAGGCGAGGAGTGTTTAGAAAACTTCTTGAGAATAAAAAATGAATTCAAGGAGGCTTGGCAATTTTATGGAGATAAATAAAAAGATATCAGAAGATTTTCTTGAATACGCAAATGCGGTAATTACATCAAGAGCAATTCCTAAGGTTGAAGATAATCTAAAGCCTGTTCATAGACGTATTTTATATGCTATGGCAGAGAAAAAACTATGGAATAATAAATCAATGATGAAATGCGCAAGTGTTGTTGGTGAAATAATGCACTATCATCCTCATGGAGATAAGGCAATTTACGACTCACTAATTAGATTAGGACAATCTTGGAAAATGAGATACCCTCTTATTGAAGTCGGTGGTAATAATGGTAGTATTTTAGGAGACAAACCTGCGGCTATGCGTTATACAGAGTGTAGACTTACAAAAATTGGTGAGTTAATGCTTGAAGATTTAAGTTCAGATGTTGTTTTATTCAAACCAAATTATGATGAAACCACAACTGAACCAATGATGCTACCAAGTAAATTCCCGAATATCATTTGTAATGGCAACGCGGGAATCGCAGTAGGATTAAGTTCAAGCTTAGTTCCGCACAATTTAACAGAGGTAGTAAATGCAATTCTTGCATATTTAAAGAAACCTAATATGACAATAGAAGAATTAATGGAATACGTACCTGGTCCAGATTTCCCTACTGGGGGAGTTATAGTTGATAGCGAAAAATTAAAAGATATTTATATTTATGGTAGTGGAGCAGTAACGCTTCAGGCTAAATATGAAATAGAAAAAATTGGAACTAAACAGGCTATCCATTTCACAGAAATACCTTATTTGATTGATGTAGAAGAAGGCGTAGTTAAAAAAATCAAGAAGCTCGTTATTGAGGATGGATTCGATTTAATCGAAGATTATGAAAATAACACTAACAAAGATGGTATTAGTTTGAGAGTATTTTTAAAGAAAGGCGCTAATGTTTACAAAGTGCTTGACACTTTATGGAAAAATACAAGACTTCAGACAAGTCAAAGAATAAGCAATACTGTAATATATAAGGGAACACCAAAAGTATTAGGATTAATTGGTTTAATTGAACATTTTGTGAAATTTAGAAGCGAAATAATAGAAAACAAAAGTATAAAAGAGTATCAAGAAACTACAAGAAAGAGAGTTATTTCTGAAGGATTAATTAAAGCAATTGTTATTATTGATGAAATTATTGAGATGATAAAACAATCTGATGATAAAGCTTCAGCAAAATTAACTCTAACAGAAAAATATGGATTTGTTCCAGCGCAAGCAGAAGCAATTCTTAATATAAAATTAAGTAGTTTAAGTAAATTAGATAGTGAAAAAATTCATAAAGACTTATTAGACTCTGCAAAAAGAGCGAAAGAATTAGAAAAAATATTTACTAGTGAAAAAGCTCGTTATGAAATTATAGCATCTGAATTAAAAGAAATTCAAAAGAATTTTGGAGATACAAGAAAAACTAAACTTTCAAATACTTCTATCGCAACTAACAAACTTGCTAAGGAACCAGTGAATATCATTGTCTTTGAAAATGGGAAAGTATATACATCTCAAAATGATATAAATAAAATTCCTTTTGGTAAAAGAGGTTCAGTTTTGAACGATGCGGCTATAGCAGGAATTTTAAATGCTAAGCCAATTGATACACTTTCAACATTCTCATCAGATGGCGTTATAATTAAACATAAAATATTAAATCTAACTGTTGATGAGTTAGAAACATTAGATAATAGTATTGATGTTATTGCGGCATTTGATATAGAAAACTCAAAGAAAGATATGGCTATTTTTGTTACAGCGAATGGAACTGTAAAAATGACAGATTTATCTGAATATGCTAAAGTAAAAACAACAACAAAAGCAATTAAACTTCGTGAAGGAGATAAATTAATTTATGTTGGACTCGTTAGTAAAAATGATGTTCTTTATATACTTGGAGAAAAAGGAAAACTAGTTAAGTATTCTATTTCAGAAGTAACAAAAACAAGTAGGCTTACAATTGGAACAAAAGGGATAAACGATAACGCCATTGCGGCTTTAGCGGCGAACCCAGCTGATAAAGTATTTTCTATTAATAGTGATAACCAAGCAAAACTAACCGAAGGCAAAGATTTTAATATCACTGCTAAAGGTTCTAATGGGCAAGTAATTGCCGAAAATACAATAAAAATATTAAATGGTGAAAAAGATTATGTTATTATTTTTAGCGGGAAAAAGAATAGTTTAGTGAGTATAAAGACCCTAGCTGTTAAAAGTAAAAGTTCACTTGGAGCTAAAATAGCAAACGGCGATATTAGTAGCATAATTAACTAAGAGAAAGCTTAACTAAATTTGATTTTTTGTTTAATTTAAAGTATAATATAAGTATAGAAAGTTAAAAATAAGTAAACTTTTTTACTAAGATTTTGGAATACAAAACTGGAGAAAGGTTTTATAAATTTGACTTTTTAAGAAGTTTGTAGTATAATATTTATATAAGAGAAAAAACCTAAAATATTATATTTTATACGAGCGGTCTTGCCCACTGTTAGTATTTAAAACAAACTATAAAAAAATAATTACCAAACGGAGGAACACAAAACATGCCAAATGAAACAAAAGTAGAATTAACTGAAAAAGCTGCAGTAGTATTAGAGTTTTTACAAGGTCAAGAAGAAGCAATGACTGGAGCTCAAATTGCAGAAGCAACAGATTTAAACCCTAGAGGAATTCATGGCGTTCTTAACTCATTAGTAAAAAGATTATTTGTTGAAAAACCAGCAAAAATTACTATGAAAATTATCAATAAAGATGGATTAGAAGAAGAACGCGCATACACTACTTACCAAGTGACAGCACTTGGAGCAGAATTCGTAGCTGAGTAATAATTTAACAAGCGATATGACTTTGTTGGGCTACTAAGTCATATCACAACATTATCTTAAAAAAACGAAAATAAAAATCTAAAAGAGGAGAAAAAGAAGAAAATGGAAAAAACAAACAAGACTTATGTTATTGGAACATTAAAAGATTTAGAAGTTAGACGTGATGAAAAAGATGGTAAAAACTATATTGCAGGTAAATTCACTGTTCACGTTTCAGAAACCAATCAAGTAGAACACAAGTTTTTCTCTTACGAGTTGACTAAGAAAGACGAACCTAACAAGCGTTATAGAAACTATAATGACTTAGAAGGATATGTTGACCGTAGAGTTAAAATTACTGGTGAAATAGGAAGTAGAGCTTTCTATAATACTACCGAAGGACAAGTAATTCCTTTTACCGAAGTTAATGCAGGATTTGTTAACTTAGCGAAAGACACTGAACCAAATGTAGCAACATTTGAACTTGGTGGATATGTAATCAAACCTATTCATGAAAGAATGAATAAAGAAGAAAAATTAATTGCATATGAAATGGAAGTTGGTCAATCAGATTATTCTGGAAACAATTTAAGAGTTATTAAATTAACTGTTAAAATGGACAATACCAAAATGGTTAATAACATTGAAACGCATTATACTAAAGGCACAACAATCTTTGTTAATGGAGAAATCAATTACAACACTACTATTGAAGAAGTAGTAGAAGAAGTTATGTTCGGTAAGCCGATTGTTAAACATTTCCCTAAAACTATTAAGGCATTTGAAATTGTTGGTGGAAAACAACCTATCGTTTCAGGAGAAGCTTATTCTAAAGAACAAATTAGTCAATTAGAAAAATCTTATCAAGAATACCTATTAAATGTTGAAGAAGAAGGAAAAACAAGAGTACAATCTGGCGAATCAACTGTAAATAACAATCCTGACAAATCTGGCGCAGGAAGCTTATTATAATCAAAAAATGGGGGTTCTTACAAAAGAACCCTATTTTTAAAAATGGAGATGAAAAGAAATGAGTTTATTAGATATAAAACCTCATCAAGTTAGTAGTTCACCTTTAGACAAGGTATTTCTTATCTATGGCGAGCCTGGAACTAGAAAAACATCTGTTGCAGTTGGAGATATAGAACATACACTTTTACTTGCTTTTGAAGTAGGTTATAAGTTTATACCAGGCGTATACGCAAAGAATATTATGAATTGGGTTACTCTTAAACAAATTTTAAGAGAACTGGACAATGATAATGTTAGAGAAAAATTTAAAACTATTGCTATTGATACAATCGGATTGGCATACAAAGCGTGTGTTAATTATATTTGTTCACAAAAGGGTGTAGAAGAAATTGGTAAAATCCCTTATGGACAAGGATACTCAATGGCTAAAAATGAATTTGAAAAAGTGATTAACTCAATCCCACAAAGAGGATTCGGGCTTATCATGGTTGCGCATTCTGACGAAGTAACAGACGATAATGGAATTTCAGTTAAAGTAGACATCAATAAAAGGCCTTCAAGTGTTATTAAAGGTTTAGCGGACTTTATACTTTATAGTAGAAAGGAACAACTTGATGACAAACCTGAAGAATCAACAGTTTATGCTTACTCAGAAATTAGTAAAGGACATGTTGAAGTTAAAAAGAGAGCAAGATTTTTCCCGAAAAGATTTGAATTTACTTATGAAAATCTTATTAAAGGGTTAGAAGAAGCTATCAAAAAACAAGATGAATTCTTTGGAACGCAATCTATTGAAGAAGCAGACTTTAAAGTTTTTGTAGAAGAAAAGGAAGTTGATTTAAAAGCGTTGCAAGATGAAGTAGCGGCTTTAGCAAGTTCATTATTCGAAACTGCTGAAAAAGATATAACCATAAAAACTATTAAAGAACTATTACCTAATGTTAGAATCACTAAAACCAATAGAAATCATATCTCAGCGTTATTCGCACTAAGAGAAAGATTAACTACACTTAAAAAAGGACTTAGATAAAAATGGAAAAAAAAGAGTTAGAACAATTTATTTGCTCTACTCTAGGAATAGAACTTATTAATGACACTATAAAAAGACAAATTAATAAATTCGTAACTAAGCGTGGGTTGGGATACGACGATATCGCCCGCGCTTTAACTTTCCATGTCGAAGTAAAGAAAGAAAAGTATGAACCGAGATATGGGATATCTTTTATAGAGTGGACAGCAGACGAAGCAAAAGAGTATTATGAAAAAGAAGAAAGAAGAGAAAAGGCTAAGTTGAATAGCCTTAAAAAAGAATCAACCAATATTATATTAAAAGCAGACAAGTTAAAAGAAAGAAAACCAATGAAAAAAATTGAAATAGGAGAATTAGGCGATGATTAAGAAATCGGGGGTAATGATTAATGGCAGAAAAAACATTGTATGATTCGAATGCGATAATGTATGTGCTTGGAGTAATCATGCGTCAGCCAGATATAATCCATCAAAATGGATATATATTATCTACAACAGATTTTGAAGGATTACATGAAATTTTGTTTGGCGCCATGTACAATCTTTCGGTGGAAGGTTCAATTACACTTACGCCGGGGCAAGTAGACCTATATCTTAGACAGTTTACTAAACAATACGAGATATATACAAAAACAAACGGATACGAATATTTACAACGATTAAACACGTTAGTAGATATAAATTTTGATAAGAGTCAATTTGACTATTATTATAATAGAGTTAAGAAATTTACTATTTTAAGAGATTTTAGTAGAAGCGGTATAGACATAAGAGAATTCTATAACCCAGATGCAGATTTTCTGAAAATAGATGAAGAAAATGAAAAATTAAACAATTTAGAAGTTAAACAAATCTTTGATAGAATTCGTGAAAGAATTGCGAATGTTGAAGATAAAAATATAAGTAAAGCAAATGTAAAAGCAATTCCTGTAGGTCAAGGACTACAAGAATTAGTAGAAGAATTAAGTGTCCATCCTGAAGTGGGGTACCCATTAGATGGCGAGATATTAAACTTTTCTACTCGTGGTGCAAGACTTGGAAAGTATTATCTTTATAGCGCTCCGACTGGACATGGGAAGACTCGTTTTATGGTTGGTAATGCTTGTGCACTATCAATGCCATATATCAAAGATGGAAAGATTATTATTAGAGACCATTTAAGACCAATACTTTTTATTGCAACTGAAATGGAGCCTGATGAAATTCAAACATTAGTATTAGCATATGTTAGCGGAATTAATGAAGACAAGATACTTAATGCTACTTACAGTCCAGAAGAAAAGAAAATAATTCAGATTGCGATAAGGCTAATTCAAGACTATTCAGAAAATTTTAGAATTGAAAAGATTAGTGACCCAAACATCTCATTAGTGCGTAGTAAAATAATTAAGTATATATTGTCAGATAAAATCTACAATATATTCTACGATTATATTTTCACAACGCCTTCTTTAAACATGGAATTTTCTCGTACAGGATTACGCGAGGACGTTACATTAATGATGTTATCAAATACTTTGAAAGAGCTTGCGGCTGACTATAATGTATTTATAATGAGCGGGACTCAAGTTAATAGAGGCTGGGAAAAACGTCAATTTAGAAATGAGAATAATATCGCTGGTTCAAAAGCGATTGCAGATAAAGCAGACTTTGGTATGATTGCATTAAAACTATTAGATACAGAGTTAGAAGAAATTGCAACTTATTTAAAAGAATTAGATTTACCAATACCTAATGTGGTTATTGATATTTATAAAAACCGTAGAGGTAAAATTGTAAATGCAAAATTATTTAGAATATTTGATTATGGAACTTGTAGAGCAATAGACGTATTATTAACAGATACTAATTATAATGTTATGCATAATCTAGGAAAAATTGAATATACTTATAAGGTAAAAGATTTATTAGAAGTTATAGTGGATAAACATAATAAGAAAAAAGATGATGATGATGAGGGTGGTGACAAATAAATGTCAAGCCAGATTAAAGAAATGAGAATGCAATTGACGCATACAGAAATTAAGAATATTTTAGGTCAATACGGCGTTCTACCATTTGACGAAAATGAAACAGAGATTATATTTCCTACTGCCTGTCATAATTTAAAAGGCGGCAGTCCGAAACTATATTATTATAAAAACGAAAAGATGTTTAGATGTTATACAGAGTGTAATAAAATGTTTGATATATTTGATTTACTTATGAAGATGGACAAACTTCGTGGTATAGAAACTAATTTATCTCAGGCAATAAGAACAACTGGGGTTGATAACAACAAACCTGTTGATGTGGAAATATATAAAGATATTGAGTTTCTACGTAAAGTAACGCAAAAAACATCATATGGTCAGACTGAATTAACAGTATATGATAAAGATGTATTAAATAGATTTAGTTATGATTTAAAAGGATTAAAGTCATGGATTGATGAAGGAATTACAGAAAGGGCTATGAAGAAGTTTAACATATTATATGATAGCTTCCTTAATGCAATAGTAATACCTAATTTTGACCATGCTGGTGATTTAATAGGAATCCGAGGTAGATTTCTTAATCCAGACTCACCATATAAATACTTGCCTCTAAAGTCTTATAACACAACTTATTCTTTTCCTACTGGAAAGGTGCTATACGGACTTTATCAAAATCAAGAGAACATAAAGAAAAAGAAAACCATAATTATATTTGAAGGAGAAAAATCAGTATTAAAAGCAGATGAATATTTAAAAGGTAATAATATTAGTGTTGCGACGCTAGGTAATAAAATCACATTAGACCATTTAAACTTATTATTATCATTAGAAGTTAATGAAGTTATGTTAGCATATGACAAAGATTTTACTAATAAGAAAGAAAGAGAAGAAACTATGGCAGAATGGGATAAATTATTAACTATATTAAAGCCATATTTTAAAGTTACATTTCTTATTGATACTGATAACCAATTAGATTTAAAGGATTCTCCTATTGATAAAGGAAAGGATGTTTTTATGGAATTAATAAAATACAGGGTGAAAAGATAATGAGTAGTAAAATTAGATATAGAGTGAAACCGAACACGAGCATTAATTTGAATTCAGCTAATCCAGTAAAGGATTATTTAGAAGCACTTGGTATAGAGAATGCGTTCAGTTTTATAGAGAGACCAAGATTAGAAGACCAAGAATTTTACGGAAATTTAGACAATATTGAAGAGGCAGCAGAATTATTATATAAGGGATTTAAAGAGAACAAAATATTTTTCCTACAAGTCGATAGCGACGTGGATGGTATTACAAGTTCAGCAATATTTTATTCGTTTTTCAAAAGACTCTTTCCAGAAGCAAAAATAAGATATAGACTTCATGAAGGTAAAGAGCATGGGGTTATAGTGGATACAGTTCCGCTAGATACAGATTATGTTATTATACCAGATGCGGGAACCATGCAATATAAACAGCAACAAGAAATGGTTGAATTAGGTTATCAAGTTATTATTATGGACCACCATAATGCTGATGAATTTATAGAAATGGAAAACGTATGTGTTGTAAATAACCAAATGTCCGAGAACTTTAATAACAAGAGTTTGAGTGGTGCTGGAGTAGTTTATAAAGTTATTCAAGCATTTAACTTTTTATATCAAGATGAATTTCCAATCATCTATCAAGATTTCGTTGATTTAGCCGCATTGGGGATTGTCGCAGATATGATGGATACTAGGAACTTAGATAACAATTATATTATTTATAAAGGTTTAAGTAATATTAAAAATCCTATGTTTAAAGCGTTATTAGAAAAGCAAGCTTATAGTGTCACAAGCACGGAGAATCCAACAAAGATAGACGTAGCATTTTATGTAGCACCATTAATGAATGGAGTTATTAGATATGGAACTGAAAATGATAAAGCAGAATTATTTAAAGGATTCATTGATTACCATAATGAAGAAATAATTGAAACAACTTATGCTGGCAATCTAAGAAGAGAAAAGTATTATGAGTTCGTTGCTAGAAATTCATATAATGTAAAAGAAAAACAGAATCGTGAGAAATTAAAATTCATGAAATATCTTTGTGATAGAATTGATGCAGATAAAAGTTATGAGAATCAATTACTTATTGTAAAAGCTTCGAAAGAAGATGATGTAGCTATACCAAAAACAATCACTGGTTTAGTGGCTATGGAATTATTAAAGAAATATAAGAAACCTACTTTACTATTAAGACCAAAAATGATAGATAACGAATTATATTATGCAGGAAGTGGTCGTGGTAAACAGAATGGAGATTTTACTTCATTAATGCATTTCTTAAGAGAAAGCGGATTAGTTGAATACGCCGAAGGGCATGGAATGGCGCATGGTGTAATGATAAGAGAAGATAATATTGATAGACTAATTGAATACGCTAATAAAAAATTAAAACACATTGAGTTTGATGTAAACTCATTGGAAGTAGATTTTATGTTCACAGAAATGAATATTAATAGAAATTTAATAACTCAATTTGGTTCAATAAATCATATTTATGGTAATGGAATACAACAACCTAAATTTGCATTTGAATTAATGATAGATAAAATGGCAATTAATTTTATCGGTAGAGGAGAAAATACAGTCAAATTTAGAGTTAATGGGGTAGATTTTATTAAATTTAATAATAAAGCTCTAGCCACTCAGCTAAAAGAGATTGAAGAACCAACAATAAAAGCTACCGTTATAGGTAGAGCACAAGTAAACGAGTGGGGTGGAAATATAACTCCACAAATAATGATAGATGATATAGAGGTGGAAGGATATGAGCAAGAACTCAACAAACTCTTTTAGTCTAGAAGGGTTATTTAGAAAAAGGGGTATTTCATTATATCACGCAGATGGTATTGAGAGAAGCCCTATAGATATAATTGAAGATTTATATATAAGACTTAACCAACGGGAATTAAGTACATTATTTTATGAAATTGGGGAAGAGGAAGATTTGGGAAATAACATTTTCCAAAGGGAGAGAGAACAGAATGAAAATTAATTTAATTGAATTAATGCCAATACAACAAGAAGTAAATGATGTTGTTATTAAAAGACTTGGTAGAAAAGTATCAATAGATGAATACATATTAGCATTTAATGTAGAGTTATTTGAATACTTTAACGCAATCGGGACTTGAAAATGGTGAAAACAAAGCCATAAACAAGATAGAGAAAAAATACTTGACGAGCTAGCGGATTGCTTTGCGTTTTTCTTATCTGTGCTTTTAAGGTCAGATGAAGTTATGGAAGAACGAGGTAAAAATAAGATGTCTAAAACTGCCGAAAGAGAAGTTGAAGATACGCTTAATTTACTTTTAAAAGACCAAGAAAGAGACAACATAGATACAACAAAATTAATAAATAGTTGGATTACTATGATTGCCTGTGACCATGAGACTGAAGATAATGTATTCACAACTCAAAGATTCTCAGTAGCAATTTTTTTAGCAACACAATTATTTGAAAACATAACTTGAAGTGAAATTACTGAAGCATATAAACAAAAATCAAAGGTCAATATTGACCGACAAAACGGAGGGTATTAAAAATGAAAAAATTTATTAATGGAATGTGGGTAGCAGATAATCTAAACGAACCAGCACCTGAACAATTATCAGGAACTTTATCAGCAACTGCAACTATTAGCGGGACGACTCTTAATTTAACAGATTATACTACTACTGATAGTGTTGATTGGAGTGGAACCTCTATTTCTGGTACAACTACTTGCTGGCCATACTATGACGGATATCCATACTACTGGATTCCAAATTATGGTTGGTCTTATCATTCATGTGAACAACCAGCTTATCAAGCTCTTAGTTGGAATGGAACTACTATACTTTATCGTTTCTTAACTAACTGTATTGAATATGCAATTATTGAAGCTGGAGAAAGTATAGAATTTGCAACAGCAGATAAGTTAGAAGAAATTTTAACGTTACTAAGAGATTAATTTCTGATACACCGCGTGCGGCGATTTAAGCATGGTAGAAAATTTTCAACATTTTGCACAACCATAAAGTTGAAAATTTTCCTATTTTGTGTTATACTATATGTATAGAGGTGATAAAATGTTAGTTTATAAATTTATTAATACTGTTAACGAAAAATCTTACATAGGTATTACAACAAAAATTTTAGAAGAGAGAAAATTATTACATATAAGAGACGCTATGAACCATAATACTAATTCTATTTTTCATAAAGCGATAAGAAAATATGGAATAAAGTCTTTTAAAATCGAAGTCTTAGAAGATAACATAGAGGATAAAGAGGAATTAAAAGAAAGGGAAATATTTTATATATTAAAATATAATACTCATTATATTGAAGGATATGGTTATAATATGACTCATGGAGGAGATTTAATGAATTCAGGTGAAGACCATCCAAGCTCTAAAATGACAAACGATGAAGTTAAAGAGATAAGAGAATTACTTAAAAATACATCTTTGACGTATCCAGATATTGTTAAAAAATTAAACTTAAATGTAACAGGGAATCAAATCTATTACATAAACAACGGCGAACAATGGAATGATTCGAATACAGAATATCCAATTAGAAAAAATCCAAAATCAATAAGTAAAACAGGGGAAAATAATCCAGCTGCAAAGTTGACAGATGAAAAAGTTTTAGAAATAATAGAGTTATTAAAAAATACTAGACTTAGCCAACAAGAAATTGCCGATAAATATAATATGCATAGGAATATGATTAACTATATAAATACCTGTAAGAGTTGGAAACATTTACATAATTTCAAAAACAATATAAGACAGGAATCTGGTATGAGTACAGAGAATAGAAAAATGCGGATAGGCGATAAAAAGACAATAGAAATAATAGAACTTTTACAAACTAATATGTTACAAAAAGATATTTCAAAAAAAACTGGCATCGGTACTGTAACAATAAGTAAAATAAACAACTGCAAAGTAGGAAAATATTTACACAAATTTAAAAAGAACATTCGTAGAGAATGGAAAGGTGGTGGTACGGGTTATGAAAAAGATAAATAGTTATACTAGTTTACATAACCATACGTAACTGATTATAGTAATTTACGTTTGATTGACTCAATAAACACGGTAGATAAACTTATAGACCGTGCTTTTGAGCTTAATCTGAAAGGTGTTGCTATAACTGACCATGATGCATTAAGCGGTCATGTAAAAGCAATTAACTATTATAACAAGAAGTATAAAGATGAAGATTTTAAACTTATACTCGGTAATGAAATATATCTTACTCGTAGAGATTTAACTTCAGACAATCATGTAAAAGGCGAAAAGTTCTATCACCTATTACTTTTAGCAAAAGATAAAATAGGACATAAACAATTAAGAGAAATATCAAGTAAAGCTTGGGGTAGAGCATATTATAAAAACATAATGAGAGTCCCAACTTTCATAACAGACCTACAAAAGATTATAGGTAGAAGCCCAGGTCACTTAGTAGCAACTACTGCTTGTTTAGGTGGATATACTGGGCACATGTTCGCAATGAATGACTTTGATAAAATTACAGAGTTCCTTTCAACTATGGAAGGAATATTCGGTAAAGGGAATTTCTTTGTCGAATTACAACCGTCAAATAGTGAAGACCAAATAGCATACAATAAGCATATGATTATTAATCATTGGAAAGATTATCCTTTTGTATTCACAACAGATAGTCATTATCTTAAAAAAGAAGATAGAGAAATGCATAAGAAATTCTTACATAGTAAGAGTGGAGATAGAGAAGTAGATGCTTTCTATTCAGCCGCATATCTTATGTCATATCAAGAAGTCGTATCTTATTTTAATACATATATCTCAATGCCAAAAATTGAAGATATGAAAAATAATACAAACAAAATACTTAATATGATTGAAGATTATGATTTAAACCATAGCCAAGTCGTTCCTAAAGTTAGATACGAACAAGAAAGATTTGACCAAGAAAAATTAAGAATAGTAAAAGATTTATTCAAAGAGAACAACTTAGATAAATACAAATACCTTAACCTGTTTATTAATGGCCATTCAGCCGCGAACAGATACCTAATGGATTTAGTATTTGAAGGTTATTATGACAAGATATATTCTATTTCTTCTGAAATAACGATAGAAGAAAGAATGAAAAGACTTGACTACGAATTAGAACAAATCTATGAAACATCAGTAAAAATCGACCAATCACTTTCAGATTACTTTATAACTATGGCAAAAATGATTGAGATTATTTGGAACGAAGCAGATAGTTTAGTTGGTCCAGGTCGTGGTTCAGCTGCGGGATTCTTAATCAATTATTTGATTGGTATTACTCAGTTAGACCCACAAACACAAATGTTATACTTACCGCCATGGAGATTTATTCATGCCGATAGACCAGGGTTACCTGATATTGATGTTGATACTGAATCAACGAAAAGACTTAAAATATTCAATAAACTACAAAGTTATTTCAATAGTATCGGTGCAGACTTAATTAATGTTTGTACATTTGGGACTGAAGGAAGTAAATCAGCATTAAGAACTGCTGGTAGAAGTTTAGAATTAGATGATTCATTCGTTGGATACTTAACATCAATGGTTCCTAGTGAGCGTGGGTTTGATTTAACTCTTACCCAATGTTTCTATGGTGATGATGAACATAAACCTGTAAAACAATTTTTAGAAGAAATGAATAAGAATCCTGATTTATGGGAACTTGCAATAGCAATTGAAGGATTAATAACACGTATTGGGGTTCATGCCGCAGGTGTTTTAATCACGAATGAAGACCCAACCCTACATAGTTCAATTATGAAAACTAGTCGTGGTGTAGTTGTAAGTGCTTATAATCTTGATGATAGTGAACAAATTGGTGGGCTTAAATATGATATGTTAACTGTGCAAGCACTTGACAAAATTCATGCGACAATGAACTACTTACTAGATGACCATTCAATACAATGGCAAGGAACATTAAGAGATACATATAATAAGTATCTACTTCCAGCAAATCTAAATTATACTGAACCTGAAATGTGGAAGAAACTTGGAGATGGAGATATAGTTGATATTTTCCAATTTGATACTGCTGTTGGTTCACAAGCAATTGTAAAAATTAAACCACAAAATATTGGTGAACTAGCAGTTGCAAACTCTATAATGAGATTAATGTCGCAAGGTGAAATGGAACAACCACTTGAAACATATGTAAAATATAAAAATAATATAAGCCTTTGGTATAGAGAAATGGAAATGTATGGTCTTTCAGAAGAAGAAATGGATTCTTTAGAGAAGTACTTGAAGCCACTTTACGGAGTAGCAGATTCTCAAGAAGCAGTTATGCAACTTACAATGGAGCCAAAAATAACAAACTTTAATCTTACTGAAGCAAACTCATTAAGAAAAGCGATTGCTAAAAAGAAAGCAGATATTCTTGCTAAAACAAAAACAATGTTTTATGATAAAGGTAACGAATTAGGAACAAGTCTTAATCTGTTAAATTATGTATGGAATGTTCAAATTGGTAGACAAATTGGATACTCATTTAGTTTACTACATACAATGGCTTATTCAACAATCGCATTACAACAAATGAACTTATCATATTTTTATCCAGATATCTATTGGAAAACAGCATGTCTTTCAGTTAATGCTGGGGCGATAAATGAAGAAGATTATTATAATTTAGTTGAAGAAGGAATCATTGAATTAACAGATGAAGATGATGTCAGAACACAAACTAAAATTCAATACGGAAAAGTAGCATCTGCTATTAGTAATTTCCGCGGCGACATCAACATAAAATTACCAGACATAAATTTATCAAGATTGGGATTTACTCCTGATGTAAAAGAAAATACTATTCGTTATGGTATTAAAGGTATCTCAAGAGTTGGAGAACATATTATCCAAGAGATAATTTTGAATAGACCTTATACAAGTTTAGTTGATTTCTTAGATAAGTTAAATAATGGTAAAAAGAAAAAAGTTATTTCAAAAGAAAAAGTAGTTAATTTGATTAAAGCGGGAGCTTTTGATAAACTTGAGGATAAACCAAGAGGAGAGATTTTAATTAATTTTATGCATATGATTGCAGACCAAAAGAAAAATCTTACTTTATCAAACTTCTTAATGTTAATTAGAAAAAACTTAGTTCCTATCGAATACGAAGAAGAAAAGAAATGTTATATGTTCACGAAATATATTCGTAAGAGTAGATATGATAACTCTTATGTTCTTGACGAAGTAGCGCAAGATTACTTCTTTGAGAGATTCCCTAAAGAAAAAACAAAGACTTTAATTCAAGATGAAGAAGAAGTTATTGTAATTTCAGAAAGTTGGTGGGATAGTGTTTATAATACATTTATGAATAGAATACGTGAATGGTTAAAAATAAATAAAGAAGAATTATTAAAAAAACTAAATAATGAATTATATTTAGAAGAATATAATAAATATGCACAAGGTGATATTTTAGATTGGGAACTTCAATCAATAAACTTCTTTTATAGTGGACATCCGCTTAAAGATATTGAAATACCAATAGAACATACAAAGCTTGCTGATGTAAATGACCCAGAAATAGTTGGATTTTTCCAAATCAAAGGTAAGCAAATTCCTGAGTTTAGACTTTATACTATAATCGGAACGGTTATAGATAAAAATAGACAAAATGGTCATGTTACATTATCAACTCCTGATGGAGTAATTGATATTAAATTCTATAAATCACAATTCTCAAAGCTAGTTCATGAAGACGAAGAATTAGCCGAAGAAAACTATTTTGAAAAAGGAAATCATTTAATGATAACTGGTATGAAACGTGGAGACATCTTCGTACCAAAAGCATATAAGAAAACGGGTATTGATGCTGTTCTTTTAATGCACCTCGATGAAGATAGAAAATTTATAGGATTTAGAAAGAAAGCATAATGAAAGTAACTATTTGGGATATGGACTTTTATAATAAAAAGTCCTTCCTACCTAATCCAACATTAATGAAAATCTCTTCTTTTCATAAACAACAAGGGCACGTTGTTAATTTTGTGGAAGAGAAACATCACCTTAGTATGGCTTATGATATTTTCTATATTATGAGAAAGAAAAGAAAAACACCTAGACCTTCGTCAAAATTAATAGACGATAATAGAGTTAGATTACTTGGAGAAAGTTTTAAACCGTTTGATAATTATTGGGAAATAGATGCGGTTATTGCCGCTGTTCGCCCAGATTATATGCTATACCCCGATGATGACAAACATAATCCTTACTATAACGCTAGCTTTGTTCAATTCTACCATGATGGAAAATTACTTACGATGAAACAACCATTTGAGAATACTAAGAAGTATCACAAAAAGACGGTTGTTATAGATGAAGACTTCTGGGAACATTCCGATGAAAATGTGATTTTATGTCTAACTGAGTTAACAACTTATAAAAATGTTGCGTTTTTGGCTCCAATAAAGCTTAAAAAAATAATAGATTCAGAAGAAATTAGGAAATGTTTTCTAAAAATTATTTTTTCAAAAGGAACAATTTTTAAATTTCAAAACAATATAGGTTCTAGCTATAAAAACGCAAGCACCATGTTCGATTTTATTGAAGATTTAAAGGAAGTAAATGAGAAATGTAAGTTAGGAAGCGTACCTATCAGAATTGTATCTTCTAATCATTGGGAAGATAAACAGAATGCAGTTGACGATTTAGAGCGATGCTTAAAGATTATGTCAGAAGCAAAAAGAAGAAAGATACATATTATTCTTGTCTCACCTACACGAGAAGATTTTGAAACACCTTATTGGTATTATTTTGAAATCCTGCAATCTTGGAGTATAAATTTCTATGATAAAAGTTATATCGAACTAATGCTTTATAGTAGTGTATCTAGGTTTAATTTGCCGTGGTATGCTATATTGAATGATAGTATGAAGTGGAGTTTACCTAACGCTAATCATTTATTAGCGGTAATTACGCAAAAAAGAGAATGGATAGAAAAATATGGTTATGTACAATGGGGCGAAAAAGAGTTAGAGAAGGAATTAATAAATTGGAAAGAAATAGAAAAATTTACAGGAGGCGAGATAATTGATTAAAGAGATGCATGTAGATATAGAAACAACAGGTTTTAGTAGAGAATGGGATTTTATTTTAGAAATTGCGGCTATTATATATGATTCAGAAACAGATAAAGAATTGACTAGATTCCACGAATATATTAAACCAGGCAAAACTATATCAAAGAAAATTACAGATATAACTGGTATCACAAACGACCAAGTTAAAAACTGTAGAAATGAGTTTGAAGTCCTAACTGATTACATAGAATGGGTATTTATAAATAAACCAGATGTAGAAATAGGACACAATGTAAAAACGTTTGACCATCAATTCTTTGCAAGAAAATGTGAAAAATATAGAATAACTATGTATGATATAGAAATTATAGATACTTTAAAACTTGCAAGACAAATGAGTAAAGACGGAAAAATAAAAGTTGCTAATCATAAACAACCAACTATTGCACAGTATTTTAATATAGACTACCAAGCGCATAGTGCGATTGAAGATATATTAGCAAACAGAAAAATGTATAAAAAAATGACAGTTGAAACCGGCGTGAAAAGTAAGAGAAAAGAGCTAGGTTTTTAACAGAGGTGATTACATGTCAAAATTAGATTTCACTAATATTAGTGATAAAGAATTATTAGAACTTGAGAAAAATGAAGATTCAGCGATTGGGAAAAAATTAATTAAAATGATTTATGACCCAGAACTTGGAGAACATTATGAAAAGTTAGAAGAAATCAAGCAAGAAAAAGACCGCAGAAATTTAGATGGCTAGGTTAAGTAAAGCTCAATTCTTAGAAGAACTTGAAAATAAAAATCTGACTTTGGATACACAGTCAGAAGAATATAAAAATATAAGTTCTCCAATTCTCGTTAACTGTAAGGAAGGACATAGAATAGAAACTAATTTGAAAACAATTAGAAGAACTAATTTTAGATGTCCAGTTTGCGAAGGAGAATCGTCTACAGGATTGAGTACACCTAATCCGCAATCAGTTCCACCTAAAAAGGGATACAGAATTATTGGGATTGATAATGCGACGCAAAGTTTTGGTTTAAGTATATTCGAGAGTGGCAAATTAATTTATTATACGTTGTTGACTTTTAGCGGCGATACGACAGCACGATTAAATGCGATAAGAGATGCCATGGAGAATATGATTATACCAGTTTGAGAACCAGATTTTGTTCAGTTTGAAGACGTGCAATTACAAGGACAAGGATTCGGCAAAGGATTTAAAACTTATGAGGTTTTAGTTAAATTAGTTGGATTACTTGAAATGAGTTGTGCTAGATTTGGAATTAGATATAGTAAAGTAAGAAGTAATATCTGGAGAAGTAATTTCTTAATTAATGGAAAGGGTAGGACTGAAGAAAAGAAAAAATCTATTGCAAAGGTAAAAGAAATGTATGGAGTTACACTTAATGATGATATTGCAGAAGCAATACTTATTGGGAAATACAGAGTTACATTACATGAAAAAAGTGAACGAAAAGATTTATTTTAATAGAAAAAGACTTAGCAAAGGCTAAGTCTTATTTTTTTTATACTTCTACATATTGTGACGCCTGTGCAGATATACTTTTACCAGTTGCTGTGGCTGTAGCATAAATTGTTGTATACGGAGTCGTAGAGCCTGCAACTATTTCAATAGTTTTTGATAGATAAGTAATTCCAGTGTAGTCACTGCCGCCGCTATTAATTGTTGCCGTCACGGTGTCATTATTTTGTACTTTTCAGTAAACGTCATAGAATCTAAATCCATCATAAACAATTGAATAGTCTGTTATTGTTGGAGTCGTAGTTGGCTCTTTTTGTTGACTTAATACTCCAAATAAGATAATACTAATTGTAATCACCTACTATATACCACACTGTTGAAGTATAAGCAATTAATGTAACAGCCGCATATACAGTAGAGACGACTTTGCTTGCTGAAGAACCATTTAAAGTTACACCACTACATGCTATTGTAACATCATCACCAGAAGAATTAAATACAGTTATTTGTGTCCCAGCAGTTAGAGTCGACGGTATTGTTAATGTACATTCAGCATAGGCATTTACAAAGCCGTTATTATCTGTAGCTGCAAAATTCCTAGCTGAGCCCTGACCGTCTATGTGAGCGTATAATAGTCTGTATCCTGCCTTAACATGTGCTGTAGTTGCAATCTGTGTTGTATCTGTACCCACTGCGGCTGTTGGGGCCGTAGGGGTTGAAGTTAAAGCTGCACTTGTAAACATCGTAGCTTTTGATTCATTCGTTACATTTTGTAAAAGTAAATCTGTTTTAAAGAGTGTTGCTGTAAGCAAACTAGCAACGCCTCCAGTTGTGATTTGAATATAACTAGTTGTAGCTGGAGTAGTTTTTGTGAATAAATCTTTTCCTACATCTGTACCGCCAAGTGACGTTCTACCTGTCGCCGCTACTAGGCCAGTACTACCACCGTCTCATTTAAGCCTATCTGTGTAGGCTGTAGACCAATTAGTCTGGTTTGTAGTCGTAGGTATACTGTATCCTGCAGTAAATGATAACGCTAATGTACCAGAACCTGTAATAGGTGAATTCGAAACTGTTAAACCGGTAGGCGCAGATAATCCCACTGAAATTACTGTACCAGTATTATCTGTAGGTGTGAATCCTAAAGCCGTAGTGACATCTAATGAAACTATAGCTGAAGTATAAGTAGGCACTCCACTATCTGTAACTTTATCATCATTAGTTTGAACTCTGTATTCAAGTTTTCTAAAACTGTCTAATATCGAATCTGTTGCAATTAAATCTGATGCACTACCGTAAGTTGTAAAGCCAGTTAAAGCCATGGCAATTACTTGAGCATTACTTAACTGTGTGTTAGGTGGTGCAGTAAATGCACCATCTCCACGAAGATATTTAGTTGTAGCTGCTGCTGCAGGTACTAAGCCACTATTCCCTTCAGCGATTGCTGAAGAATACTGTATATTTGTAGAATTAAAAGCATTACTTCCAAAACCTGAAGTTAAAGTATAATCACCGAGTGCAGTTGTTAAGTCTGATGTTACTAAATTTCCACTTGCTGTCCCTGTTAATGCTCCTTTAAAAGTTGTTGCAGTAATACTTTTATTATCTCTATTTATAGTTATACCAGTTGTAGAATAAACAGTGTCTCCTGAATTCCATACTATATTGTATTCACCAGTTCCACTATTACTTGCATTTACATCTACTGTGTCCGCTCATTTTACATATAAATTATCAACCATTGTCGTTGATGCCACTGTAAACGGTGCTGTTCCAGTTACTATTGATGATTCAAGTATATTCGCTTTTAATGTACCAGTCGAACTTTGTATTTGGACATTTGTTGCTGAATATAAAGCATTCCCACTATGCCAAGGTACACTGTAAAATGTTGCATCAGTTCTACCAGTTGCAACTGCTGGGGGGAATGAGGTTCTACTATCAATTCCACTTCTTGAAACCATTGCTACATTGCCAGTTCCTGCACCAGTTAATACATAACCATTTGTAAGTGTTGTTAATCCAGTACCACCATGAGTTACTGCAACTGTCCCAGTAACATTTGATGCGTTTCCTGTTATATTACTAGTAGATTGAATTGGTGTAAACCCTAACCCAGCAACTACTGCTGCACTTGTAACTACTGCAGTTTTAACACTTGCCAAGCTTGTTGGTCTAACATAATTATCTGTCCCATCTCCTGGCGTTACTTGGGTCATAAAGTGATTTGGTGTTGTGTTATTTGATGTATAAGTTGGTCTAAGCAATCTAATTTTTAAATCTCCACTGCTATCTCTTAAAGCAATTGTATTTGCCGTATTTTCAGAAGAACTAGAATATCCGTCTAATAAATCTGCATTTAAATTAGTTACTTTTGTCGTTGAACCAATCACAAGAGGTGCTGTTCCCGTAGAAACTAAAGAGATAATTTGTCCTGTAATTTTTTGTGCTCCGTATATTTCTGTATATCCTAATTTAGCCATTTAATCAACCTCCGAGAATTCGCCTTCTATAACAAGAGTCCCATCTATTTTTATCTCTGCGGCTTGACCGTTTGAAGTGCCGCTTACTTCGTCTATATTTGTAAAATATGCGATACTTTTTTCAGAAATTCTATAATTTTCTCCATCTGTAATATCAAATACGTTTAAATCTTTTATATATAAATCTGTTCCTAAAATTCCTGTACTTGAGTATGTAAAACCAAATTTATATTGTCTATATGTATCTCAATATCTATCAGTTTTTAATACTATCCCAGTACCACTACTTGTCGCATTATTGCTTGTAGTAAAACTTACATCTGTAGTTAAACCAGTTACTGTCGTTCCATCTGGAAAATACGAATTTGGTAAAATAGTATCTCCAACTGTGACATCTGGGGCGCTTGTGTGTTTATTTGTATAAAGTACAATATTAGAACCATTTGTTATATCTGAATTTCAACTACCATTTAATCATCTACTACCGACTGTATAATAAATTTTAATTAAAATATAATCAGCAGATTCAAAATCTGTAAAATTATAAGCCATACTAGCTGTACGAGTAGCTAATCCTATTCCCATTGTACTCCAACCAACCCTATATGCAAAATAAGAAGATGCGTTATTTGATGTTTGCCCCTTTATTTTAAAAGTCATTACATAATCATGTTCAGGTATTAAAGCATAATCATCTAAATAT